GTGCGCAATTCAAAAGGCGCAAATTCAATTCAATTCGGCATAAAAAGCCTGCAAATGCAAGGGAAAAGGCATGAAACGGCCTGCATTTACGCAATATCGGGCTATTCAATATAGGAGGGTGTATATATGGGGTGTGCTATCCAGTATATGGAGCGCAAGGGTGCTAATGGGGGTATGAATTACGGGGGCTATATGGTCAATGATGGGGTGAATAACCTTGTCTTTGTATCATGTGGCACTAAGGGGAATACCCGCCCTCTATTCACCTACCTAGGTAATGGGGACTACCTAAAGGGTAAGGCTGTATATGAGGGAATGGCATTCATCATGCCGGATATCCTCTTGAGTGCAGCTCAGTACAATACTCTCTATGCCTCTATGGATGATAGTAAGACTAGGTCATTCAAAGGGGAATGAGTGTGAAGAAAACCCGCGCGATATTCGGCGTGAAAAGGTAGACCATTATAGAGAGGTTGCCTCATTCACTGCCCGAACAGTCTCTATTGCGGGAATTGTAGGAACGGCAACGATTGGAGCCCTTATCGCAATTGGGCTATTCATTTTCGTTGTCGGTGGAATTGTTTTCCATCTGCTTTCCAGCGTGTAAAAAAAGAATTCTTTTCGGGTGGGCCTATTCAATTTGAATGGGTCCCCCGGAATTCTTTTTCAGGAATTCGCTTTGCAGTTTATGGGCGCACTAATTGCAAATGCAAATTCTAATTGCCGGCCTATATCATACATCTCTAAAAATTTGTGACATTTCAGTTTTCATAAATTAGTTACTTTAAGTTGATTGTAGCTAACGGTGTGTAATGGCCCCTAAACACAGAAAAACCCAACACCCTTTTGAGGTGTTGGGTAAATTCTAAATTCTTACTCTTCTTCTTCGACTTCCAGTGAGAATGCTGGAGCTGGATTGAATGTCAATCCTGCCTCATGCATTTCTGCAATCTGTGCTGCCTTTTGTGGACTATCAATAGACAAAATAGCTAGCAGGAGGTCATAGATTCTCATGGTCTGAATGAGCATAACCTTATTGAAGTTCTCTGGTGCGAATGCATCCATGTTTACTTCTTCATAGTTCTCTTGGGACATCTAGTCTCCTCTCTACCGCCGCGATTTTATCTTCATCATCTAGAATGATAGACCAGTCATCGACGTGGATGCGGTCATCCTCAATCTCAATTTCGACCGCATTCTTTCTTGCCCAGTAAAGAATCTCTTCCTTGTTTACCAGGCGCTCTAGTGTTTCCTTCTTTGTTGCCATAGCACCATTCTACTTGATATAGCTGAACTTGTCACCATTGAAGACGCAAGTCCATCCACCCACAACAATTTCGTTTCCTCGCTCACGGACCGGAAGGTCGTTCTTTGCTGCAAAGGCACGAACTTGGGCCTTGTTCTTACACTTCAGAAGGTCCTTCTGCTTCGCCATCTTCAAGCTCCTTTTCGTATTCGTCGTATAGTCTCATAATGAGATTGGATAGATTAGTATTAGCCAAACCCGCCGCAGAAGTCAGCGGCGAGTACATTACCTTACTAGACATGTGCAGCTTTGCATTTGCCTCGTTCTGAGTCTCCAGATAATCAACCACATTGTCCAGAACTTCAAAAATCTTCTGAAGCTCCCGAATTACATCTGCCTTTTCCATTCTTCTCCTACATATCTTGTATACGCTGGTGGAATGGCTTCGTTGATTTCCTTATGAATCATCCAGTCGATTCCCATTCCTTTGCGCTTTTCTGCAATTGGTGCGTTTCCGCCACCTGTTACTTGCACGAACATGTCTTCTGTCAAAGCACGTCCAAAGTGATTTTTTCTCTTGTCATGTGTATATACAAGGGCTGTATGCTTAGGGTGTTCTGGTGCTTCAAACTTCCAGCCACCTGGCTCGAACAGTCTATGCCTGTACACTCTAAGTCCCTTGAACATTGCTCCACACAACATTACCCCATCGAGTGGGGCCGTATCTACATTCTCAATAACATAGGGTAGTCCAGAGTCCTCAAGCATTTCTCTGACTGGCCCGATTAGGTCTGGATACTCCTTGCCAGTACGCTTTTGCAAGTCGCTGTACTTTTGGCAAGGAGGGCTTGCGTGAACGAAGTCAAAACGTCCGCTCATCATCATACGCCAACCTACAGAAAGCGCGTCACCCAATACAAAATTGAAAGGATAACGCGTCTGTACTTTGTTGTCTACTCCGACAACTTCAAATCCAGCTTGGTGGTAGCCCATACTAGCACCACCACCGCCGCAGAACAAATCCAATACTCTCATGGATTCATTCTAGCATTTATGACTTCTTAATGGTATCCATACAGACAGGGAAATGCTCGTGAGTAATATCAAATACCGCCCGTGCATAATCCTGAATTTCCTTTTGAGCATCGTGCTCAAGTCGCTGGTGAAGGAAATGAGTCACAGCACCTAGAGATACCGTCCAACGCCAACGAACATAAAGTCCATATGCTGGGAGAAAGAGCCGCGCCTGCTCTGCGCAAATCCCGTTGGCCATTGCAGAATCGTAGAGGTCAATACTTGTACGAACAAGCTCTGTAAGCTCATCCGTCCAGAAGTTACCATACTCTTCCGCAAAATCGTTCCTGATATCGAGCGCATAGTCATTATATCGCCAAGCACCCCACTCAACATCATCAAGTGACTTCAGTGGTTCACCAGAGCCCTGCTTACGATTTTCTGGAGCAGAGCGCCATTCGTTTGGCGCAGGAACATAAAACTCCGGGATTTCAGTTACATAACGACGAGAAGACTCATTCCAGCCATTCTGGTCCTCAAGGTGGGTTGAAGCTACTGCATACTTCCACCATTGACGTGCTACGAAGAGTGGTGCATAAACCTCAAAAGTGAGAGCGGAATGACGGAACACCGAGCTGTGCTCTTCACGTTGAAGAAAGGCGAGAAGCCGTGCTTCTCTATCCCCAAACTCTTCCGACTCCTTAGCAAAAGAAACCTTTGCTGAGTTCACGGGGTCAAGGTCATCACCCATGTGCTTAATGTATCGAACATAACCCTTGTCTAGAACATTAATTCTTTCCGTCATACGCGCCTCCCAAAACATGTCTCATCGTCGCCTCATGGGCATTTGTCATTTCGTACTTCCTACGAGCCTCATCATAGCCCGCCATAATTGCGTTGGCAAACCAGCCAAGCATCATATCCTCATCCATGATATCGATAGGTTCGTTTTCCCAAACCTTCATGAATTCCTTTGCCCAAATTTGAGCATCTGTCGTGCTTGTATCAAACTTCGTCATACTAGATTGTCCAGCTCTCTTTGCTTCTTATCAATTTCCTTTTGAGTCCTCTTGGCAGACAACTCATTTCCTTCCTTCAGGAATTGAGCCTTAACTTCCTTAAGGCTCTTAATCTGCTGAGTTAGCTGGATTCCCCTTCTCATCGGGTCCATTTACAATCTCCTTAAACTTCTTCAAATCCGTCTTTGCCCGTTCAATCTTCTTTTCGGTTACGTGAAAAGCCCCATCGTCGCTTTGCTCGATTGGAACTCCATCTCTTCCAATGAAGATGTTTGCCATTTTGTCTCCTTTTCGTTACAATCCATCCGTCTTGCTGACATTCCCAACAAGGTTGGAATACGTACTGCTGCATATCCAGCACTGACTTACGCAAGCCACAGACTGGACATGCGTAATCGTGTTGGGCAATGAGCCCGTCAGTGTAGATTTTTGGCCTATGCATTTTCACTTATCAGGGTCCGTTCCGTTAAACTTTCCGTCTGTTAGCTCAAGAAGCTTCTTGAAAGCTCTCTTACGGCCGACACTATCTCCACTATCTCTGGCATCTACAAACTTTCTAAACCAGAAACGCCTATCCTGATAATACTTATCTTCCTTATTAGGCATTGTGTTCACTCACCACCGCTCTAATTCGGTCATACAAATCCAAACCCGGCCGGATTGTTGAGTCACAAATAGCACACCAAAGAGTAGGCTCATCATCTTGTCCGAGCCTAGTAGTTAGATTATGTCCACAATCAGGACACTGTAGATGCTTAACTTTACCTTCATCTGCTAGATGACGATAGTTATGAAAAATTGACCATTCCATAGCAGCAAAAAAGCCATTGCGGTTTGCAATGGCTAGAGTTCTCCTTCTCTTTAATTTAAGAGCCTAGTGTGGGAATCGAACCCACGACCTTTTCCGTACCAAGGAAATGTTCTACCACTGTCACTAACTAGGCGCAGCCCCGAAGGGCGCGGTGCAGGCAGCCGTTTAACTAGTATAAGCCGTCCGCGAAGCTTGTCGGTCCCCAAAAAGGAGAAGAAAAACGGGACCGACTGCGAGCCGGATGATGGAATCGAACCATCGCCTCATCTTTACGAGAGATACAGTCTACCACTGAAATAATCCGGCATTTGTAGTCTGCCTCCCCTGCAACTAGGTACTACAGACAAGCCCCGAAGGACATTTCCTCGGAAGCAGAGGTACGGGTCGGTCGCATTCTCACCGCACGTACTCCCAATTGAGCCGCCTGTCGGTCTCGAACCGACCACCTCTTGTTTACAAGACAAGTGCTCTACCAGATGAGCTAAGGCGGCAATACCAGTGTAACACACTGGCGTAAAAAGTGCACCCCCGCTGACTTAAACAGCAGACTACCCGCTTATCAGGCAAGGCGTACTATCGTTATACTAGGGTGCAGGGCTCCGAAGAGCAAGCTTAGGATAGTATTAATAGCCCCATCCCAAGGCGATAGAATCATCTTAACACGAGCTAGATGTGCTTGTCAAGAAAGTGATTCGTTGAACATCCAAGTCCACTTGTCCAAGCCACGCTGGATTTCGATAAGAACATCCTGTGTAGCAAGGTCATTCTCATACTGACTCAACGCGTTCTTGATGTGAACTGAGTTTGTATTGAGATGACTTGAAAGTTCGTCCACGGCTTCATCGAATCGGATAGGTTCAGACGTATAACTGTACTCTACACTACCCGTAACGTGTTGTCCAATAGCCCGCGCTCTCTCTGCTAGTGTGTCAGCATACCCGTTTAGGTCTGCGTATAGCTCATCTAGCATCGGATGAAGGTAAAGGAATTCGCGTCCACGAAGATTCCAATGGAAATCCTTTGTCTGTAGCGAAGCTGTAATCAACCCGCCCAGAATCTCTTCAAGGTTTGCATTCATATGCTTGCCTCCTAACGGTTAGTAGCCACACCTCGGGGCGGTAACCCAATGAGATGCACCTCTACCATTATTCCACAACTTCCAGAATGCTGCATCTTGCTGTGCTGGCGAATAGTTCATCGCCTTACCTGGAAGTCCAGTCACACTTTGCCAAGTTCCGTCCATGAACTGATAAGCTCCTGACGCTCCCGAGCTTGGATTCAATGCTCGGTAGTTACCACCTGACTCATACTTCCGGATACATGCAGCAATCCCACCGGGTGCCACATGGTTATTACTATTTCCGTTTGTATTTGCTCTTGGCTGCTGGACCTTCGGCTTATATACGCGAGGCTTAGAATTTGCCTCACGCTGCTTCCTGGCCCTTTCTGCCGCAGCAGCTAGCTGTGCCTGACGCTGCTTTTCTGCTGCTTCTGCTTGGGCTTCCTTTCGGGCCTTTTCTTCAGCGGCCTTCTTCTCTGCCTCAGCAATCTCTCTAACTCTCTTTTCGGCTTGAGCCTTCTGACTCAAACGCTTATCTCTAGCCATCTGTTCAATGTCTGAAACAAGTGGCTGCCGCGTGTCGCTTCGCGACGACCTATGGTCATCCTCTCCACGGTCCGACTGGCTGTCGGCTGCTACGACAGGTCTTTCTGTATTACTCTCCACTACTACAAAAGATGTAGTTCCTGCAACTGCAAGGACTGTGGCTAGTGTTGCGAATGTTCTCTTCATGAGACCTCCTTTGTCAGCAACGATTCATCTAATGTACCAGACTAGTAACAAACCTGCAACTATGATGTTGCAAAGAAAGGCGGGTCTTTCTACTTGACAGCAAGGGAAGAGACCTGTTAAGGTAAGTATTACACTAGAAACAAAAGAGAGAAGAGTATAAGCAATTGAGAGTAAGTTTCTATACAGTTAGAAGTAATCTAAAGACTGATAATGGATACGGTTATGCTGGTCATAACATCCGCAATAGTCTAGAGAAGCTTGGACACACTGTTAACTTTCACGACGAACAGGCTGACGTACAGCTTGATTTCTGTCAACCCCCACTTTATGCGCATTTCCCCAATCAGTATAAGATTGGTTACACTCCGTGGGAGTCGTCCTCTTTGCCAGAAGGTTGGCTAGAGGGCTTTTCTTCTGTTGATGAGGTATGGACTACATCACAAAAGTGTAAAGAATGGTATAAGGAAGCCGGGGTATCCAAGCCAATCCATGTCTTTGAGCATGGAATTGAAGAAATTTGGTCACCAAAGCAAAGGAATCCCCAAAACAAGGTTAAGTTTCTGCATGTAGGAGAGCCAGCACCTCGAAAGGGAGGGCAAATGGCCCTGGAAGCCTTCCGACTTGCGTTTGGTAATCAAGATGATGTACATTTGACTATCAAGAGCAACGGATTTAACTCAACTCGTGTGTATACTTCCACGTTTCATCGTGGCGGACCACGAAGTATCCTTGGTCTTCCCCATCAGGTTTATCAAAACGTTACAGTTCTTGAGGACAAGCTGTCTCTTGAGGAACTGGTAGGACTCTATCACAGCCATCACGCGCTTGTCTACCCATCCTGGGGAGAAGGATTTGGTCTTATTCCTCTTCAGGGCCTTGCAACCGGTATGCCGACCATTTGTACCGGTGCCTGGGCACCATATGAGAGATTTTTGGGGGATTTGAATCTCAATTCTCGATTGGCAAGTAGCCGCTGGTCAGATATTCATCCTGGGAACATGTATGAACCTAGTATGGACCATCTTGTTGAGCTTTATCGTTATACGTATGACAATTACAATGAATTGTCTAAGCAATTCTACGATAATTCAAATAAAGTACATTCAGAATATAATTGGGATAACCTTACACGAGAAGCATTCGAGCATTTGGAGAATAGATGAAGATTTCCTTTCATACTGAAAAGGACAACCTAGATACAACACGTGGATATGGAACCGCTGGATTCAGAATGGTTACCTCTCTACAGGAACTTGGTCATGAAGTTCCATTTGATGATGCTAGTGCGCCTGTACAGATTTCATGGAACCCGCCGCACTGGTACAAGTTCAACGAAGGTCAGTACCGTATCGGATACACACCTTGGGAGTCAACTGAGCTTCCAGATGGATGGGTGCGAGCCATGAATGACTGTGATGAGGTTTGGGCGACCTCAGAATGGGTTGGGAACGTCTACGAAATGGCCGGGGTCAAGAAACCCATTTATGTATATGAGCACGGCCTAGACAAAAAGTGGGAGCCACGTAGACGTAAGGCCGGTGAGGTCATCAAGTTCCTTCACATGGGAGAGCCAGCCTTGCGAAAGGGTGGTCAGATGACTGTTGAAGCCTTCAGAGAAGTGTTTGGTGACCGTGAAGATGTTCACTTGACAATCAAGGCGTATCATCAGCACTTTTTGCGAGTTTGGAAAGATGGAAAGATTACAACTCCAGATAAGGCTTATAACAATGTATCTGTAATTACAGACCAAATGCATTTCGGTGAATTGCTGGACTTGTATTATGAACATGATGTGTTGGTATATCCTTCATACGGAGAAGGATTCGGATTTATCCCGCTTCAAGCGTTGGGAACTGGAATGCCAGTGATTTCTACTCACAAGTGGGCACCATACGATAAGCATTTGAAGGAGTATTGCATTGGTTCGAGATACGACAGAAGCATTTGGGCTCTACATCCTGGGAATGTTCTATATCCAAACTACGATGACCTCAAGGCTACTCTTCGGTTCATTTCGGATAGGGAAGAACTTGAGTTTGCACACAATCTCTATTATCACCGGGCCGAAACAGTCCATAGAGAGTATGATTGGGTAAACAAGACAGAGAAAGCCTTCGCGCACATCGTGACCAAGTTTACATAATTGTGACATAGAAAATTAGTTTTCACCCCTGCCTACTAAAGGTGGGGGTGTTACTATAGAAGAACCACTAAATATTGAACAGGCCCACCGTGGGCCAGAAGGAGTTTTGCTTTTTATGGATTTCATTGACGCTACGGGCCGCATCAACGACCCTTACCGTAACTTTATTCACCTATCCCGTTACTCAAGGTGGCTAGACACTGAGGGACGCAGAGAGACTTGGGTTGAGACTGTTGACCGTTACATCGACTTTATGCTCAACCACCTAAAGAAGAACAATGGTTATACCCCACCACAGAACCACATTGACCTTGTTCGTGGATACATTCTAGAACATCGAGCACTTCCGTCTATGCGAGCACTTATGACCGCAGGACCAGCGCTTGAGAGAAACAATATTGCAGGTTATAACTGTTCCTATGTCGTTGTTGACAATCCCGTTGCATTTGATGAGATTCTCTACATCCTCATGAATGGTACAGGGGTCGGATTCTCCTGTGAGGAGCGTTATGTTTCACAGCTTCCAGTAATCCCACAGCTTCACGATTCAGATAACGTAATTGTAGTTGAGGATTCAAAGGAGGGATGGGCTCATGCTTATCACGACCTTGTTGCAGGTCTTTACAATGGAGTTATCCAGAAGTGGGATGTTAGTAAGGTTCGTCCGGCTGGAGCAAGACTTAAGACGTTTGGTGGTCGTGCATCTGGTCCAGACCCGCTAGTTGAACTCTTTGAGTTTACAGTTTCTACTTTCCTTAAGGCACAGGGCCGCAAGCTCACTGACCTTGAGGCTCACGACATTGTTTGTGAGATTGCAAGTGTTGTAGTTGTTGGCGGGGTTCGTCGTTCAGCTCTTATTTCTCTTGGTGACCTTGGTTCTGACGGACACCGTTCGGCTAAGTCAGGTAACTGGTGGGAGAAGGATGGACAGAGGGCTCTAGCAAATAACTCAGCCGTTTTCGATTCAAAGCCTAGTCGAGAGGTGTTTGATAGAGAGTGGCAGGCTCTAATTGATTCTGGTTCAGGTGAGCGTGGAATCTTTAACCGTGAGGCTTCTCGTAAGCAGGCAGCTAAGTTTGGTCGTCGTGAGCATGATGTGGATTATGGAACTAATCCATGTTCTGAAATCATTCTTCGTCCAAATCAGTTCTGTAACCTTTCAACTGTAGTTGTTGAGGCTGATGATACCTACATCACCTTGGCTTCAAAGGTTCGAGCAGCAACAATTCTTGGTACCTGGCAGTCTACACTAACAAACTTTAAGTATCTTCGACCTCTTTGGAAGCAGAATACTGAGCAGGAGCGACTTCTCGGAGTTTCGATGACTGGTCCATTTGGTAATAAGTTGCTGAACGGAACGATTTCATTCGGAAAGACGGAGGATGTTCTTGTTGCTCTACGCTTTGAAGCAGTAAAGATGAATCAGATTGTTGCTGACGAAATTGGAATTCCTCGTTCTGCTGCAATCACTTGTGTTAAGCCAGAAGGAACAACTTCACAGCTTACTCTTACATCATCGGGATTGCACGCTTGGCATAAGGAAGAGTATATTCGTACAGTCAGAATGGACCGCAAGGACTCGCTTTGCCAGTTCATGATTGATGCTGGATTCCCGTGGGAGCCAGATGTTATGAATCCAGAGAATACGGCTGTGTTCTCATTCCCAATTGAGGCTCCAGAGGGTGCTATTACACGTCACGAGTTGGATGCAAAGCGCCATCTTGACCTTTGGATGCTATATCAGCGTGCATGGTGTGAGCACAAGCCTTCTGTCACGATTTACGTGAAGCCAGAAGAGTGGGATGAGGTTGGAGATTGGGTTTACGAGAACTTCGATGAAGTTTCTGGTATTTCCTTCCTTCCTCATTCAGAGCACACATATCAGCAGGCTCCATATCAGGACATTACCCGAGAGGAATATCTTGAGTGGGTAGAGAGAATGCCTAAGGATGTCGATTGGGACCTTCTTTCTTCTTATGAATTGGAAGATGAGACTACTGGAACACAGGAACTAGCTTGTACTGCTGGTGCTTGTGATGTAGTTGATGTAGTTAGATAAGAATTCACTTAGAACCCGGCCAAATAGGCCGGGTTTCTTTGTGTTTCTGAAGCTTTAGCGTTATACTGTATGAAGGAGGTGAAAGATAATATGGCAACACCAATGACGGCAACACAAATTGTCGCTCAGCTAAAGAAGTGGGGAGTTCCTTATAAGGAGTATAAGGATTGGAAGAACCACAATCGTAATCATATGGGTGCATGGGGTCCTGTAAACGGATTCATGGTTCACCACACAGGTTCCGACAGCAAGGACCAGCGTGAACTACTTTACGCGGGTATTTCTGGTCTTCCTGGTCCACTTTGTCATTTCGGCCTTGCTCAGGATGGAACTGTCCACCTAGTTGGATGGGGAAGAGCAAATCACGCGGGGTCTGGTGACCCAGACGTTCTAAAGGCAGTAATTGATGAGAGCTATGGAGCAAATCCGCCTGTAGACAATCAGTCTTCAGTTGACGGAAATGCAAGGTTCTATGGTGTAGAGATTTGGTATTCGGGAAGTCATGCAATGTCAGCAGCTCAGTATGCGACTCTTCGCAAGCTGGCTTCAGCTATTTGCGATTTCCACGGATGGTCAGAAAAGAGCGTAATTGGTCACGGTGAATGGGGAAGTCCTGGTAAGTGGGACCCCGGCATTTCATCAGGAAAGATGATGGATATGGCAAAGGTTCGTGCGGACGTTAAGTCTACTCTTGGCGGAAGCAAGACGCCTGACCCAGTTCCATCAAAGCCAGCAGATTCAGCAAGCACTCACACAGTTGTAAAGGGAGAAACCCTTTGGGCTATTGCTTCTAAGTACAAGGTGAGTGTGGACAACCTAAAGAAGTGGAATAACCTTAAGTCAGAGTCTCTTGACGTTGGTCAGAAGCTCGTTGTTAAGGCTCCAGCATCGACAGGAGGTACAGCTACAGTGGCAAAGAAGGACGCAACTTATAAGTCAGTTTGGGATTTGGATGCATCAACTCCACCAAAGGGACATGAGACCACAGCTAACCCAACTTGGGCACCTATGAGCATTCTTCGTGGTATCTATGAAAACCTTGAGACATTGTCTAAGAAGGTTGACGAGCTATCCAAGAAGATTGACGCACTAGAATCTAAGTGATATAATCTAAGTACAGCCTAGGAAATGAGTCCGGGTTGTCTGTGGCGCTAGTGCAGCGCTCTTTAGGATGGAATTATAATTACCGTCATAGCCTCGCCTTCGGGCGGGGCTATTGGCGTTTTCGATGCTATTCCGGTATAATTCAAATTACAATGACTTATATCTATCATGTTAGAAGAGATAATCCGATTGGACTCTGGTCTTTCGACTCGCAACCTCTCAATGACGATTCCGGATATGGCGCTAATGCCACTTTTACCGGGTCTCCAACTACAACCCGCCCAATTGTGTCCGGTGGGGTTGCGGCTCAGCATGTGGATTCTGCTGACACAATCAATTACCCAATCACCAACATTATGATTGAGGGTAGAGAGTACCGCGCATTTTCACTAGAGGCTTGGATTAAGCCACAGACCGGAAACGGGACTATCCTTGCTCGTGATGACAGCGGACTGTTCCTTGACGGTCTAAATCTTAGATTCTCGGTGGCATTTGGTACTACTGTCAGTGTAACTTACACCCATTTGGATGCAGGAAATGTATATCATGTTGTAGGTGCATTTGATGGTCAGTCTATTCTTCTATTCCTTAATGGTCAGGTAGTTGCTAGTGCAGAGGTTGACAGGTCAATTGTAGATACTGGATTTGCCGATACTTCTTCGGTCATGAAGACGGCATCGACAGGCTCTTTTGTAATTGATACTCCAGCAGTTTACAATTATGCACTAGATTCATCATCAATTAATAGGCATTACTATGATGGAATTGATTATCCAGAAATTGTTAATCTTTCTCTAAATAATGGAGGTAAGTATTATCAGTTCTCAGACTCACATGCCAAGGTCTATGAGACCATTTCATTTGGTGATACTGATTCGTGGAGCCTAGGTCTGTTTGATGTCACTCTGGCTGAAGTAGATAACAAATTGGTAAACCTATATGATGAAGCTTCTGAAGATTGGCTAGGTGGAGTGTGGACGTACCAATACTCAGTTGATGTTGAAACCGGCGCGGGTATTACTTTGAATGGCTCTCGTATCACCTGGGATTCTTTGGGGTCAATTACTGTAGAGACATCTGTTGATGGTACTACGTGGACTCCAGTAACAAATGGAAGTTCGATTGTTGGAACTCAGGACCTATCTACAGGATATGTCATTTCGGTTAGAATTACTCTCCCAACAACAACTGAGCAAACTTACGTAGACAATCTAAAGCTTGTATTTTATACAGACAAGACAGTGTATGGAAGTGATGAGTCTCTTCCAGCTACATTCGTTGACCCACTTACAGTAACTCTAGCTGAAGAAGCTTATGCTCCAGCTAGTTTTAATGACAATCTTGGAGTGTTGCTTCCAGCGAACAATGGATTTTCAATTCCTGCCGATACCGACTTTGACCCTTACAATGCCGTAGAAATGACAGTCAGATTTGATACTAGTACAGCTAGTAAGACTGTTCTATCAGTGGGTTCAGCTTCCATCACAACAAACGGAACCGGACAGTGGACATTTACGGGACTATCAGCTCTTTATATTGACGGACAGGCTGTTACATCACCCGCAACAATTTCGCCTGGTATGTGGCATCACGTCCTTGCTGTATTTACAGGAACAACTTCTCCAGTGTATGTAGGAAATAGCTCTGCTGGAACTGCTGGATATCCGATGAGGGTTGGTTATCTCGCCCTATACGCAAGTGACATTACCTCAACGATGGCAGATGCAATTTATGATGCTTGGGTTGGTACAGCAGCTATTAGAGTGTCTGAAACTGCTATTGGACAGATTTCTGAGGGTGGTTTCCGAGCTTATGCCTACGACTGGTCAATTACTGGCGCAGGATGACGTTTTTGACGCATTCTTTACCACAATTTGCCCTTAGGTGAAGACAAAGGTATAATTTTTGATATGAAGACTACACGAAAGCAAATTGTTGAAGAGGTTCCCTGGGGAGTTTATGTCTGGGAAATGCCTGATGGTCGCTGGATTGGTGACGATGAGGGTAATTTCCTGAATATTGCTTCTATGAAGGGTAACCAAAAGCGCATTCAGGAGCTTAAGGATACTGTGCGCTCTTACGGTATTACCGAAGGTAAGCCGTTCTTTCTGTCTGGTCACAGGCAGGTAAATGATGAAGAATTTGAGAATCAGAAGCGTCGAATGGCATTTGGTCTAATCCCAGATGAGCTTGATGTTGCTGCATTCAGAGAGGGTAATACTAAGTAATGGCAAATAAGGTTGTATCAGCAGACGACGAGTCACAGGAGATTGAGGTTAGAGTAGGTTCCATTGTGGAATACTCCTCATCTTCTCGTGAGCTTGACGTATTTTCTAGACCTGCCGATGAAGTCCGCAAGATGGACGGAATTACTGCTGCCCTAAAGCGTAAGACCACAAGGGAGATTCAGAAGTTTCAGCGGGGAACTGATGGTGCAAAGACAAAGCGCGAAGAGCGTGATGAAATCACCGGATACAACCTGTTTGAGGTGGTAATGCCACCATACAATCTTGACTATCTTGCAGCACTATTCGAGAAGTCATCTCCACACGCGGCTGCTGTAAAGGCTAAGGTTAAGAATATCGCCGGGTTGGGTTATCAGTTTGTAGAGTCAGAGCTAACTAAGGAAATGCTTGATATCGCAGATGGCAATGAAGCAAAGCTGTCTCGTATTAGAAGGAAGTTGTCTAGGGGTCGTCGTGAGCTTAATGCATGGCTAGACTCTTGTAATGAAGAGGATGAGTTCGATGAGACTTTGTCAAAGCTCTGGACGGACTACGAGACAACTGGAAATGCATATCTAGAAATTGGTAGAAAGACTACAGGAGAAATTGGATATCTAGGTCATATTCCTTCAACGACTCTTCGTATTAGGAAGCAGCGTGACGGGTTTATTCAGATTATCTCAAACCGTGCCGTATTTTTCAGAAACTTTGGAGACACGGAAACTCCAGACCCTATCGGTAATGATTCACGACCTAACGAGATTATTCATTTCAAGAAGTATTCTCCAACACATGGATACTATGGAGTTCCAGATGTTGTGGCAGCAATGAATGCTGTTACTGGTAATGAATTCTCAGCCCGATTCAATCTCGATTACTTCGAGAACAAGGCTGTTCCTCGTTATGTTATTGTTATCAAGGGTGGTAATCTTTCAGCGAGGTCGGAGCAGCAGATTCTAGAATTCTTCCAGGCTTCCTTGAAGGGCAAGAATCACAGGACGCTCTATGTTCCTCTGCCAGCCGACGAGGAAGGTAAGAAGGTTTCATTTGAAATGAAGCCAGTCGAGACAGGAACTCAGGATTCTTCATTTAACAATTATCGTAAGGGTAATCTAAATGAGATTCTGATGGCTCATGGTGTCCCGATTTCTAAGGTTTCTTTGGGCGAAGGTGTTTCTTTGGCGGCTGCTCGTGATGCCGACAAGACATTCAAGGAACAGGTCTGTCGTCCAGAGCAGAGAGTTCTTGAGAAGAAGCTGAATAAGATTGTCAAGGAATTGACAGATGTATTCATTCTCAAGTTGAATGAGCTTTCTTTGACTGACGAAGATACTCAGTCAAAGATTGATGAGCGTTACCTACGTCTTGGCACTTACTTGCCAAATGAGGTCCGTGCACGTCAGGGACTTCCAGGAATTAAGGGTGGAGACAAGCCGGTGGAACTTAAGCCTCAGCAGGCGGCAGAGCAAAAGACACAGGCTTCTGGTAATAGGAAGAGGGACCAGGAACGTCAGGCTAATTCTACGGATTCTGCATCTTCCACTAATTCACGAAATCCTCAAGGAGAGGGGAGACAGTCCGCCTAATCTAAATGGTTAATTTCCTAAGAAGAGCTTGGGACACACTGGCTCTGGCATTGTCCAGACCAGTAAATAAAGTAGCCGCAGCAACGCTGTCAGTATATACATTTTTGTGGGGTTTGTGGCTAGCAAGCCCCTTCTGGGAAGTATTTAACGCTGCACATGTTTACTCGTGGCTTGAATCAGTAATGCCGGAAACGGTATGGGGAATCTTGGCAATGGCTGTAGGAGCAGCTATGACTTACGGCCTTGTCAGAGGTTCTGAAAATTCACTAACGATTGGAGCATTCGTCGGATTCCTTCATTGGCTAATCATTGGTCTAGGATATTTTGCGGGTGATTGGCGTAATACAGGTGGCATTGCTTCGTTGGCTATGGCTATTTTTTGTGCGGCTATCTACCTAAACATGCGATTCCTACATTTCGCACACAATGATTTGGCTTTTGAAAAGGACTCTGATATTATCTAATTATGGAGATTAAGAAGGCTCAGTGGGCTTCTGATGGGGACAATGTTCGCCTAACGATGCCACTATCTAAGGTTGATAAGGAGAACCGCCTGGTTTCAGGTTGGGCTTCTCTTGACAACGCTGATAGCCAGGGAGACATTGTTCTCAAGGAGGCTAACCAGCGTGCATTCAGCCGTTTCCGTGGAAACATCCGTGAAATGCATCAGCCTATCGCTGTTGGTCGCATGGTTGATTTCAAGGAAGACTCCTACTTCGACCAGGAGACGCAAAAGTTCTATAACGGAATTTTCGTTACAGTATATGTCTCCAAGGGTGCACAGGATACTTGGGAGAAGGTTCTAGACGGAACACTCCAGGGATTTTCTATCGGTGGAGCAATCAAGGACGCCGAGACACAGTGGGTAAAGGATGCCGGTAAGGCAATCCGCTTTGTCAAGGATTACGAATTGGTTGAACTAAGCTTGGTAGATTCTCCGGCAAACCAGCTTGCTAATGTATTCTCAATTACTAAGGCTGCCGATGGTAGCACAGTAATGAAGGGAATGGTAGCAGATACTCGTTCAGAGAATGTCTTCTACTGTGAGGCAGATGGTATTGCTAAGACTTCCACCGAAGATACTGTTTCTTGTGGTAACTGTGGTTCCGCGATGCAGAATATCGGATGGTTTGAGTACGAGAATGATGAGGATAAGACTGAAAAGGTGTCCAACCTTATCGCTAATCGTAATTCTTCTAACACGAGTGGTTCAGAGGAGCCAATCGCTAAGCAGGAAACTGCACATAATGAAGGAGGTGTTATCGTGGCAGAAGAGAACAAGACTCCTGAAACTGAGGTTGATGCCGGTTCTACCGCAACAGTCGTAGACGAGGTTGCTGAAGAGGGTAAGGCTGAAACTGAGGTTGAGTCAAGTACAGAGAGCGTAGCAGAGAAGGCTGATGAGGAAAAGCCTGAGGAGGGTTCTGAGGCCGTAGAGGCTGAGGATGAGACCGACATTTCAAAGATGTTCGGAGACCTACAGACTGCTATTGAGTCTGGCCTTGAGAAGAATGCAAAGGCTGCTGATGAGGCAATTGAGAAGGCAACTAAGGCATTTGAGAACAAGGTAGAAGAGCTTGTACAGAAGCACGACGAGCTTGTAAATAAGTTTGAGTCTCTAAAGACTGACATTGGTGGCGTTGAAAAGCGTCTAGGTGTTGTAGAGTCTGAGACTGCAATTAAGAAGTCCGGCGACCTCGGCGGGTCAACGGAAGAAACCCTACAGAAGAGTAATCAGGGTTCAACGTGGGGCGGGCGCTTCCTCGGCCTTTCCGACCTACACTAATTTATTCCTAGGAAATATGGAGGTGACACAAACAAAATGAGTAATGAATTGCTAGAGAAGGTTATCCGTACCACCGAAGTTGGTGCTGGTGGCGGTGGTCTTCTAAACGCTGAGCAGGCAGACCGTTTCATTGACTACATGTGGGATGCTACTGTACTTGGTTCACAGGTACGTACAATCCGTATGCGAGCAACTGAGATGGATATTGACAAGGTTGGTGTTGGTGAGCGTCTAATGCGTGTAGCTACCGAGGCTGTTGACGATGGTGTCAACGCTGGAGCAGTCTTCACGAAGATTTCGCTAACCACCAAGAAGTTGCGTCTCGACTGGGAGCTTTCAACTGAGTCTCTTGAGGACAACCTTGAGGGCGAGGCTCTTGAGGACCACATTGCGCGCCTTATGGCAACGCAGGCTGGTAACGATATCGAGGATGTTGCTATTAATGGTAACACCGCGCTTACTTCCGACCCGCTAATGAAGGCATTTGACGGTTGGCGCAAGCTAGCCCTTGCCGGTGGACACGTTGTTGACCACGCGGGACAGCCACTTAACCGTGCTGCTGCGAACAAGGCTCTTAAGGCGATGCCACGTAAGTACATGCAGCGTCGTAACGGTCTTAAGTTCTTCACAGGTTCTAACTTGATTCAGGATTACCTATACGGTCTTACCCAGACTGCATCTGGTCTAATCTCACTTGAGAACGTCGCAGAGGGAGTTACACGTAACGGTGTTCGTACTGATGGTCCTGCTGGATTCAACAGTACACCAATGTTCGGTATCCCAACTCAGGAAGTACCACTATTCCTTGAGACTGTTGATGGAGACTATTCAGGTGCTACGGGTGACCACGGTGACCTATGGCTAACATTCCCACAGAACATGCTCTGGGGAGTTAAGCGAGAGATTCAGGTCTATCGCGAGTTCAAGCCAAAGAAGGACACCATCGAGTACACAATGTATTGCCGTGTTGGTACACAGATTGAGAATGCAGACGCTTTTGTTGTTGTAAAGAACATCAAGGTTTCAGCCTGATAATTCTGTCTGACAGACCCCCGCTTTCGAGCGGGGGTTTTGTCGTTGAACGGACTGTCTGCTATAATGAAATCACAATAGGAGGAACTAAAAAATACTATGAGTTTCAATACACTAAAGAAGGAAGACCTTCTTAAGATTGCCGAAGATTACGGCGTAGACGTAAAGCCTAGTGACAACAAGGCTGTAATTGTTGCTGCCCTTTCTGAGGATGGTGTTCTATGGGAGGATGTTGCCAAGATGGACCAGACTGTAGCAGAGCAGGATTCAATTATCAAGGAAGAGGAAGCGGTTACTGTGGCTGAGGAAAAGGCTAAGTTGCCGAAGGCCCTTTTGAAGATGATTCGAGCGAATGGAACTTACGAGATTCGTGGATATACGTTTAAGCGTGAGCACCCGTTTGCACTAGTTGCAGAGGATGACGCAGAGTTCATTGTAGAAAACGACCCTGAGGGATTCCGTTACGCAACGCCTAAGGAGGCACAGGCTTTCTATGGCTGATATTGTTTTCCCAGGAATGGCAGCGGGGGGTCCTCTAGGGCAGGACTACCTTCCTGCTAATTATGACCTCGTGCTGTACAAGGGAGACTATTTCAGCATGAGCCTGACATTTAAGAATCCCGACAATTCTCCAATGGATTTGACGGGATATACAGCACAATGTAGCATTCGAGCTACAGTTGGTGCTTCTGAAGGATTTGACGCAGAGCTTACAATTACCCCATTGCAGGGTAAGGTAGATGTTCTATTCCCAAGTTCTGTAACTTCAACACTGACTGCTGGAGATTATGTTTGGGATTTCCAGCTTACAAACCCTGATGATAATGTAAGAACATTTTTCGCGGGTGACGTAAAGGTTTATGGAGAGATTACTTCATGAGTACACCAGTAGGCCCAATCACAGTAGAGATTACCACGCAGGAGTCTGGAACCGTACAGGTTAGCCAGACTCCTGCCCCTGGCCTTGAATTGGCTACAAACGGCCCACAGGGAGCACCAGGAACTAGAATCTATCAGACCAATGGACAGCCTAGCAACAGTGTTGGTTTGGCTGGAGACTATGCACTCGACACGGCAACCGGAAGGCTTTATGGCCCGAAGGGAAGTGTTTGGACATCATGGGCTCAAATTCCAGGCATCACGGAAACAGGATGGCATGAGAATGGTCAGGCTGAATTTAACGGCTCTGATATTTACCTTACATCCGCTGGAGGAGGCTTTGGTGCTGGTACTCTTTGGTATGGAACTTCACAAGCTTCTAATGCAGTAGACGTAACCTTTGAGCTTGAGATGAGTGGTGGTTCTGGTGCAGATGGTATCACATTTGCATTTGCAGACACATCTACAGCAAATACATTCGTCGGTGGTGGCGGAGGAGAGCTAGGAATTGTTGGTGTAAATTCTGTCGCGGTGGCTTTTGTTACTGCACCTGACGAGAAGGCAAAGATTGTTACCACAACCCCTACAGGAATGACTACGGTTGTGGAGTCTGCCGTTATCGATTTGAGACCTAATCCAGTCACAGTAAGAATTAAGTATAATGGTACAAAGTTGACTGTATGGATTGATGGCACTCAGGTATTTGACCAGACAATTTCGATTCCTGCGAATTCTAAGCTCGGATTTACTGCTGCCAATGGTGGTTCGGATGACAATCACATTATTCGAAATGTGTCTTTTGTCCCTAGTGGTGGAATGCTTCTTAAGGGAGAAAAGGGAGACACTGGAAATGTAGGTAGTCAGGGTATTGCCGGAACAGATGGTGAACCGGGACCAGCCAATACACTTTCCATTGGAACTGTAACAACCGGCGCGGCGGGTTCTTCAGCAAGCGCTTCAGTCACAGGAACGTCACCCAACCAGACTTTGAATCTTACGATTCCAAAGGGAGACAAGGGTGATACTGGAAATACTGGAGCAACAGGAACAAACAATACCACGATTGTCAGAAAGACAGCCGACGAACAGGTTACGAATAGTACAACTGTTCAGGATGATGACCATTTCGTTATTGCAGTTGAGGCGAATTCAACATATGCAATCGACTCATTTATGATGTTCGAGTCTGACGCTGCTGCTGACATCAAGTTTACATTTACTGGTCCTGCCGGTTCGACAATTTACTTTACATCAGATGGTGTGTCCGCTGGAAATTCAAATAACATTGGAAGCGTCAAGATGGATGCCAATGCTGGTGGAGCAGAAACGGTTCTTGGTGGATTTGTTGGAACAAGAACAACAATGAGACCTGCCGGAATCATTGTAACTGGCGGTACTGCTGGAAGCCTAACATTTAGGTGGGCTCAGAATGCCCTGTCAGCAACCCCAACAACTTTGTATGCCAATTCATGGCTAAGAATCCAGAAAATGGCGTAATAAAATTTAACGAGGTATACTTACATTATGGAAATTTACAGAAATGAACTAGCTAATGTTGATTTGAAGGTGCCCGTCACCGCAATCAATGGAACCTTCGAGGTAGCTGCCTATGAAGGGGATACATTGCTGTACACATTTCCTACCGTCACGGCAACTACTGGCGGGTATCGTGTAACCTTGCCGTTCAGTCTTGTAGACAATGATGGCTCTTTCGTGATTAGATGGAAGTTTAATTATACAGAGAATGCCACTACAAAGACTTATCGCTACAACACTTCAGTGAATGTTGTAACACCATATGTAACCATTGAAGAAATTCGCGCGGCTACGGAGATGTCGGTAACTGATGTTTCTGATGCTGAGCTTATCAGGCTTGAAAGACGTATCCGAGGTGTAATCGACAATTACACAGGGCAGTCCTTTGGTCGATATGTGGGAACTAAGCAGGTTATTGGCTCTGGTGATAATGAGCTTAAGCTAAGCAATAGACTGGTTTCTATTGACAATATCACTGGCGCAAACATCATGTACGATTCTGAAGGCGTTTCCGCTGCGGGATTTTATTCTGTTCGTGGAGATGGCTGGTATGTTGGTGTATCTAATCCCGTTCCTGATGGCGACTATGTTTTCCAAAATGTAATCCGTGACCCAGATTCTATGTGGAATTATGGCGGGTTCAAGGACAACATGGTTTATACCGTAACAGGAACCTGGGGTTGGGATGATGTACCAGCAGAGGTAAAGGAAGCGGCTCTATCACTTTGTGAAGACGAGCTTTGCCCTCAGTCAGAATACAGAGACAGATACCTTAAGAGTATTTCCGGAGACGGATGGAGATACGAATATGTTCCAAACGCTTATTATGGAACTGGAAGTGTCATTGCTGACCAGCTTCTAGCACCATTTAGATATAGCACAATGACGGTGATTTAATATGATTAGATGTCTAGCAAGTGCAAAGTTCAGTATGCTTGCCGATATTATCAAGCCAGAAGGCGCACCGGACGATTCTTCATCTACAACAGGACATTGGGAGTGGGTTCAGGACCCTGACACTGGAGCTTTTGTTCAAGTATGGGTTACTGATGACCCGGAAACTCCTGATGTTGAAGGAGATGTGAGAACTGTAAAGTGTCGCGCTAAGGCAGCACTTACAGGAAGTATTCGTTCAGCAGAGCATTTCGGCTCAGAGTATTTGAATGAAGAGTGGGTTAAGCTTGAGCTTCCATTCAATGCCGACATTACTTTGAGAGACAGAGTGACAAATATCCGAACACTCAAGGGACAGGTTCTTTGGTCAGAGGAGGAGTCTAGCGGTAATCCAGCAACTACGTTTGATGTATTCCGTGTGTCTCCAGAAATTGACGGCTTTGGAACTGTAATCGGAAAGATTGCTCTTGTCAAGAGGGCGGTGGTTCAGTAATGGCAAGAAACTATGTTGGATTCAATGTAGACTTCGCTGAGGCTGCCGCTCTCTCCGGATTTCTTAAGACTCTATCTACCGAAATTAAGACAACCCGACATATTGGTCCTGTTTTGAAGTATGTTCATTCAGTCATGTCTCAGGAGTTCACTGATTACATGACTGTTATGGCTGCTTCACAGCCATCTAGATTCCATCACGTTTACGAATGGGGAGAGGCTGGAAATCCAGGAGCACGTCTATGGGAGGACGTTCTAATTGGTGGAGGAAATAGCCGTACAGCATCATTTAGATGGAAGGCATCAAAGCAGGTTGTTCCTGTTCGCGATGATTTTCAAGCGGCGGGTGTAAAGCAAATCCACGTCTTTGTATGGAAGGCTCCAGTAATGGAATATAACAAGCAGATTACTATCTCTCCTAAGAGAGGTAAGATTCTCGCTTACTTCACTGGACCAACAAATCCTGAGGGAAAGTATAAGATGCAGTTTACTCAGAATCCAATTCAGGTAAGTAATCCTGGTGGAAGACTTACTACTGGTTCGTTTACACGAGAATACGTTTCTTGGTGGGGTGGAGCTGGTTCTCAGGGAGTCTTTGAATCTCGAATTAGAAAGATTCTAGAAGAGGATTTGGGTAAAATGCCTATTGAGTCTGCCACGAAGAGATTTAGAAGACCTACCACTAAGACTTTCAAGATGCAGACTCTTGGACAGGCCACACAAGCTGAGGCATATGGAAAGGCAGCAGCAAGAAAGTATCTTGGGTCTAGGTCTAACAAGTATATTGAGGCAGCGAAGGCCCGAGAGAGGATTATTTACGGATGACAAATTACAAGCCAATTGGCGCACACCAAGTTAACAAGTGGCTTTGGTCTCAGCTTAAGAACTTTGAATATAAGACTGGGGTAAAGGCATTTAAGGATTATAAGGATTCTGGAAATACTTCTGGATTCCCTGTTGTCCCAATTATTCCGGGTGTTCAATCATCTGCATTTAGTGATATGACTGGAAACAGAAGTCCTTTCATTGTTTATAATTACATTACTAGCGGCTATACCACTGAATGGTGGCTGTGTCGAGAGCAGTGTGCTTATGTCATTTACGACAACGATGAAGAACGCTTGATTTCAATTCTTCATTATATGTCAGATTTGCTTAAGAGAATGGATTGGACAGCCAGAAATATCAATAACAGTGGTCTAGCTGACCCGAGATTTGATATGAAGTATGTACAGCTTACAAGCTCTGCTGGTCCTGACGATTATCAGGTCACCACAGAGCTGAGTTTGAGAGGGGCCATGCTGGTAATCAATTACGAGTACACAGTAGATATGGACACTCTTGAAGGCAGTGGCCTTAGGGTATAATTCGGGAATTTGGCTTTAGAACCGAAATCGCGATAATATACTTTTAGAGGAAGTGCCTAGCCAGCACACAAATCTTTTAACCTAAATGGAGGTGACATTCAAAAATGGCATATCAGGTACGTAACATTATTATTGGTGCAGCGGCTCTCTACATTTCTGCAAAGGATTCAACCGACGCAGCATGGGGAGGCGGTCCAGCACTACCAGCGGCACCGGGTGCAGGTAGTTCATACACAACTACTCTTGATACTTCTGCTGACTGGCGTCATGCCGGTTTCACAACAGAAGGTCTTGAGGTTTCATATGAGCCTGACTACGGAGACGTTGAGGTTGACCAGCTTCTAGACTCTGCTAAGTTGTTCAAGCAGTCTATGCGTGTAACGATTAACACGACTCTTGCTGAGGCAGCTCTAGAGAATCTTCTAGTTGCTTGGGGTCAGCAGTCTGCAACTCTAACTTCAACATCAAGCACGACTGAGCTTGGAATTGCAGCAGGTGCTCTTGGTGATGAGCCAGTTGAGCGCGCTCTTGTAGCCGTTGGACCTGGTCCAAAGACGGCTGCGGGTGCAAAGCGTGAGCGTCTATACCACGCCCGCCGTGTTCTGTCTGTTGAGTCTTCAGCTCACAGCGTTCGTCGTAATGAAGCTACGGTATTCCCAGTTGCATTCCGACTTCTACCAGACCCTAACTTCAGTGGTTCTGAGTATGGTGTAATTAGAGACCGTAACGTCTGAGTTTAATTTTAGTGAAAGCTACCCCGCATGAAAATGCGGGGTCTTTCATTTTGTGTTCTCGTAAAATCATGGTAAACTAGAATCACTAATGGAAGGAAAGATTATCTAAATGGCAACGACAGTTTATACAACCGAAGAGGTCGAGCTTCAGGACGGCACCACGGTTACTCTAAAGCCACTCACAATTAAGAATCTACGTAAGTTTATGAAGGCAATGGAGGGTTTTGCAGAGGCAACAACTGAAGACGAGGGTCTTGAGGTTATGCTTGATTCAGCCGCTCTTTGTCTAAAGGCACAGCGTCCAGAGTTTTGGGATGAGAAGACTTCTAAGCACTCAGAAGAATTTGAGGATGCAGTAGATATTCCGACAATCTACAAGGTTCTTGATGTCTGTGGAGGTATCAAGTTGAATGACCCAAATCTTCTAGCGGCGGCAGCGGAGGCTCTTGGGAGGAACTAAACCTCGCCCAGCTTGAGGCTGAGGTTTTTCTTCTAGGGCACTGGAAAAACTTCGAGGAGATTGAGGACAACCTCACTCTAGATGAACTCCAGGCTATTTTGGAAGCCGCAAGAGATAAGGAATATAGAGGACAGAAATTCGCAGCAGCTCTGAAGGGTATCGACCTTGATGAGAAGACCGGAAACAACGATACATCATTTGATGATATTAAGAGACGAGCAGAGGCTAAGCTGCATGGTGTTTCCGAAGACGAAATCGAATTCTCTAATATTGGTATTGCAGTAATTGAAGAATAAGGACTGATTGAAATAGAAAACATTCAAATTCGCTTTAGTGGCTCCGCAAACTTCAGGGAAGTTTATGGAGAAGTAACCCGACTGAACCAGCAGTTGCAGATTATGCAGCGTACAATGGCGTCGGGCGCTTTGTCTATGGCGGATGTCAATACTGCAAGGGCCGGATTTACTCAGGCTGCCAATGCAACCGGACAACTAGCAACTCAGGCTGTACGTGCTCGCACAGAGACCTCTCTGCTTACTGAGGCAATCGCAAAGGGAGACCTTGGTTATAGGCAGTCTATGCGAGTACGTCAGCAGTTTAACAATATTCTTCGAGAGCAGTATCAGCTCCAGAGAGCTACTGCTGTACAGTGGACTCAGTCTACTAATGGCCGAATGACGGCCGACTTGGTAATTCCACGAACCGCATCAGCCGCAATGAATGCCTACACAGGCTCAATTGCGGCTAATTCGCGTGCTCTGATTACTAACATTGGTAATATGACCGCATGGTCGGCAGCAGCACGTGTTATGCAAATGCGAATTGGTCTAGCTTCTGCTGCAATGGTTGCTTCGTCTGAGGCAATGGTTAAGTGGGGTAAGAACACCCAGTGGGCTGGTCGTCAGCTAATGGTTGGTTTCACCATCCCGCTTATGGCTTTTGGCGCGGTGGCTGGTAAGGCTGCTTATGACGTAGATGCAGCAATGACACGTATTGCTAAGGTTTATGACACAACTGCTACTTCTGTTGCTGGAAAGCAGAGAGAGCTTGATTCTCTCCGCTCTGAGTCTATGAATATGGCTACTCAGGTTGCTAAGAAGTATGGTCAGTCTGTCAAGGACACTCTAGACATCGAGGCTCAGCTTGCTGCAACAGGTCTAAAGGGCCAGGAGCTACAGCAGTCTACCGTACAGGTTACCCGTGCTGCAACCCTTGGTGAGCTTGACCGACAGGATGCTATTAAGGCAACTATTTCTCTTCAGTCTGTATATAATGCGGAATGGCAGAAGACTGGCGGATTGGCCAAGAATACTGCTGAAGCTTTCGAATACATGAACGCAATGGAGAATGCAACCAGCCTTTCCATGCAGGACTTTGTTGAGGCAATTCCTCGTGGTGCTGGTGTTCTTAAGGGTCTAGGTGTTGGCCTTAGAGAAATGGGTCCATTGCTTGTTGCTCTCAGACAGCAGGGTATTTCCGCTGCTGAGGGTATGAATGGTTTGCGTTCTTCAGCTCAGAGACTTCTATTGATTACTCCACAGGCTGAGGATATGTGGAGCAAGTACCTTCCTAACAAGGGGACACTACAGAGCATTGTAGACCAGACCGAGGGTCAGTTTATTCCTACTCTTGAGAAGATGGCTGATGCAATGGAAGGACTTAAGCCATATCAGCGTCAGCAGATTTTGACTAAGGTCTTCAATGTTTACCAGAACAACAAGATGTTGGCAGTTCTTGATGGTCTTACAAATAAGACTGGTCAGGTTGCTACCGCATTTAAGGTTATGAACCAGGATGCCACAAAGAACGCCTTGACTGCTCAGCAGGAGCTTGACCGTATGGCCGAGTCTGCTTCTGGTAAGTTCAAGCGTGCTCTTGAGAACCTAAAGGCTCAGATGGCTGTACTTGGTGAGCCGTTCCTTGAGGCTGCATCTGAAATCGTGGGCTTTATCTCTAAGCTTGTCGATATGTTTAACGCGATGCCAGGACCACTAAAGAAGTTCCTATCTTACATGGTTATCTTCGGAGCCATCGTAGGTCCTATCATCATGCTTGTTGGTCTATTCGCTAACTTGATTGGAAATATCTTTAAGCTTGCTGGAACTGTTGGTGTTCTTCTTTCAAGATTCCGCCCATTGACTATGGAGCAGAGGGCACAACAGTTGCTAGCTAATCAGTCTTCCCTAGCCTGGAACAACCAGGCTCGTGCAGCACAGGCTTTGTCTATGCAGCTTACTACTTTGACTGCTCAGATGGAAAGAACTGCTATTGCTCAAATGCAGATGAATGGTACGGCAATTACTAGATTTGGTAATACCACTCCAAACTATGCCACGAATATTGGTGGTATTGGTCCTGCGGCTCCGCCAACAAATAGTCCTTATGGAGTAAATGCGGCGGGTCGTAACTACAATACTACAACTGGTAGATTGGTATCTCAGGCAGAGGTAAATGCCTATGCTTCTGCTCAGGCTGCTGCTGCTAGGTCATCTGCACAGACTGCGGCAAATACGACAACCACCCGTAGAAACTGGAGTGGAATTGCTACCTCAATGGGAGCTGTCGGTGTAGCTGCTGCTGGTATGGCTTTGATGACTGGTTCATCAAGTCAGATGATGAATAATATCATGGCTGCCGTTCTTGCTGCATCCCTACTTGGCCCAATGCTTGTAAAGGCTTTCCGTAGTGCTGGAATTGCTGCGGCTGCTGCAAATGTCGCTGGAGCATTTAGCTTTGGTCGAGCAACTGGAGCTGCTGCCGGTGCTGGTCGTGCTGGTGCAGTTGGCCAGGGTCTTTTGGCTGCCCTTCCTGCGGCTGGAAGGCTTGGAATGGTCATTGCTAGGTTTGCTGGTCCGGCTGGTCTTTTGGCTACTGGTGCTTACATGGCATATAAGCTTTATGGGAACATGAAGAAGGGTATTGAAACCCAGAAGAGAATTAACGAGTCTGCTAAGGACTGGGGAGACATTCTCGGATTCGTTTACCATGAGGCTGGAGAGATTACTACTCAGGAGGGTAAGACAAAGTCTACTCTTGATGCTCAGGTAACCAAGATGAAGGAAAAGAACAAGGAGCTTGTCAAGAGTCTCCAGCTTGCAAAGGCGGCTGGTGACCAGGAGAAGGCTGTAAACCTTGCAATTTCCGAGGGTCTTAAGGTTCGAAATCACGGTGGTTCTGCTAATGACGCAATGAACGCTGCTCGTATTTCTCTAAGAGCCGCTGGATATACCAGCCAGGAGATTGAGCCTCTAATCCAGGAGATTAAGGTCAAGGTAAACTTTGAAGATGCCAAGAGCACCATGAAGGCTCAGATGAAGGAATTCGCTAGCACCTTCAATAAGGTTGCTAATAATGAATTCGGTCAAGGTGGCTGGGAAGGCTTTACTCGTGCATTCTCTGGAACTGGAGAGATTAACCAGAATGCTGCCGAGCGTGGTAAGGGTATGGCTAAGGAATTCTGGACAGCATTTCAGGCTCAGAATGACATGTCTTCACGTAGAAATTACTTTGATGAATTCTACAAGTCAGTTGGCAAGGAAAACAAGATTGCTTGGGGACGACTTGGAAACGATAACCGCGAAGACCTAAAGAAGGCGGGTATTGAATCATGGAGAGAATTCGCCAATGCTTACCGTGACGCTCAGGATATGACTGACATCGAGTTCAGAAACACATGGGCTGACGGTGATATCGAAAAGGCGAATGAGCTTAAGCGTGCCCTCCGTGGACTTGGTGGAGAAACCCGTGAGTATGCTGAAAAGCACATGGATGCCGAGAAGTTTGTTGCTCGTGAGATTGCCAAGAAGAACAACATGTCTGATGAGGAAATCAAGAAGATTCACTCTCTAGATGACTTGTATGGAAAGCTTGACATGGCTTTGATGACTGTAGCAGATGCTCAGGCAACATACAAGCGTGTTCTTTCTCAGGCATATCGTGACCAGGGTAATCTTTCTAAGAAGGAGCAGCTACGTATCCTTAACATTTACCGCGTAAATGCTGGTCTCGAAAAGGCGAAGTCTGTTGAACAGGGCTTTGGCGATGTTATCGATTCCACGACGGGTAAGGTAAAGGATAACGCTAGTGCACTCCAGGAAGCTGCTGTATCTGTAGATGACTGGAACAATTCACGCCAGAAGGCAATGTCTGGTGCGATGGACACTGTCCTTTCCGAGGCTGACGAAATTTGGCAGGAAAGAGCAGACCGTGAGATTTCAGCTATTGAAGCATCTGGAGAGCGTAGGGAGAATGCTCTAGATTCTGCCGCTGAGCGACAGGATGCCCGTTTTGATGCTCGTGCCGAGGCTGCCGATAAGAGATTCGATAAGCGCTCAAAGAACCTTGATAAGCGCTGGGACAAGATTATGGAAGACTTCGATAATCGTTGGGATGCCAGAATCAAGCGCGAAGAGGCCGCATACAATAAGAAGATTGACAATATCAAGAAGGCTATTGCGGCTGAAGAGAAGGCTGAAGAAACTCGTCAGAAGATTTTCGAGGCTGAGAAGACTCGAATGGAACGTATGGCAGCAATGGCTAACCAGAACATTGATTTCAATGTTGCTGTCAATACAGGTAACCTAGACGAGGCTGCTAAGATTGCAAATAACATGCAGTCTACCACAGACTCATGGACACTTGATGACGCTGCTGCATCTAGCCAGGACCAGTCAGACGCTCGTAAGCAAAAGATGGAGGGTCAGATTACGACCCTTGAGGCTCAGCGTGACAAGCGTATCGAATCTCTTAAGAAGGTTGAAGAGGCCGAAAAGAAGGCTCTTGAGGCTAAGAAGGCTCGTGAGCAGGAAGCTCTAGCCGCTGAGCGTGAGCGTTACAACAAGGCACTTGAGGCTGAAAGAGAGCGTTACCGTAAGGGTATCGAGGCTCAGAAGAAGGCTATTCAGGAGCAGACTCGTCGTGATGTTGAGGCTAAGCGTAAGGAGCTTGACCGTATGAAGAAGACTCTTGAACAGGAGCTTCTAGCGGTCCGTGCCTCTATTCCTCGCAATAAGAAGGAATACCAGAAGCAGATTTCTACAATTGAGGGTCTTTACAAGAAGTATGGTGTAAACCTAAAGAGCCAGGGTAATCGATGGGCAGACACAATTGGTAATGCCCTTACCTCTCACGTCAAGGAAGCTGCTGCTGACATCAAGAACAAGATTGCTTGGGGTAGCGTAGCCAACAAGGTAACTCAGGAAATGGTTGATGGTGGATTTAATCTAACCACTTCTCAGTTCATGAAGTGGGTTACCACTGGAGAGCTTCCTAAGAGCTACAAGGCACCATCAAAGCCAAAGACTCGACACAAGGGTGGACCTGTTTCAGGTAATTCTAAGTATGATAACCGTGGTGGTCGTCACTGGGGTGCTGGTCTGCGACGAGACGAATCATTCGCTCTTCTAAAGAATGATGAGTATGTTCTAAATGGTAAGGCTCACAAGATGCTGGGAACTTCTAACCTTGACCGCATTAACAAGGGTGATGTTGGAACTGGCGGAATTGGTGGAGCTTCCGATGGTCTAGGTCTTCTAGGTGCTTTCGCGGCGGGTATGGAAGGAATGTACGAATCTGCTGCACAGATGGCAATTGAATCAGCAGGAAATCAGGCTATGGGATTTGGCATTGATGGAATGGCAATTGCTGGTGCAGCCGGTATGTATGGAAACGTACGCCTAAGTAATGAGCAGCTAAGCAATGCTGCTGCCATTATTGGTGTAGGTAAGTCTCTTGGTGCAACAACCCGAGACAACATCATCGCCATTATGACAGCTATGCAGGAGTCTACTCTTCGTAACCTAACTTATGGTGACCGTGACTCTGTTGGTTTGTTCCAGCAGCGAAACGCATGGGGTTCGTTCGCTGACCGTACAAATCCTTCAAAGGCTGCCAGAATGTTCTTCCTTGGTGGTGCGGCTGGACAGAGAGGTCTATTCGACTTCCCTAACCGAGCAAAGATGAGCTTGGCTCAGGCTGCTCAGGCCGTTCAGGTTTCTGCCTTCCCAAGTGCTTATGCTAAGTGGGAAGATATGGCTCGTGCGGTTGTTTCCGGAACAGGTTTCCAGCCATTTGGTGGAACTGGTGGAGGAACAAAGCGTCGTCCTGTTAATTCTCCTGTGTCTCGTAGCTATGCGAATCACAGTAACCTACCAAGGGCTACCGACTTTGGTTCTCCTGTGGGAACTCCTGTTCGCGCGGCTATGAATGGTGTTGTTACAACTTCTGCCGACTTGAGAAGTGGAAATGGATATCGTTCATACGGTCGATACATTGTAATTCAGGGTGGTAACGAAAAGACTCTGTATGCTCACCTTTCTGACCGTGGAGTTGGTGTTGGTCGTCAGGTTCGTGCCGGACAGCTAATTGGTTATTCTGGTAACACAGGTAATTCAAGTGGTCCCCACCTTCACTTTGAGACATGGAGAAATGGTAAGACCGTTTCGCCGGGTGCTTTCGGAATTCCTGGAATGAAGACTGGTGGATTTACATTGAATGACGGTTTGGCAATGCTTCACAAGAATGAGACTGTTCTTACAGCTCCACTTTCAGAGCAGCTTAAGTCTGGAATTCAGAATATTGACCAGGGTACTAATAATGAGTACAATGTAAGTATTACATTCGAAGGCCCTGTGAATTCAGAACTGGACATTGAGCGTGCAGTTACAAAGGCTATTAATAAGCGAGAAAGTAAGCTAGGTAGGAATAGGAGTATCACAACGTGATTATTACGATGCCCCGCCCACGACTGATGCGATGGAATGGTAATGCAATTACTGACCATAACAGAGCGCAGCTTAGCATTGACGTAGAGAGGCTTGAGAAGAAGCAAAGAATGGCAAACGGTACTTTGCGTAAGTACATTGTTGCCGACAAGCGCAACTTCTCAACCTCTTGGTCAATGCTTCCCAAGCTGTCTACTCAGACAGTTGATGGATTTTGGGGTGCAGAAGCAATTGAACAGTTTTATAACACCGTTACTGGTTCGTTCTCTCTAGAGCTTACCGATGGTGATGGCGAGGTTTATGATTACACCGTCATGTTTGCAGATTTCTCAAAGTCTGTTACAAAGCGCGGAAGCGTTGACTTTTGGGAAGTCTCAGTAAGTTTGGAAGAGGTCTAATGCAGAGTTCAACATCGTTCCTTCAGAATGCTCTGAAGCAGGGTGAAGACCTTCGTCCAGCGGTCAGGGTAATTGCTGAGTGGAACCATAACAGATACACTAAGGTTTCCACCATTGATAATTACCAGTACCCTGAAAAGACGAATGGCTACGACCTTGACATGTATCCGATTGAGACAATCATCAATCCTATTCGTCCAACGGCGGGTCTTTTGAAGGCTCGTGCCGGTGAAGGTGCCGTTGTTCAAGGATATGCTGATACAGTTCGTGGATATAGGACATACACAGCAGACCCGGATTCTAAATACAAGTATTGGACTGGTCCAGCTCAGGCTAACACAACGCCTTATTCGGGCGGTGGCTACACATTGCCTGAACCAGTTAGACCACATATTGTATATGAAAATTCGGTGCTAACCAACAAGATTTATATCTGCATTGAAGATTCTTGGGCCAGACCTCAGAAGTATGACATTCAGATTACAACCAATGGAACTACTTGGACGACAGTTGCGTCAGACATTGTAACAAACTCAAAGGGGCAGGTTTTGCTCTATCTTCAGGATGACAATTCTTGGACGAGCACCGTTACAAGAAATAGCGCAATGTACATCAAGGGAATTAAGCTCGATGTAAAGTCTATGAACAGAATCCATTCCTGGTTCAATCTAGTTGAGCTTGGTGCTCGTCTTGAGAAGGATTTGTCTGACCGACTAATTGACTTCTCTACCAGCAATGAGCTTGGCGATACAGACTTCATTACTCCAATGGGAACCATTAGTTCTAACAATGCAAGTGTCACTTTGTCTAATTACGATGGAATTTTTAATTTCGATAATGAGTCATCTCCTTATCATGGTCTAATTGATGCTAATGCTAAGTTCACAATTGATTTCGGAATTGATGTTTCTGATTGGGGTGGTACTGGAATTGAGTATATTCGTGTTGCCACAATGTATTCAGAAAATTGGGGCGGTAACGAAGAACAGGCCGAAGTTGCATTGAAGGATGCATCAAAGTTCCTACAGGAGATTAAGCCCTTGCCAGAACTGATGGAAAATGTAACCATTGGTATGGCTATTTGGCGTATGCTTGATTCCATTGGATTCATTGATTATGAGTACACGAGAACAGCAGAGATTGCTTCAAACAACATTCCATATTTTTGGACGGATGACGAGAAGACTGTATGGGATAACATTCAGGACCTTTGTCGTGTAACTCAGTCTGCATGTTATTTCGATGAGCATGGAATCCTTCAGATTAAGACTCGTGATTCTGCCTTTAATAAGACAGCGCCGGTTTCTTGGACATTTGATTATGCCCAGAATGGCTCTAAGCGCCCGGACATTGTCAGTGTTGATGTGACCAATAGCTATGAGGCAAACAAGGTTACCGTGAAGTATCAGACGACTACCCTAGCACAGGATGCTCAGGGCCGTCCAATCTCAGAGGTAATCTGGCAGCCAGAGGATACCATTGTTCTTCGTAGCTCTGCACTGACTACTTTCTTGAGTAAGACAGACACGAAGTTCTGGATTGATAAGAAGGATGTAACGTCTTGGCCTTATGAAGGAATGGTCAATATTCGTGGTGAGCTTATCAAGTATAAGGGTAAGGGCTACCGCTATTACAAGAAGGGCGGGTCATATACCGGAAATATTGATAATGACACAATCTTCAAGGTCATTTATTCTAGTGACGAGAAGTTGCAGATTGATAATGAGCTTTCCAATCCAGACCATAGCTGGAGAAATTATTTCACCGGCTATATGAGGGTTGAGGAGCGAGGCTATGACTCTACAACTGCTCAGGACCACGACCTTATTCAGGATGTTTGGCTAACCAACGGGTCGTACTTTGGGCTTGAGGGTGGAACTCAGAAGTTGTGGAATGGTGGAACTAAGTTCATGCCAGCAGACTCAAAGTTGCGACTTCAGTCTACGGGAAAGAAGGCTGGTGGAAATCATTGGTATACGGCGCGTAGAGGTGCTTGGACTGGTGAGTCTCCAAAGTTTATTGGAACCAGAATGATGTTCCCTTCAAACCCTAAGGGCAAGCATACTGCTGCCGGAATTTGGGTTTGGGGAAATACAGCTCAGAATAACATGTATGCTATCGACTTGAAGTGTACAAAGAATATCGACAGAAAAACTCATAACGAAGTTCGTGTTCTTAAGCGTCGAAACGGTTCTGTTACTTCTATCGGGGGTAAGGGAGCAACCGTTGCAATTGACTACGATAAGTGGTATGACGTTGATGTTGTTGTAACGTCTACGGCCAGATTTACTGTTTATATTAATGGCGTTTTGGTTATGAATGTTATCGATAATGGAACTGATATTCCTATTTCAGGTAGAGCCGGATTGTATGTAAGAGGAGATTGTGTAACAGACTTCGAATACTACTACATGATGGCTGATGGTGGAATTCAGGAAACAGACCTGGATAACTCTTCATATCTGGACATTATTCGGGGCGGGTATTTCTCTAATCAGTATTACCGTGACTTTGTTACTCGTACAAGGGTAGCTCAGAGACGTAGAGGAAAGAAGACCATCAAGTATACTCAGTGGTATGACCAGAGGTATTTTGATGAGTTTGGCCATCAGGTTCACGAATACCGACCTTATGAAATTACATTCGATAAGAAGCCGGTTTTGTATTCAACTCTGTACGTCAGCAATGATGCTCAGATTGTAACAGATGAATATATCCATAACCCATATGGAGCAAAGTTCATTGTGGCTAATGCTTCCAGAATTAATTCTGTGGCAAACGGGGAGGACACTCTTACCTATGGAGCTGACAACCCGGTTGAACAGAAGATGATGATTACTGGACGAACAATTCAGCAAGCAGAATCGGAAGATTACGAGGTAAAGAACGAACAGGCAATTCGTGCCCGTGGAGAAATCGACATCGAGTTCTCTTCTCCTTGGATTCAGTCTGAGGCAGCCGCTAAGGCTTTGGGTGACTGGATTGTTGATAACTGGTCCGAGCCTTGTGATGAAATTCAGCTTGAGGTGTTCGGTAACCCTCTTATTCAAATCGGTGATGTGGTTGCTGTCAACTATCCACCAAAGAATATGGCTGCTGCTACCCACAAGTATTTTGTGATTAGCGTAGACCAGGCTTGGGACAATGGTTTGACAACCAATTTGTCATTGCGTAGAGCACGTATTTGACTTTCACTTGACCGAAAGATATAATTATCAATATGGACCAAATTAAAAGCACTAATGTCATCAAGGCACCCGAAGTGGTGCTCAATCCGGTATTCTTCCTTCCACCGGATGTTGTTGACGTGCGCGTCGGAGATACATCAGACCCAGTTGAGGAAGATGGCGTTACCTATGATGATGTCATTGATGCTGATGATGTACTCACAGATGAAGATTTGGCCACGGACCCAGGACCCGAAGTTCCTGTTGACGACGATGGGGAGGGAGCAGAAGTGCTCCCTACTCCTCAGTGGATGAACATCATTGACCAGCAGGTTAGAATTGCTCCGGACGGTAAGGCTGTCGTTGATGTTGTAATTGAGCTTGAAGATGTTTCGGGCGCAACAGAATACGACGTAAGGATTACCAAGTCATGAGAGGCGTATACAGATTTTATCAGGATGGCAACCTAATTGCCGAGCAGCCGAACCTCATTACAACTGAGGGACAGCGGCTTATTTTGCGCTACCTAGCTGGACAGTCCCCTTCCCTTGGTGCTGCTATTGGTATCGGGGTTTCTTCCGTTGCTGCTACAGTAAACGATACAATGCTCGGGTTTGAAGTTGAAAGGGTTCCTGTCAATCTTAGGAATGCAGATTACACCAATACAATGGTTATCTTCAAGGGTACTATTGACCAGGATGTTGTTGTCAATATCTATGAAATGGGATTGTGGTCAGCGGCGGCTAATAATTTGAGCGGAGAGTTTGACTCCCGCCTTCTTACAACTTTCGACCTTGAGCTTGAACCTTGGTCAAATGTAGTAGCTGACACAACTGCTAACAGAACAAGCGTTGATGCTGTCAGGGTGAATGCTGGAATTAGTTCAACAACAAATGCATCTCTGGATGTAGATATGGACCTTTCCGGGTATTCAGCAAATGACACATTCTTGCTGGCTTTCAGTAAGCCAAACAACAACATTAACACAATTAAGCTTATCTTTGAAGATGTTATCGGTGGCGGTAATGCTTCACTAACCAAGACTGTTTCTTCTCTTGGTACAGGATACAATATCCTTCAGTTCCGAAAGGGAGATTTCACAATCACAGGTACATTTAGTTGGGAAACGATTACACGAATGTCATTTGATGTAACTGCTGGAGGAACGGCGGGTTATGTGATTCTAGATGGTCTTCGTGTAGAAGACCTAGACACACCAAACCAAGACTTTACACTTGTTTCCCACGCTATCCTTGGAAGCCCTATTCAGAAGACAAATGTGGCTCCAATGGATGTAGAATATGCATTGGACTTTAACGTAACATGAGTAGAATTCTTCTAAGAGACCTAGAGCCTGGCAGGCTGTATCACATTCAGGCGAGAGCCACGAATGGTGAGCAGTCTTCTCAGTGGTCCCAGTTGTGGGACCTTCAGACTACCAGCGACATTATGCCGCCAGCCGTACCTTCTGCCCTTTCTTGGGTTGTTGAGGGAACGGCTTTTAAGGCTGTCTGGACTGGTCCAACAACAAATCAGGATGGTTCTGACCTTCGTGATTTCAAGGACTTCCAGGTAAAGATTTATTCACCTGCAAATCCGGGGGTTATTGCAACATACTACACAACCTCTGCTCGATTCGACCTTCCCTTTGAACTTAACGTAAATGCTCTAGGAACCCCAAGAGCACAGGTTGTTATTGAGGTGCGTGCTAGAGACAATACAGGCAATCTATCTGTTGCTGCAACTGCGACAGCCACAAACCCGGCCCCAGCAAATGTTACTGGATTTACTGCCACTGGAATCACTGACGCCATTTCCCTCAAGTGGGATGCTAATCCTGATACAGACCTAAAGTATTACCAGGTTTATCAGGGCACTTCTGCGGGTGCCGAAAACACACTCGTATACACAGGACTTTCTAATTCCTTTGTATTTGACACCATCTCCACTAACCCACAATACTTCAAGATTTTTGCGGTTGACGTATTCAATACACAGTCAGCAACTGCGGCAACAGCCAACGCAACCGCAAAATCATCTTTGGCAGTAGACGTTAATCCACCGAACGCTCCAACAGGTGTAACAGTTACTTCAGCTCTAGACACTTCTGACCCTTCTGGTGGAAGGGTTTACATTGACGTGTCATGGACTGGAGTTGCCGATACAGACCTGCAAAACTATAGTGTTCGATACAGTACCGGAACAACCTGGGAGTACATTAACGTTCCCGAAGGTGTTACGACTGCTCGCATTAATGGTCTTCGTCCAAATACCAATTACAATGTTGCGGTTGCTGCCGTAGACTATTCTGGAAATTCTAGCTCATACACGAATGCCGGAACATATCCAATTCTGACAGCAAAGGATACTTCCGCACCTGTTGCCCCTACTGGAGTAACTGTTGGCGCGGGTGTTACAACAATGACTGTCTACTGGAATGAGAATGCAGAAAATGACGTTAAGGGTGGAGTCGGCTATTACGAAATTCAGCTAGACACAGCTAACACGTTCAATACAGCCAATCTAATTTCTAAGCAGACCAGCGGAACAATTACTTCGTTCTCCAATCTGACATCCAACACAGCTTACTACACGCGCGTACGCGCGGTAGATGCTTCTGGAAATGTTGGTGCGTATTCTTCTATTGTTTCTGGAACTCCTCGCTACATTGCTAATGCAGATATCCAGGCCGGTACCATTAACGGTGACCGTATTACTGCTGCGACAATTAATGGTGATAGAGTAATCGCAAACAGCCTTGATGCAAATACCATCAAGGCTAATACGACATTCTCTCAGAACCTCACTGTTGGTTCTACCTTCACCATCGGTACCAGCGGTATTATGAAGAGCGCAAATTATGTTGCGGGCTCTGCGGGATGGCAGCTAACAAACAACACTCTGGAAATTAACCAGGGTACTATTCGGGCTGCTGCGCTTCAGCTTCAGAATGGTCACAACATGCTCCATCCTGCCTACGCAGACTTTGAGTTTGTAAAGTCATGGTACACAAGCAACCTCATCACATTCAATGATGGAGGAGTTTCGACGTGGGCTATTTCAGATGCCGTAGACGTAGTTGGAAAGTATAACAGTCAGTGTATCAAGACTTCGTGGACTGGTGTTGGAACGTTCTCAAGAGTTTACCTTGGTCCGACATTTACAACTTACAATGTCCAGCTTGAGGCTAACACAGATTACATCTTTTCCGGGTGGGTTTATGTAAAGACTGGTGCTGGCGCAAAGACGGCTGCCCTAGGAATCAAGCTAGCAGATGCTACATTCCCTGGTCCAGTTGGAAATACTTCAATTCCGGCAACATCAACATGGACCCGAATTTGGGGTACATTTAATTCTGGAACTCAGACAAGTGCCGAGCTTTATCTGTCACAGTACACTTCAGGAGATATGTACTGGGATGGTCTACAGCTTGAAAAGAAGGTCACTGCTGACACAACTCCTTCTCAGTGGAAGCCACCGGGCTCTACCTCTATTGATGGTGGAATTATTCGCACGGGTTCTATTCAGTCAACTGCTTCAGCAAATGGTCTAGGTGGTCAGCCAGCATGGTCAATTAACATGGCTGGTAATGCTCAGCTTGGTGATGCGAATATTCGTGGACGCCTTGTTGTTGGTGACCCAAGCAACCCATCGGCAGATGGTGCTAATAGCCGAATTCATTCTGCTAACTATTCTGCTGGTACAACTGGATGGATTATTCGTAATGATGGGTATGCTGAATTCCGTCAGCTAGCAGTCAACTCAATCAAGGTTACCGCTTTTGACTCTCCATTCCAGAATGCAGCAAATGCCAAGTTGTTCGACTACATGCAGGATGCTACTCTATGGCTGACTTATGGTGCTGTGACTCAGAAGACCGACCCTGGTGCTTATTCCGCAGAGTCTCTATTTGAGTTCACTGGACCGGGTGTTGTTCTTCGTAATGGTACTGGTGTTCAGAGAATCGCTTATGACCCAACCATTCTATATAGAATTTCAGCCCGTATTCGTGCTTATGACGTAGCTACGCTAAACGCTAACTCTGGATTTGAAACTAACCTTACTGGTTGGTGGAATTATGCTAGCACAACCATTACACGTGATACCGCAAAGAAGTTTGCCGGTGTGGCCTCTATGGCTATGGCTCAGGCTGGTTCTTCTGTTGGTGTTTATGGTGCTGGAACAACAGTTTCCGTTAAGGCTGGTAGGACTTACACATTCAGTGCTCGTGTTCTACCAAATACCACAGTCGCTCGTGACAACCTCAAGATGAATATCTCGTGGCTGAATTCTGGCGGTACGGAAATTGCTGTAACCTATAATGACATGGCACCACCTGTTGATGGTTCTGGTAACCCAATTCCAATTGATGGAACAACTTGGGTCCAGTTCTCTTCTCAGGGAGTTGCCCCTGTTGGTGCGGTTACTGCCAACTTTGAGTTGCAGACTGGTCAGGCTGGAGTTGCCACGACTGGAACCTTGGCCTGGTTTGATGATGTAACAATCACCACCCCTCCTAGAGTAAAGATTGGTCTTTTCGGATTCGACAATTCAAGCAATATCATTGATTATGATTTTGTTGACCAGGCCACTACTCCTACCAAGATTCATGCAATGCCATCAGACTTGAGCTTGCTAGACGATTATGCGCCTAGCCAGTACATGATGGTCGCAAATGATGAGGAAGTTCAGATTGCTACTGGTTCATCATCTACTACTTCTGACTGGATTACTGTAACAGGTTATATCAAGGGTCGTGGTGGTTCTGGTGCTACTGGTAAGTTTGGTACTAATGCCCGAGCTGGAGACCCGTTCAATCCTGCTGCCTTTAACCAGGAAGTTCGATACATGGTTCCTTATGTGGAATGGGATATTGCGGCGGGTTCTAAGGCTCAGCTTGACCAGTTCTCTATTGAAGCATTCGAGAATGGTGCCCCAGCAAAGGTAGACACTAATGGTGAAGCGGCTACCATGAAATCTGTTTCTATTGAGAATATCCAGGATGGTACAGAGTTTGACCATGCTTTGAGATTCTACAGTGGAGAAATTGACGAAAAGCAGCCGGGCATGATTGGTCATATCACCGATGGTGAAATGAACGATGCTGGACATCTAAGAATTGTACCGCCGTTGCTTAACCGTCTATCCGACTACAATTCAGGACCATACATTGGTATTTGGGACCAGAACCCTAACTACCTATATGATGCTTCATTCAAGAATGGCATTACTGGTTGGACTGGAATGGCTAACACAACAGTTTCTCACGAGACTTCTGTTGGTAGAGAGGATACAAACGCTCTTAAGATTACAGCAATTGGAACTATCTCCAATCCGGCTACAACCGAATTGCTAGGAAAGTATTCAGTGTCTACTTTGGCTAATCAGGAATTGATTGGTCAGGTTGTTACCGTTTCCGGTTATGCAATGATGGGAACTGCTACTGGACGAAATGTTCGCTTGGTTGTTAAGTTCATGAATGAAGCCGGTTCTATGATTAACGGTTACTTCATTGAAAAGGCGGTAACAAATACTGCCTGGACTTACTATGCCTTCTACACACCAATTCCTGTTCCAGATACTTGTTACAACATTGAATTCTCATTCTCGTGGTTCAATGGTGCTACTGGTGACATCGTTTATGTAGATGACGTACAGCTTGAGGCTAACACTGACAAGACTGATTTCCGCTCTGCTTCTGCAAGTCGAATTGAGCTAAATGCGGAAGTTATCAGAAGTCGCGGTCCGATTATCATTGGTGATACTGACTTCAGTCTACCAACGAATGTTATTGGTTCAACTGGTAAGCCAGACGTCGGTAGCTACCGAGGAATGATTGCTCAGTCTGAGTATGGAACTGCCGGTTGGAGAATGGTTGGTTACACAGACTCTAATGGCACTCGTGCGTCAAACAGCATGGCGTTCTTTGGTCCGGATGGTGACGAACAGTCTAAGGTTATTCTTTATGGTCTTAATGATGCATCGTTCCCTGGACAGGTTGCCATTACAAGTCCTAATGGTGCATTTACTCTGGTTACCCAGCCAGCACCAGATGGAGCTTATCCATATGATGTAAGAGTTTATGGCTCTCTAATCGTTGATGGACCTCTTCAGTGGCAGTCTTTGACTTCCAGTGCAGTTACGCCATTCGACTCCGGTCGTGCTCTTGGTGTGGCAAAGCAGAATGGCATGTTGATTTTCCGTGGTGCTGGTTCATGGTCTGGAACGGCGGGTTCTTCGGGAACTGTTATTTTTACTCTTCCTGTTGGATATCGCCCTGCCTCTCCTCAGTACATGTGTGCTCTTATGTGGAATGGTAATTCATGGTCATCCGGTGTTGCTTTCCACGTCAAGACGAATGGTGAATGTATTCTTTGGTCTCCTCCTGAGGGTGCCGGTCTTGGAACTTCACTTTCAATTGAGGGTCTTCACTGTAACATGACAGCAATGACAACTATCACTCCTCCGGGAACTGATACAACGGCTCCAGCAGTACCTACCGGATTCGCGATTTCTGCGGTATCCTCTGGAACATCTACTGGTTCTTACAAGTTGTCTTGGACTAACCCAAGCACATCTGACGTGAAGGGTGTCAAGATTATTTGGAGGTCTGACCGTTATCCGACTGTAACAATCGCGGGTTCTGGTACAAAGACCTTGACAACTGATGGAACAGTCGTTACAGTTGCCGGTACAGCTTCACAGGCAAAGACATACACACACTCTGGTCTTCCAGTTAATAAGACCATTTACTACCGCGTGGTATCATACGATGCTGCCGGTAACCACTCAACGTATGTCAGTGCTTCTCGTTACCTACTTGCAAGCCCAATTACCATTAGCCCTTCTAGCTCCGGTTCTTACCGTCTAGGGTATGGTGGTATGTGGCGTAACGATGGTGACGAAGTTTACCAGGGTGACTGGACTGGAAACGACAACCACCGTGGTTTGTACTTCTACGGTAGCAACATCTACAGCAAGTTGTCAACGGGTGGTGTTGTTCGTACTCCAACCAAGGTGACAATTTACCTGAAGCGTCTAAATACTTCTCACGGTAACAATGCCGGGGTCGGTATTAATCTACGCGGACACCTTTACCAGAGCAAGCCTTCGGGTGACCCTGTGGGAGGTATGACTAACGAGGGAAGCGATGGAGACGATATCGTATTCTTGAGTCGTGGTGAGGCAGCAACGGTAACCGTTCCTTCTTCATGGTACAATAACATTGTTGATGCAACAGCCGCAAACCGAATTGAAGGTTTTGGTGTATATGGTAGCACAACCTCTGACTACGCCGTACTGTTCGGCAAGAGCAGTGGTTCAAGTTACGGAAAGCTAACTATCTACCACAACGGTTGACAACCCCTAGAGGGGTATGGTTATAATAGAAACAAGATAAAGAAAGAAGAAGAGAATTTATGAATGAAATGAAGAAGTTGCAACTAACTAATACTGCTCTTAAGCAGAGTCTTGCTAATAAGGTAGCTAATTATGAAGATGAGCTAGCTAACATTAGGGCTGAGGCTTCCATCTTGCTTGAGGAGCAGGGTGAGAAGATTTCTGAGCTTGAGCAGACTGGCGCTGACAAGGATGCTAAGATTGAGAGTCTTGAGCAGCGTGTGCGTGAGCTTGAGGGAGAATCTGCGGATGTGGCCGTTTCGTCGTAAGCGAGAGCTTCCGGAGATTCCCACTGATAAGACGGATTACCCATATGGCCTCTTTATCGTAACTGAGGCCGGGTATTTCCTTATCAGAAATGGTGAACGTCTTGGAGTAAAGACTACCAGGATGGCATGTAGTTGGCACTCACACATTTCTTTGTCGAGTGAGGCAGCCGTTGCCCATCTTCCTGTGACTGGCCATGTTGGATTCAGGGATGGTACACTGATTAGGAACCAGGCGGATAAGAGGGATTATCTGATTTCGCGGGGTTTGAAGAGACATATCGTTTCTCCGGATGTATATGAGAGATATGGTCTTGCAGAAGGAAACATCATTGTCGTCTCTGATGAAGAGGCTAATTTTCACAGTGATGGGGAGGTGTTGAGTTAATTGGCCGTTTCAGCATTTAAGGATGTTAATTGGGCTCCAAATGAATATCTAGCAACTGATAAGTTGAATACGATGGTCTCGAATACGAGATACCTCTTTGAGAGAGCACCGAAACTGTATTACAATTCTTATTCCATTAAGAAGGATACTGGAATTAAGATTGCATGTGGTACAGCAACAATTGCACCGAGTAAGGCGCATTACTATAAGAAGACCATCAATTTTGGAAGTTTCTTTACGTCAGGCTCTAAGCCAGTAATTGTTACTAGTGTTACTTCTCCGTATAACCGAAGGATTATTCTTTCGCATTATGGAATTCAGGGAGAGGGATATGTTCCCGACCATCGTGGCTTTATCGTAGTAGGAGCAACTGCAACTTTGGAAAAGTCCCACTACTTGTCAAAGCAGATTTACATTAATTGGATTGCAATGGGATATTGATTTTGGAAGGAGGCGTGTCTATGAAATATCTACCACTTGAAAAGTGGCATAGACGCGACCGCCGCCTGAATCCGAACGGTTATGTTCTGGTTTGGGTGCCTGAGCACCCTAAGAGTTTTTCGGGCGGATGGTATTATGAACACAGACTTGCAGCAGAGAGGAGCATGGGTAGAATCCTTAAATCATGGGAAACTGTGCATCACATTTCTGGAGACAAGACAGATAATTCGTGGTACAATCTGTTCGTATGCACAAGAAAGGAGCATGACCGGGCTGACCGGTTGACACCAGCACTTGTGTAGTGTACAGTTAGCTTAGTTGTTCAAGAGAGCCGGGGGGATTCCTCGGCTCTCCCTTTTGATGGGAGAATATATGAAGTGGGCTTTTATCAGTGACCTACAGATTCCGTATCACGATAAGAGAGCCGTAGACCTTTGGTTCAAGGCTATGAAGTGGTGGAAGCCAGATGCGATTGATATTCCTGGTGATATTGATGACCAGCTCGAATACAGTCGATTCTCGGATGGTACTACTGATGAATTCTTTAATAAACTAAAGAAGGAAAAGCAGCTTGAGGAAGAGTCTGACGCTGACTTTAGGGCCAGGGTATCGCCTCTGCCTTTTATTGCAGAGTATGCGAAGGAGGCTCGAAACTTTTATAGTCGGGTTAGAAACGACCACCCGAATGCAGATGTTCATGTTAGCCTAGGCAATCATGATATTAGGGTGATGAGTTATATGGACAAGAAGGCACCAGCCTATCTAGACCAGATTACTCCCAATATGCTTTGGGGTTTGGATGACCTTGGTTTCACATATAGAAATTATGAACTCCCTCCGCTTGAGCGATTTGGCGGGGTTTATGTTCATCACGGAAATACAACTACTACCACAGGTCTAGCAGTAAAGACGGACATTGAGAATTACAATATCTCTTTGGCCCGTGGACACGACCATCGTGGTGGTGTAGTATATAAGTCATACCCAATGACAGGGACCACACTGGTTGGTCTAGGCACAGGTCATATGTGTGACCCTAGTGCATATGGATTGAAGTACACAACCAATCCATCATGGGAACTTGGATTCGGAATTGGCCATGTAATTGATGGAGTTCCCAATCTGCAATTCATTCCCATCTCTCCGGACTACGTTTGCGTAGTTGACGGAAAGGTCTTCAAGGGGTAGTTGCCCTTAGAAGATGTGCTCTGCTATAATGAGCATAGATGAAAAGTAAAGGAGGTATAACCTATATGGCTTATGCCAAGTCTCTACTAGCAGTTCTTGTTACCGTTATTACGGCTGTTGTTGCAGCGATGACTGACAGCGTTGTTTCCAATGTTGAATGGATTAACGTTGCTATCGCTGGTGCTGGTGCTGCTGCGGTATTTGCAGCCCCAAACGTTCCTGGTTCTCGTTACACGAAGGCGGTTCTTGCAATTATCACTGCTGTTCTAACCTTCCTTGTAACTGTAATTACGGATGGCGTATCAACCGCTGAATGGCTTCAGGTTCTTGTTATTGCTGCCGGTGCCGTTGGCGTCTATGCAGTACCTAACAAGCCTACGACCACGATTGGTCAGCCTGGTGTACTGTAATAAATGTACAGGTCGAGTAATGTTCGACCGCGTGTTTTCTGATAAAGGACACGTAGAACTGTTTTGCATCATTTGCGGTAAGCGATGGATGCTTGATAAGACAAAGAATAGGTTTGCTGCATGGCTATGGAAGAAGGAACAAAGCCACGCCACAGCCGCAAGCGACGCAAGGCCCGTCTGAGATACTTTTATCTCAACGGGGATTTGCACAAAGTCCTGAGTGTCACACGTGCTCAGGACTTTGCTATTTGCTGGAACTTTCGTGAAGGCAAGCGTGCTGGTTATATTTGGTCTGACCTTCGAAGAAACGCTGAACGTGCATTCAAGATGCAGGAAGTCAGTGCTATGATTGGAAGGCATAGAGTAAATATTGAGCGTGATATTCTGGCGGGTAACATCAAGGCCCCTCAGAGAAGTTATACCCTAGACGGAAATAAAAGACCGCTTTACTACTTTTTCTCCGAAAAGGATGTACTTGATTTGCATGACTATCTACTGACTATCCATATTGGAAGACCCAGAAAGGATGGTAAGATTACTCCAGCAAACATGCCGTCTAAGACGGAATTGCGAGCAATGATGCGTCATGATATGGTAACTTACGTAAAAACAGAAGGCGGAGAGTTCGTTCCCGTCTGGAAGGAGCAAAGTTGGTAAAGGTTAAGCCTGTTACATATGAGCCTATCGCTGATGAACTCAACGGTAGCGTAGCCCTTTTGCAGGCGGCTTCCGCACTTGACGCTGCGGTCTATCTTGCTGTAGAGTCAAAGAACGTTGAAAAGTTGATGGATGCTGTTGCCATGTGGATTGGACTGGCAGAGCGTCTAGGCATTGAACTAGAAGACGATGCTTCAGAAGAATCCGAGCCAGGAAAGCGGCGGGATTTCGGATTCACAAGCAATATGTCTAAGATTGATGAACCCATTAAGGAGGTACTTACAGAAGATGCATGAAGTTGAGAGCACTGAGAAGACACCTACTCCTCACAAGGTTAAGGTGATGGTCGGTTATACTCGGAACATGGGTAACTTTGAGTCTCTTCGTCTAGACGTTGGTCTAGAGGTTGAGGGTTATGGTAACCCGAATCCTACGTTTGACAAGGCGTATGGTTGGGCTGAAGGAAGGCTGCTTGCTCACCTTGATGAGCTTGAGTCTGAAATCAAGGGGATTAAGGAGAAGTACGAGGACTGATGGCCGCAAAGAACACGCAAGCGCAAAATGCTAATGCTCTGATTACTCTTTATATCCAGTGTTTTACAGAGAAGTATTCACGAAAGCCTAACATTAACCGCTATCGTGTTAAGTGGGGCTTTCAGGATATGGTAGAAGACCTGGGGTATGGTCCGGCCAGAGAGGTAGTTGAATACTACTTCAAGACAGCGCGTCAGGGCCACCAGGTTGAATTTCTTCTAATGAATTACGAAAAGGTATTCGAATTCATGGAAGAGAAGAAGAAGGACGAAGAAAAAAGGGCTGAGCTGCGAAGGCAGACTGAAGAGAGAGTAAAGGAGCTGGAGTCTAAGAATGACGGCTGAACTTAAGGTAATTAACGCAGTCTGCAAGAACAAGGACATTGGTGTTCTATTCGCGGACAATGTAGACGAACTATTCGATGCATATGGTGATGTTTGGAAGAGCATCAAGTCTCATTATGAGAAGTACAAGTCTGTACCCGAGATTACAATTCTCCAGGAGCGTTTCGATGACCTGGAAATCATTGACACTAAGGGTGAGACGGAATACTACCTTGATGAGCTTAAGACCGATTATATGAATTCTCGGATTAAGCAGATTGTATCCAAGGCTGGAGCGGCTATCCAGTCGGGTGAGGCTCCCGGCCGCATTATCGATAAGACGAACACTGCTCTGGCAAAGTTGGGGCGATTCGCAAATAACGTGCGTGACGTTGATGTCACAGATTTCGCGGCGGCTGAGCAGCATTTTCAGGCTGTCCGCGACCGTAGTGCAGCAACGGGTAGTCCGGGTATTCCTACATCGTTCAAGTCTATTGACTCAGTGTATCCAACCGGTATGGCCCCTGGTCACCTTATCGTGGCTATTGGTTGGCCGGGTAAGGGTAAGACTTGGTTCACTTCCTATCTCGCCTGTAAGGCATGGGAGCAGGGATTTAAGCCAATGATTGTCTCTCTGGAAATGTCTCCAGAGAATATGCGTGACCGAATTTACACCATGATGGGTTCTGGTCTCTTCCGAGCCTCCGACTTTGCCAAGGGAGATGTCAACATTGACGACTTCCATGCTTGGGGAAAGCGAAGGTTTGATAACAAGGGTGGATTCGTGGTAGTATCAAATGAGGGTCTTAATGATGTGACCCCTAATACGGTTCAGGGTAAGATTGACCAGCACAAGCCGGACCTGGTAATCTGTGATTACCACCAGCTATTCCAGTGCAATAGTAAGTCTAATAGCCCTACCGAGCGTGGTATGGCGGTTTCGCGAGAGTTTAAGATGCTCGCTGTTACCAATAATATCCCGCTGATTGATATTACGGCGGCTACTCAGTCTGACCTTTCCGACCGTGACTCTCCTCCGATGATGAGTCAGGTTGCTTGGTCCAAGGCTATCGAATATGATGCCGATATGGCTTTCGCTGTCCACCGTCATGAGGAATCTGACCTGGTGGAGATTGTATGCCGAAAGAATCGTCACGGTAGCATGTTCGACTTCTATCTTGACTGGGATATTGACCGTGGTGTCGTGAACGAGAAGTTTAATCTTTGAGACATGCACAAGACGATTAAGAGATTCGGGCTTGAGGGCAAAATTGGCGACGATGCTGATTTTGCCCGGCTCCGTTCTCAATACGAGAGTATGATTGTTAAAGAAATGAGGGAGCTTGGTTATGTACCTGTACTAGACCTTGGTCCCTATTGGTCAACATCCTATATTCGAGAGGAATCTAGTTACGACTTTATCCTGTCGGTATATGGAATTTACGTCGGAAGGAGGCGTTCATGGGAGGTAGAGGGGATTTCGAATGGGACAGAACTAGGGAGACCTACACCCCCAACCAAGTCGAAGCCACAATCCGGGCCTGCGGAGTAGATGTTGAGGGCGAAACACATAACGACTTCCTGTGCTTCTGCCCCTTTCACGGAAATCGATTCAGTCCATCATTTAGTGTTTCCAAGACAAGTGGTGCTTATATCTGCTTCAACCACTCTTGTGGAATGAGCGGAACTCTAATTGACCTAGTCAAGAAGATTCCAAAGAGAGATGGTACATTCAGAAATGAATTTGCTGCTCGTAGGCTTATACTTAAGAAGGGTAGCGAAACGGAACAGGCTTTTGTAGACCAGATTGAAAAGTTGCTTGAGCCTGTTGTGGAGTTTCCTGAATTTCCTCAAAAGACGTTGGACCGAATGTATGATGACTTCTGGCAAAATCCGGAGGCGGTTCGGTACATGGTTGAAGAAAGAGGATTTGAAGAGGAGACTCTAGAATATTTTCGCATCGGATTCTCTGCAAAGAAGGATATTATTGCGGTTCCTATGCATTCTCCTAAGGGAATTCCGGTGGGTGTTATTGGCAGACCAGCCGACAAAGAGAACAAGTTCTTCAAGAACTCTCAAGGTCTCCCAACAAGTAAGACTCTCTGGAATATCCATAGGGCTAAGAAGCATGGAGAAGTTGTTGTTGTATGCGAAGCGTCTTTTGATGCAATGAGAATTCATCAGGCGGGCTTTCCGAATGTCGTTGCCTGTCTTGGTGGTAACTTTAGTCCATATCACTTTGAGCAATTGAATCGTCACTTTAGTCGAATCATCATCATGACCGACTTTGATAAGAAGGAAAAGCACATCTACAGAAATTGTAGAAAGTGTAAGAGAAAGGGTTTGAACCTTTGCGTGGGACACAATCCAGGCCGTGACCTTGGTGCTACAATTGCGGCGGGTCTTCACAGAAAAGATGTCCTTTGGGCTTCTTACGAAGAGGGAATGGTATACCCTGGTATGGCTAAGGATGCAGGAGATATGACGGATGCAGAAATCCGGCAATGCCTCAAGAATGCAGTCCAGAACTTTGTTTACGAAGGCTGGCAACTGTACTGAGGTATGGGAGGAACCTTCCTCCCAAGCTTGCCTTTGCGGAAGCGAAGGTGGTACAATAGTAAGTAGAAGCCTCGGTAGTAGGCTCAAATATATAGGAGATTATAAAACAAATGGCAAAGACGATTAAGGGACTTGCGTCCATTCAGGCAAACCAGAAGGCACAGCAGGAGCGTGCTGAGGCAGGTAACCGCCCCAAGGCGGATTGGTTCAAGTTTCCAAAGGGACAGCCGAATGTAGTTGTTCGATTCCTTCAGGAGCTTGACCCTGGTATGGAGAATTACCGTGAGGACCGTGGTATTGGCTTCATTGCAACCGAGCACAATGCGCCTGGCCCTGATGGCTGGAAGCGTCGTGGACTCTGCACTGTTGATGATGGTGCGTGCTACGCTTGTGAGCGTCACAAGTTGGATTACAAGGCCGGTTGGAGGCAGAAGCAGAACCTTTACATCAACGTTCTTGCTGACCTAGGCGATGGCCCAAAGGTTTACATTCTTACTCGTAATGCGAATTCCGTTTTCGCTCAGAACCTTATTCAGGAGGCTCTTGATGAGGGAAGCATTACGAATGCAAATTACCGTCTGACCAAGACTGGTGAGGGAACTCAGACTCAGTGGTCGTTGAAGCGTCTTAAGGACGAGCCTTTCAATGACGAGAAGGCTGAGGTTTGGGACCTTGACCAGGCTGCCGTCCGTGAGGTAGAGTACGAGAAGCAGCCCGAGTATTACGGTGCTGTTGCGTCTGAGGACGATGCACCTGCTTCGGCTTCTTCTTCACCTTCTATGGCGAAGCCACAGTCTAACGCTGACGACGAGTGGTGATGTGATTTAGCTGGAACCCCCGCTGTTGATTCGGCGGGGGTTCTTTGCTATGATAGAACATGTTCGAATTTACACCAGAGTACAAGAGGTACATTGAGAGTGACAGATGGAAGCTGGTCTGTGCTCGGTATTGGGCTGTGTACGGCAAAAAGTGCCAGGCATGTGGCTCACGTAAAAACCTGCACGTTCATCATAATACGTATGAGCGGTTTGGTCGGGAAGTATTGAAAGACCTCACAGGAGTTTGCCAGGCATGTCACAGAGAGATTCATAGACTTCATCGGCGGGATAGACGAAAGAGCCTGAGGTCTGTTACACTAAGCTTCGTAAACGCAAAGAAAATTAGACGTCTGTGACCCATTAGCCTAGAAGTGTCACAGCAGATTGTTAGGAGAAAAGGCTTTGGCTTATACAGAACTGCATTTGCACGATTACTATTCAACTCTGGACGGATTGAATTCTCCAGACGAGTACATGATTCGTGCCAAGGAGTTGGGAATGACCCATCTCGCACAGACAAATCACGGTACCCTGCTTGGTCACCGTGAATTCCAGAAGTCTGCAAAGAACGCTGGAATTGTTCCGATTCTCGGTGTTGAGGCGTACATTTCGCCTACCGACCGATTCGACCGACGCGCAAAGAATAAGCGTACTGACGGAACGAACGTGTACAATCACCTTATCATTCTTGCTCAGGGTGAGACGGGAATGAAGACTCTTCAGACTCTCAATGAGAAGGCGTGGACTGAGGGATTCTATAACAAGCCACGTATTGATATGGAGCTTCTTGAAGAGCACAATGATGGCCTTATCATTCTTTCTGGCTGTCTTAACTCGATGCTGTGCAAGGCAATTGAGGCGGGTAACGTTGAAGAGGCTCACAGGATTGCCCTTGAATTTCGGCGGATTCTTGGTGACAGGTTTTACATTGAAGTTCAGGCTCACAACCCTGTGTATATGAACCAGGCTCTATTCGAGATTGCTGACAAGAATGGAATCAAGCCTGTTGTTACTTCTGACTGTCACTATGCTCGTAAGGAAGACCTTTGGATTGAAGAGGCTATGCTCATTCTGTCTACGAATCCAAAGTTCAGTCGAGACTTTGACTTTACCAAGTCTCAGAAGATGGACATGCTTGAGCGGTTCAATTATCTGTATCCAGACAGGGTCATGACCTTTGAGGAAATCCAGATTTACCTAAAGTCTGCTGAGGAGCAGCTTACGGATTTCTCAAGGAATGGTTTCGAGCGAGAGGATATTGTCAAGAATACAGAGGAAATTGCTTCTCGAATTGAGGAATACGCTTTCCATCAGAACCTTGACCTTCTTCCTAAGCCTAAGAATGGTAATCCAGACGAGTTGCTAGAAAAGAAGGCTCGGGCGGGTTTGCGTAATCGTGGTCTGGATAAGGACCCGGTATATGTAGAAAGGCTTGAGGAAGAGCTTGAAATCATCAAGTCAAAGGATTTCTCGACGTACTTCCTTGTTGTGGCTAATACGATTAAGTGGGCAAAGGACAATGAGATTCTTGTTGGTCCCGGCCGTGGTTCTGGTGCTGGCTCTCTTGTGAACTATGCTCTTGGAATTACAGAAGTTGACCCGATTAAGTGGGGTCTTCTGTTCTTCCGATTCATTAACCCAGAGCGAAATGACTTCCCTGACATTGATACCGACTTTGAGGACCGTAGGCGTAACGAAATCAAGGACTATCTTACGAGAAAGTTCAAGCACGTTGCCTCTATTGCCACGGTTGGTTATTTCAAGGATAAGGGTGTTGTTCGAGACGCAGCACGAGTGTTCCGAATTGACCCGGCTGAAACAGATGAGGCGTTGAAGACCATCGCCACTTTTGAGGAGTATCAGACTTCAAAGGCTACTGAGGGGTATCGTAAGAAGTATCCTGAGGTAGAGAAGTTGGCGAATGAGCTTCGTGGTCGTATTCGTCAGACTGGTATGCACGCTGCTGGTATTGTTATCTCTAAGGAGCCGATTGCTAACTTTGCTCCGATTGAGACTGCTGCTGACCCAAAGGATAAGACGGCTCCCCGTAGGGCTCTTGTGGCTCTGGATATGAATGAGGCTGCTGACCTTGGTCTGATTAAGTTGGATGCACTTGGGCTTAAGACCCTTTCCGTGATGGGTGATGCGGTGAAGATGATTGAGCAGCGTACTGGTCGAAAGATTGTCCTGACTGACATTCCTCTTGAGGATAAGAAGGTTTATGACATGATTTCGGCGGGTCACACAAAGGGTATCTTCCAGTGTGAGGCTGGTCCGTATACAGGACTCATCATGAATATGGGTGGTATCTCCTCCTTCGCTGAACTTGCAGCCTCTAACGCTCTTGTTCGTCCGGGTGCGATGAATACCATTGGTGCTGAGTATATCGCTCGAAAGAATGGTGAATCTCCGGTTACGTATCCTCACGAGGATATGAAGTGGTTTACTGAAGAGACTTATGGTGAGATTCTTTATCAGGAGCAGGTTATGCTTACGATGACCGAACTTGCCGGAATGTCTATGGCAACCGCTGATAAGGTTCGTAAGATTATTGGTAAGAAGAAGGATGTCAGTGAATTTGAGCAGTACAAGGCTGAATTCGTTGAGGGTGCTTCAAAGAAGGTTTCTAAGGCTGTGGCTGAAAAGCTGTGGCACGACTTTGAGGCTCACGCTGGTTACTCCTTTAACAAGAGTCACGCCGTGGCTTATTCCATGATTTCTTACTGGACTGCATGGCTCAAGACGTACTACCCAATTGAGTTCGTTTACGCTATGATGAAGAACGAGAACGATAAGGATGTCCGTACCACTTACCTCATTGAGGCTAAGCGAATGGGTGTGAAGGTCAAGTTGCCTCACGTTAACCATTCCGACCTTGACTTCTCTGTGGAAGAGGATGGTATTCGATTCGGTCTTGCCAACATCAAGTTCATTTCGACCAATCTTGGTACCAAGTTGATTGAGGCTCGTCCTTATGAAAACTATGCTGCGCTTGAGGCGAAGGTTACTGAGAAGGGCAATGGGCTTAACATCAGGGTTCTCAAGGCTCTGAATGCAATTGGTGCAGCCACGTTTGCTGATAATCCTAAGCGAGGAGATGAGCGACACTTCTTCTATGAGTATCTGAGTATTCCCGCTTTCGAAATTCCTGACATGCCTGAGGGTGTTCGTAATCAGTTCACTCCATTGAGCGCTTTCCGTGAAGATGAAACCAGTATCATTATGGGAATGGTCAAGAATGTGAAGCGTGGAAAGGGATGGTCTCGTATTGAAGTTGTTGATGAAACTGGTGAGGCTTCATTCTTCCATAAGGAAGATACTCTGATTGCACCAGGTAATATGTACGCAATGCTGATTGCCAATAAGCGATTGGCTCGGTATGTTGAAATCAGTGATTTCGTGCGGGGTTCTTCGAATACATTCGTAAGATATGTATATTCAAAGAATCTGTCCCATGTGACAGAAGGCTTCTACTATGTAGTTTCCAATCAGACTCGTAAGACGAGGGCTGGAAAGAACATGGCCGACCTAGTCCTTGCGGATGGGGAAAAGAACCTGTATCCTGTACTAGTGTTCCCACAGATGTTCCACAAGGCTTATGGCTTCTGCAAGGAAGGTGGAGTTATTGAGGCAACTCTAAAGGAGACTCAGGACGGAGACAGTTACTTCCTTGACGAAGTAATTCCGCGCTAAAATGGCGGCCCTTCGGGGCCGCAAGCTTTAAGGAGGAAAATGGAAGAAACATTTGAGGTTGACCTTTCTCAATTCCTGGCTGCTATTATTGAGTCTATGGGTGGAGAAGTCAGGATTCCTTATGACACCCTGCAAAGTGATGCGAAGGGTATTGCCATCGATTTTGAAGAAGATGGCGCAATTCTTGTTCTAAGTCTAGTTGAGGAGATTCCATCATGATGGTCGAGTATAAGTTGCTGAGTGAAAAGGCTCAGGCTCCCGTTTTTATGCGGGATGGGGATGCAGGTGCAGATATCTGTACGACGGAGGCATTTGTTCTAGCCCCTGGTGAGCGCAAGATGGTTCATACTGGGGTGGCTATTGCTGTCCCCGATGGGTATGCTGCTTTCGTACATCCACGCTCCAGTCTTGCAGCTATACATGGTATCTCTGTTGTAAATGCGCCTGGCACAATTGACGCCGGGTATCGTGGTGAGGTTTGTGTAATTCTCATCAATCACGGAGATGTTTCTATGGAATTCTCTGAGGGTCAGCGTATTGCCCAGCTTGTATTTCAGCGTGTTGAGCATCCAAGTTTTGTATTTGTTCGTGAATTTACTGATGACCGAACAGAGCGTGGAACTGGCGGATTTGGCTCGACGGGCACGGTCTGACGTAGTACAATAGAAGTATGATGAACGGCTACTTCCTCAGGGGAATCACAGAAGACAATATTCTTGTTTTCAGAAGTGATGACCCTGAGGAGCTTCTACGTATTATCAAGCGACTATGCGCCAGCCGCGATAAACAAATTAGAGCGCTAGCAGAACAACTAGAAATTGACTGGAACAGTCGAGAAAATACAAGAAAAGGTAATAATAAAACTAGATGAGTTTCGAAGATTTTGTTTCCAAACTGGACCCCAAGACAGCTAAGCGTCTTCAGGTTGCTCAGGAGATTGAGACTACTCAGCTCCCATTGGCAAGTATTGGTCTAACTCATGCTCTGAATGGAGGAATTGGCCAAGGTCGCGTTTCGACATTCTACGGCAATCAGAGTAGTGGTAAGTCCCTTGTTCTTATGCAGACGATTGGTCAGCTACAGAAGCAAGGATTTGTATGTGCCTATGGAGACGCAGAGGGCACCTATACAAAGGAATTTGGAAAGCGTCTCGGAATCAACAATGATGAGTTGATTTACGTTCGTAAGAAGTCTACTGGTGCAATGACGGATAAGATTATTCCGCTAATTGAGGCTGGTGTAGACTTCCTTGTGGTCGATAGTATCAGTGACTTGCTTCCAGAAGTATTTGTTGGAACTGATGGTAATGTCAAGGAATTTGCTGATATGAAGCAGATTGGTGCTCACGCAAAGTCTATTACAGCAATGTTGAATGCTATTCACTATGCTAACGAAAAGACGGCGGTGGCCCTTATCAGTCAGACCACAACAAAGATTGAGAACACCTACGTTCAGCAGGTTCCTCACGGAGGCCAGAAGGTTTTGTTTGGCTCTTCCCAGATTGTTAAGTTGACATCTAGTAATACGGATGCCAAGCAGATTAAGGGAATGGTCCAGCAGGGTGATAGGCTTGTTGAGAAGCCAATTGGTCGAAAGGTTGATTTGCTTGTAGAGAAGAACAAGTTGGGTCCTCAGCATCGTCGTTGTTCATACGACATGTATTACGACGGCCCGGCTGTAGGTGTTGACCTTGCTGGTGAGGTCTTTGATATGGCTGTAGACTTTGGTGTTGTAAACAAGTCTGGAGCATGGTACGATTACCAGGATAAGACAATTTACACTCAGGGTCGTCCAGCGTTCCTTGAGGAGATTAAGAAGGATGATGAGCTGTACTCTCAGTTGAAGAAGGAGGTTAACATCGCTCTAAATGGTGGTGTTATTGACGACGAGTGAAGTTTAGTGATTTCGTTGCTCAGGAACAAGAGGCAGAGGCTCCGAAGGGAATTCCTGTTGATGGTGGCTTTAGCTGTCAGACATGTTATGAGCAATGCGACGAGGCGGAGTATTTCCGCATTGAAAAGATTTTGAAGTGGAAGTGTTCGGAGGGACACATTTCCTATGTTGAGGACTTTATTCTCTGAGATAGTGGAGAATGTCAGTTTGTTTCTCAGCGGTATGCTTTTGGGGGTGGCTTTGGGAATCATTGCCACCCTCATTGGTGTTACGGCATATATGAATAGAGATAAAGAATAATGTGGTGGTCGTGGGTTTTGACCGCAGTAGGTGTCACAGGTCTATATTTTGCTGGCAAGAACAATAAGCTCGGATGGGCTATTGGAATCTTTGCCCAGACCTTGTGGACAGCATATGCTCTGACTACAGAGCAGTATGGTTTCCTAGTATCAGCCTTTGCGTATGGCTGGGTGTATGTGAAGAACTATCTAGCTTGGAGGAAAATTGAGCGAAGCGGAAGAGATTAAGCGAGATGGCGCTATCCCGGTAAAGAATTCCGGCCGGGGTATTCAAAAGGGCGATGCCATCCTTGAGCCATTTCTGGTAGACTATAAGGAATACAGCAAGTCCTTTGGTGTAACTCAGGAAATGTGGGCAAAGGTTTCTACAGATTCAATCAAGAATGGTCGTAGGCAGCCAGCCCTTAAGTTGGTCATCGGTAAGGAAGGCGAAGTTAGAACCCGCCTTTGGGTTATTGGTGACAAGATGTTTCATGAGATGCTTGAGGCATGGAGGGAAAAGTATGACGTGTGAGTATGAAGATGGTTGCTGTGATACTTGCGACGGAAAGGGAACATCATATGATGAGCAAACAGGGGGCAAGTGTTGGGATTGCTATGGCACTGGCCACGTTCATGAGATTGAGGTAACCTTTAAGCAGAGTGGAGTAATTACAGCAGAGCAAATTAACCGAGCAATCGGACGTAGTATTCAGCAGAGTCGGAGGTTCCAGGGTTGAGTGACGAAAACCCCCTAGAGACTGTGTCGGTCATTACTGAATTCAATGACCTGACTGAGTTTATGCAGGATGACCAGCTAGATAGAGCACTAGAGCTAGCCATTCGATGCATTGCGCAACCAGATGTTGCAGCGGTAAAGGCTCCGAAGTTGATTGTTGAACTACAGGCAATCTCTTTCAAGTTTGCGGTAAAGGCTGTTGAGTATGCGACCATTAAGAAGGACCGGGCTGGTACTGATAACAACCATCGAAAGAACGTTTATTATTCAACCAAGGAAGCGCTAGACCGATTGGTTGATGCGCTGAAGTACGCGGCTAGAGCTTAAACTAGTCAACCAGGATTATGCGTGTTATAATGGTTGTACAATAAATAACATTAAGGAAACAAATTGAAGCGAGAGATTGTACAGGGTCTCAAGTTTCGTAAGCAGCCTAAGGGATTTGACGCCAATGAGTTGGCCGATATCCTTGAGGCTGCTTATCTGAAGCAGCGACGCCCTGATAAGCATACACAAAAGAAGACCTTTTCCCCGAGTACAATTGGTTATGGGCATGGAACATGTCCTCGATATTGGTTCTTGGCATTTACTGGCGGGATGTTCATTGATTCCGTTGATGCTCTAGGGATTGCCAATATGTCCAATGGTACTCAGGCTCACGAACGTATTGAGAAGTTGTTCGATGATTCAGGTATCCGCCTTGGTAATGAAATTGAAGTCACGATGTCTGACCCGCCTATTCGTGGGTTTGCTGATGTTGAAATCAATTGGAAGGGCGAAGAGATTATTGGTGAAATCAAGACAACAAGGCAGGAAGCGTTCCTTGTTCGTCAGGCTACAATGAAGCCTACACCGAATCACCTGTTTCAGATTCTCATTTACATGAAGGCCCGTGAGCGTAGAATGGGATTCCTTTTGTATGAGAATAAAAATTCTCAGGAATTCCTTATTCTCCCAATTGAGATGAATGAAGCCAATTCAAAGATTATTGATAATGCACTGAATTGGATGCGAGAAACTTATAAGGCATACACAGAGGGAACGGTTCCTAATCGGCCGTTGCAGAAGCGCAGCAAGATTTGTAAGGCGTGCCCCTTCTATGAGTGGTGCTGGAGTGACGATTCTCCTGAGGGAACTATTGATATTCCTGTAATGGAGGTTCCAAAGATTTGAGACCGTGTGCATATGCTGAGTGTGGTCGTTTGTTTGAGGCAAAGACGCATAATCAGCGATATTGTTCAGACGAATGCTGCCGCAAGGCAACCAATGCTCGCTTGATGGAGCAGTATTATGAAAAGAAGGCTCGAAGGCAGGGCCACATTCGTGTATGCAAGAACGTTGGCTGCGAAACGAGACTGTCTAGATATAACGATGACAGTGAATGTCAACGTTGTGCTGCGGCTAAGGAAACAGAGCGCCGTAAGCAGTTGCTGAATCTTGTAGGAATTTAATATGTCACTTTTGGATTTGAAGAAAACCAAGGCGAGTAAGGTTATGGGCATCGACTGCTCAACCCACTCGCTGGCTTTTACAATCTTCTTTAATAGGAGACCTGTGAAGTGGGGCAAGATTAATTTTGAGGGCTCCGACGTTTTTGAGAGGCTGGAGGATGCAGCAAATAAGCTGCGGGCTGTGAAGGACGAGTTTGATGTGGACTACATCGCGTTCGAGAGCGCCATCCTAGCCAGAACCAAAAATGCTGACGTGACAATCAAACTAGCGATGGTGTATGGTGCTTGTATCGCTGAGCTGATGAGAAAGAACGTTAAGGTGGTTACGGTGAAGCCGCTAACGTGGCAGTCGTACATTGGTAATCCAAACTTCAAGCCTGCTGAGAAGCTAGCTTTGAAGAAGGAGTTCCCGGACAAGTCTGCTTCATGGTATTCTACGAAGATTAGAGAGATGCGTAAGCAGCGTACGATGGACTACTTCAATAAGAAGTGGCCTCACATGGAGCTAACGGATAATGATGTTGGTGACAGTGCGGGAATTGCTTACTACGCCTACTACTCCTTGACCACTCGTGGTAGAGTAGATTAAAGGTGCTGGGGCTCGTCCCCAAGCTTTAGGAGGAGAAATGTCAGATTACATGGATTGTGATGCCTGTGACTGGGTTGACATTGAGGTAGGGATGCAAATGGTTCGTCCCGACCATTTTTGCCGGGTTAAGGCTCATAGAATCGATGCTTATGCATATTATGATAATCTTAGGGGCCAAGAGCTGATTGATGCCGTTGAAGAAAATTGGCCACCGTTTTGGGATGAGTCATTGGAGAGTATCGAATGATTATTGTGGGAACGGGTCATCGGCCCGAAAAGATTACCGATAGAGATTGGCTTCTGGAGCAGATTACCTATGTGTACATGCTTGCCGGGGCTGAAAAGGTAATTCAAGGTTGTGCTGCTGGTGCAGACCTTCTTTTGGCCAGGGTTGCATATGTTATGGGAATCCCTTACGTCGCAGCTAAGCCTTGGGAGAATCATAAGGCCAGAATGGGCGGGTCTTCTGGATTCAAGAATGAAGATGCTGTCGTTTATGACAAGATGATTAAGTATGCTTCTGAGGTTGTTAATGTGACTGGGGAAATTGACTATCCCGGTCCGTGGGCGTACTTCCGTCGAAATGAATGGATGGTTGACCAAATTACTCCAGAGACGGGAATCGTTTTGGCTGTATGGGATGGAACCCCTAGTGGTACGTCTCATTGTCTTGAGTATGCTAAGAAAAAGGGGATTCGAGTCTTCCAACTTGACCCCAAAAACAATAAGGTGATTGGATGGCTAAAGCAGTAAAGAAGTACCTTTCCGAAAAGTGGCTCTATAGACAGCATGTCGTTTTGCGCAGAAGCCCAGAGTCCATTGCGGAAGAGTGCAGAGTTGCGGTAAGAACTATTTACCGCAAGCTCGAAGACCTAGAGAGAAAGAATAAATGAGATATACAATTTTTAGTGTAGACAATTCACGTCAACACTATATTGAAAAGATGAGACATCAACTTCGTAACGAGGAATATGTTGAAACGGAAGTTGTTGATGGTCGTGACCCTGACCAATTGAGGCGGGCGATGAAGAAGTATCCTTATGAAATTAACTACGATGCCAAGGTAGGTCATCTAGGTATTTGGTACACAGTTCTCAATGCTATGGAACATGCACCAATTGTAACCTTTGAAGATGATGCTATTCTGAATGATGAGTTTATGACTCATTTTAATTGGCGGATTGGTGAGCTTCCCGGAGACACAGATTTCTTCTCGCTGTTTCTTCCTAGAGACAGTGACCATCTGTACACTGAAGACAAGTCTAGAGGCAATTTCATTTGTGAGACATATCAGAGATATGGTGGAGTTTCTATGCTTCACACAATGCATGGTCGAGATATGATTAAGGAATTGCTCAAGAGGGATGGCATTACGGGACAGTATGATGACACTCTCTATATGTACGCCAAGAAGGGCGAATTGCGCGGGTATTGTTCAAAGCCTAAATATCCGGACCTAGTTTACATCTCAGGCTTTGAAGAAAGCATTGTTCAGGAAACGGAGAATTATAGATGAGAATGCTTGTAATTGTTCCTACACGTGGTAGGCCAGAGAACATTGTTCGTTTGGACAAGGCCATGCTTGACACAGAGGTCGATGTTGAGGTAATGTACTGTGTTGATGAAGACGACCCGCGACTGGCAGATTATGTCAGGACCGGAATTCCTCTAGTGGTTGGACCCAGAAAGCGACTCGTTGGAACACTGAATGATGTTGCCACACAGTTTGCTGACGATTATGATATTGTTGCCTTCCTTGGTGATGATGTTCTTCCTAAGACTCATCGTTGGGACAACATCCTTCGTGACAACTTCAAGCCAAACATGGTAGCCTACGGAAACGATGGTCACCAGGGAGAGGGTCTTCCTACGGGAGTGTTTTTGGATGCTCGCATCGTAACTGGACTTGGCTACATGGTTCCGCCAACATTTATTCACCTCTTCGCAGATAATTACTGGAAGACGTTGGGTGAGGCTCTTGGAACCTTGACGTATCTTCCGGGGGTTGACATGGAGCATCTGCACCCTTACGCTGGTAAGGCAGAGCACGACGAAACTTATGCACAGGCGAATGCTGGTCCTGTGTGGGAGAATGATGAGCGTGCATTTAATGAATACGTCAAGAATGAATTGGCGTTCGATGTGGAGATTCTACAGCTTAATGAGTAACATTGTTTATACAGGTGGAACATTTGATTTGTTCCATGAAGGACATATTGAGCTTCTTCGCTCTTGTCATCGAATTGCGGCGGGTGGAGAAGTTATCGTTGGTTTGAATACCGACGAATTTATTGCAGCATTCAAGAACAATCCGCCAATTCAGTCATATCGGGAAAGAGCGCTTATGCTTGAATCTTGCCGATATGTTGATAGGGTTGTTCCCAACATCGGAAATGGTAGTTCGACTGTGACTATTCAGGACCAGATTGATAATGGTTCTGTAATTGACATTGTGGCTATTGGTTCTGATTGGGCTGGTCGTGATTATTATGGCCAAATGGGGTTTACAAAGAAATGGCTTGATGATAGAGATATCATCTTGATTTACATTGACAGAAGGACAGGAATGTCCACAACCAAGATTAAGGATAAGTTGAAGAATGCCTGAAAAGGGACAACACTACGCTCCCTGGCCTGAGGATGATAACTGGACGTATCGCGGAATTCCAGTTCCGGGTCGTCTAAAGGCTACATGGAATAACGTTTCTGGCCGGTGGTGGAGACAAGGCGTTGATGACGCTCTTGATAGGGAGGATTCAGAATGAAAGAACTTGTATTTGTTGACACTGAGACTACGGGTCTTGATGCATCGTCTGATAAGTTGGTAGAGCTTTCTTATGCCACGCTTAACAGTGACATTAAGACTCTGTACTTTGGTGTAACTGAGGTTCCGAGTTTTATTGATGACCTCACTCAATTCTTTAAGCGTGGTGTTGATAAGATGCCTCGCGCAACGAATGGAGAATTGCTTGAGTTTTCGATGGTTTTGGGAAATAACACAATGGTTGCGGCTAATCCAGCATTCGACCAGAGTTTCTTGAAGGTAAATGGGCTTTGGAATGCCCACTACCGAATGCTTGACATTGAGTCTTATGCTATGTCAAAGTTGGACCTGGACCAAATTCCCTCAATGTTCCAGATTGTTCAGGAACTTGAGAAGCGCGGTTACAGCTTGACACAGCCCGACCATTCGTCATACAATGACGTTAAGGCCCTACGTGAGGCGTACAACATTTTGAGGTATATGTAAATGATTATTGGCTTGGCTGGATATGCTAGGTCAGGTAAGGATTCGGCTGCCGATGCTCTAGAGAGCATCGGCTTTCGCCGTATTGCCTTCGCTGACAAGTTGAGAGAATTCATGTACGAGATGAATCCCCCACTGAATTGCAATGGAATGATTGTAAGTTTGCGGGATGTCATTGATAAGCATGGATGGAATGGATACAAGGAGACCATTTGGGCTCAGGATATTAGAAGGTGGATGCAGATAGTTGGTACTAACTGTGTTCGTGGTATTCTCGGAAATGAAATTTGGGCGGATGCTACATTTAATTCCATGTATATGGATAAGAATTATGTGGTGACAGATGTTCGTTTCATTAACGAAGCCAATGGTATTAGGCAGCGTGGTGGAAGAATGTATAGGATTGTTCGAGAAGGCATTGGTCCTGCGAATAATCACGTTTCCGAAACTGCCCTCGACAATTACGATTACGATGGATTCATTCATAATGATGGAACTCTTGAGGAGTTTCACGATAGTGTAAGGAGAAGGATTCTTGAGGGTAGGAGTTGACCTAGATGGAGTGTGCTACGACTTTGCACACTCTTTTCGCCGGGCTCTATTTGAGCTAGGCGTATACAATGACTATAAGGTAGTAGAAGGAGAGCCTGACAATTGGCACTTCTACCTTGACTGGGGACTGACGCAAGACGAATTTGTACAGTTTTGCCATCAGGGTGTAGACCGTGGTACAGTCTTTGGGTATGGCGGACCAAGGGATGATGCTCCAGCAGCTCTCAGCTTTTTGAGGGCGATGGGACATTCTATCCATATCGTTACCGACCGCTCTTTTGGTACGGTCCCTGAGAATTCCCACGATGTCACTAGAAAGTGGCTCTCCCACTTTGGGTTTGAGTATGATACACTTACCTTCTCAGCAGACAAGACGTGTGTTCCTACTGATGTCTTCATTGAGGATAAGTTGGAAAACTATGATGCGCTTGTTGCTGCGGGTGTTGACTGCTATCTTGTTGACCGACCCTGGAATCAAGATGGTGATGATGGTCGTAAGAGGATTAAGAGCATTCAGCAGTTTGCCACTATTGTGGGAAACATGACTGTTTGACTTTTCAGTCAACTAAGATTACAATTGTATCAGAAAGGATAATATGCCAATTTATACATACTGGTGTCAGTGTTGTGATGATGACCAAGAAAAGATTGTCAGCATTGATGACCGTGATAATCAGAAGTGCGAGGCTTGTGGCAATCGGCTTGTTCGAGCCATTGATAAGCCAGGCGCAGTTTGGGCACCGACTAGCACAGGCGGAGGTTTGAGGGTATAATGGCACCTAGAGCAAAGCAGCTTGCCAATCCGAATGCGTGGTGGGAGCAAGCATACAAGAATCATCCTGACATTGAGGCTTCATTCGAATACGATTTCAATGGTGATGTGATGGTTCCTGGCACAAAGTTTAAGGTCAAATACCACAGAGGAGAGTTTAAGTTTCGTTGTTTGGCAACCAATAAGAGGACTGGTAAGGTCTGGATTGATTGTATGGAGATTGGCTCTGCATTCAGGAGCTTCTATCCCGAATCAATCAAGGGAGTTGTAAAGCCTAAGGTTAGGCGACGACGAACAAAGAAGGCATGAGGCGTTTTAACCTAGTAAGAAATGAAGATGAGTCCGGTGTCTCAGGCACCGGAACCGTCGCACAGGGAGTCCAGTTTGGTGATGGAACTTGTGCGATGCGGTGGCTAACCGAAACTGCTTCTACGGCAGTTTATGATAGCATCAGTGACCTTGAGAAGATTCATGGTCATGGCGGTAAGACCGTCGTAGAATGGATTGATACTGTAAATGTCTAATGAAATCGAATTGCTCGATAGATACGAGCAAATCAACAAGGTAGCCCAGATGTATATCAAGGGCACGACGAACCCAACTACTATTTCTAAGGAGTTGGGTATTAAGCGTGCTCAGGCAATTGAACTCATTGAAGAGTGGCGTGAAATTGCCAAGAGTAATGATGATATTAAGGACCAGGCTGCGGAAGCGTTGCAGGCTGGTATTCAGCATTACGCCATGATTACAGAGAAGTTGTGGGAAACCGTTGAGCAGGCTGATGCCGCATTCGATTACAAGACAAAGAATGCTGTGCTTAAGAATGTAGCAGACATTGAGGCTAAGAAGATTGATATGCTTCAAAAGGCCGGGCTTTATGATGATGCTGCCATTGGTGATGAGCTTGCAGAGATGGAAGAAAAGCAGGCTATCCTTATTTCCATTCTTAAGGAAGTTACCAGTGATTGTGAGCACTGCAAGTATGAAGTAGCCAGACGCCTAGCAAAGGTAACTGGTAAGACTGAACCAGTGAACATTCCTGGGGAGGTGATTAGCTAATACCCTGCCACCGAAAGGTGGTGGGGATATTGGCGTTTCTATGTCGAACTTTGATTTTAATGAGCTTCTGAATATGCTGGACGGAGAGGACTTCGAACAGCGTCCAGTCTCCATTGAGGAATTTGTACAGAGCGAGGATTACCTTAATCTACCTCCGCTTTCAGAAAATCAGTACAAGCTTATCAAGGCAAGCAGTCAAATTTACAAGAAGTCAACTTTGGCGGCTTTGTATGGTGAAGAGGCAGCCGAGAAAAGATTTGCCGAAACGATGAATGAGGTCATTTTCCAGCTCGGTAAGGGAAGTGGTAAGGGATACACGTCCTCTATTGCTTGTGCATATATTGTGTATCTTTTGCTGTGTCTAAAGGACCCGGCCAAGTATTATGGCAAGCCACCTGGTGACCACATTGCTATTCTGAACATCGCTATTAATGCTGCGCAGGCTCAGAACGTCTTCTTTAAGTATTTCAAGCAGCGTATTACCTCAAGCCCCTGGTTTGTAGGAAAGTATACTGAGAAGTCTGGAGAGTTCCAGTTCGATAAGAATATCTTTGTTTATTCTGGTCACTCTGAGCGTGAGGCTTGGGAGGGTTATAACGTAATCTTCGTAATTCTTGATGAGATTTCCGGTTTTGCTCTTGATTCAACTTCTGGAAATGAGCAAGCCAAGACGGCTTCCGCAGTTTACAAGATGTACAAGCAGTCTGTCACTTCACGATTCCCTGAGTTTGGTAAGGTAGTCTTGCTTTCCTTCCCACGATTCAAGAACGACTTTATCCAGCAAAGGTACGCTGATGTTATTGCGGAGAAGGAAGTAATTATCAGAAGCCACCGTTTCAAGGTTGACCCTGCACTTCCGGATGGAACTGAGGGCAATGAGTTTGAAATTGAGTGGGAAGAAGACCAGATTATTTCTTACCGAATTCCTAAGATTTTTGCTCTGAAGCGACCAACTTGGGAAATCAATCCTCTCATCAAGCTTGACGATTTGATGGCGGCGTTCTACGATGACCCCATTGACTCACTCTCTCGTTTCGCATGTATGCCACCTGACGCGATTGACGCGTTCTTCAAGGACCGTGCGAAGATTGAGCTAGCTTTTTCTAAGCAGTCCACTCTAAATGAGGACAACAGTTTCCGCCCGAACTTTATTCCGGACCCTGAGAAAAGGTACTACGTCCACGTAGACCTTGCTCGTGTCCATGACCATGCGGCGGTTGCTCTGGCTCACGTAGAAAAGTGGGAGCAGAGAAATATCGGTGGTAAGATGACGGAACCGGCTCCGGTTGTTGTGGTGGACCAGGTTCGTTACTGGACGCCTAGCAAGACGAAGAACGTAGACTTTACTGAGATTCGTGAATATATCCTGAGCCTGAAGAGACGCGGGTTCAATATCCGTCTCGTTACATTTGACCGATGGGAGTCTGCTGACACCATGCAGTACCTTAACGACCGGGGTTTGAAGGCTGAGCGTCTATCTGTAGCAAAGAAGCACTATGAAGACTTTGCGATGGTTATTGCTGAGCAAAGAGTAGTCGGTCCTAGTATTGAATTGCTTATCGATGAGCTTCTTCAGCTTAGGATTATGAAGAATGACAGAGTTGACCACCCAAGAAAGGGAAGTAAGGACCTTTCTGACGCGGTTTGTGGAGCAATCTATAACGCAATTGCCCATACACCTAGAAACCTAGATGAAACAGTTGAAGTGAAGACTCTTGAATCTGTCAGAAAGGAAATCAGAAGAAATTCTATCGAAGAGTATGAGCAGATGAAGAATGATGGAGTCATCCGACCACCAAAGAGGAAAATGCCTCAGGAGCTTGAAGAATTTCTTGCCAGAATCTCTACCGTCTAGGGGTTGACACAATCTGTGAGAGGAGTTAAACTAGAAACTAATTAACCAAATTAGTTGCAAAGAGATGAAGATTACTCTAATTAATACTAATGAAGTATGTGAGTGCGTGAGCAAGCACATCCCGAAGCCCAATAAGATGTACAGGGTTGACTACAGCGATGGATACGTGTACGTTTGTCCTACTGCCTACTACAACCTGGTGGCTTTGGAAGAGGAGTACGTCAAGTATGGTGGACTTCCGCCCGGCTCTGTTCGTAAGCACTTCTCTGAGTTCACACATGACCTATACAGACTCTTGACATGAGACCCCGTCCGGGGTTAAGCTTCTAGCAAGTCAAACAACGGAAGGAATCAAGAAATGTCTAGTGTGGAAGAACGATTCGAGCTTGCACGCAATGCTGTTGAGGCTGTATCTCAGGTTACGAAGGACATGCACGCTATTGGTGTGTATGATGAGCCTGAGTATCGAGCGGCTGCGGTATTGCTCATCACCTTGAGTCGTGCTATGGTTGTTCTTGACCCCGAGAAGACGCGGGATTACAGCAAGCAGGCTCTTGAAGAGGCTAAGTCTGATATCCTGAAGACTCGTCCTGACCTTGCCGGTTTGCTTGATGGTAAGAAGGACGTTGGGCTTGGTCAGTACCTCTGATTGCGCAAAGCGCGGGGTTGTGGTAGACTAAAAACATGAGAAGGCCACTCAACAAAGGCCACTGTGGATATAGTGAAGTGGTATAACGGGTGTTTTGGGAACATCTGACGTCGGTTCGATTCCGGCTATCCGCACGATGGGGGATGTAGAAGACCTCCAGGAGTATCGAAGGCCCCTAAATTAATGGGGAGCGCACCTGAGGATACGAAAACGATACACAGGGGACGCCCATCGCAGTATTGTGTCTCTTCTACAAGCTTCCGGGATGTAGCTCAGCTTGGTCAGAGCGCGCCGTTTGGGGCGGTGAAGTCGAAGGTTCGAATCCTTTCATCCCGACTTCCTGAAATAAATGCCATGCAAAGGAAAGAGAAATGAATGACATAATGACACGCGAGGACCTAATCCTTGCGATTGAGGCTAGAGACGGTTTAGACTGTTTCTTGTGTAAGAAGCCTTTTCTTGAAGGTGAAGAGGTTACTATTGACCACTGGTACCCACAGTCTGTAGCATATGCAGAGGGTTGGACGTATGAGCAGGTTAATGACCTTTCTAACCTTAGGAAGGCTCACAGACTCTGCAACACTCAAAAGAGTGACCTTGTTCCAAATCCTGATGGTACGCTTCCTGAGCGTCCACGCAAGGATAGAACAATCAGGGTGCCTCGTCCAATGTCATGTGATACCTGCATGAATGGTAGGATTCTTCTTCTTGGAGAATTCTGTCCGGATTGTAATTCTGGACCACAGCCAGCAAAGTTTCCTAAGACTTTGCAGAAGAGACCAAAGGAGTGTGACCACTCAAGGTTCCACTGCTGGATGTGTGTAATTGGACATATCCCTCGCAAGTCTGCAATAGAAGCGATAATTACTGGTTGAGCTTGACACCCCAGTCGTCAAGTGATAAGGTAGTAACACGCCTTAAGGAACCGGCGATAATGTTCCTCGCAGTTACATCTCTGCGACAGCAAAAGATGGCAATGCTCGCTAGCACAATTGGCAGTTGCACTCCGCTCTGGACGGAGAGGTTCCAGGTTCGAATCCTGGGCGGGCAGCAAGGTTGGTGAACCTTAAAATCACTTATGCGTCCGTAGTGTAGTGGTAGCACACGAGCTTCCAAACCTCTTAGTCCGGGTTCGATTCCTGGCGGGCGTGCTTGTAAGGAGGTGTTACGATGAGGCGTATCAAAGCGCTAATCAAGACACTAGTTGCTTCTAAGTTGTTCAAGGTAGCCCTTGACAAGTGGAAGCAAAGGAAGTATCGTAGTAATAAGTAAGAACAACGTTTTCGGGTCGGCAGGATGAGGGTTATCTAACCTACTATAAATTACACGCAATGGTAATTCCTGGTGGATTCCAGGGAGTGTGGTGACTATAACACTATCTCCCTCGCCAATCACATATCCGAATACATTGGGGTATAGCTCGGTCTGGTGAGAGCACTCCGCTGATAACGGAGCGGTCGTGGGTTCAAATCCCACTGCCCCAACTTTATGGGTCGGATGGAAACCTTTATCATAAGTTCAACTCTTATTATTCCCGCTCATGGGAATAGGGCGTGGTGCCCACTGGTTTACTGCAACATACCCATTATGGAAGGTCAATCCGATTGGCGACGGAACTTGTCTTGAAAACAAGCGAGGTGTGAAAGCCCTTAGGAGTTCGACTCTCCTACCTTCCGCTTTACCCTAAGGAGTAAAATTGACTGAGACAGAAAATGTCGGTCCTTCTTCCTATCAGCTAGCAATCATCCTTGCGCTTCAGAGCAAGCATGTGTATGCTAATACGGTAGATGAGAATGAGATTGCAAGACGACGTAAGGCAAGCAAGAGGGCGCGACTACAGCGCAGAGTAAATAGAAGGCTTGACACGACACGTCGCTCATGATAAGGTTTTAACAGTGCTGAGGGACCGGATGATTTCAGGTAGCACGCTGGTTGGGTATTTCCAGTCCTCACAAAATTCCCACATGCCTCGTGGGGTTGCTAGGTTGTGGCCACTCCCCTGTCAAGGGAGACATCAGGCGGGTTCGATTCCCGTACGGGGCGCTTTCGTAAATGAACAAAAGGAGTTATGCTGATGGCAGCACGAGTTAAGAAGTTTGACCTTGTTGAGCTTGACAAGGACGGCTGGTTCTCTGCTAAGGTTAGTGGAAAGTTCCGGGGTCTGGTCGAGAAGACTGGACGAAGCAATTACACACTTCATCTTGGCAAGGATGATGTAACTAACTTCAAGACTAAGAAGGCTCTTGAGACTTGGCTCACCGAGAAGTGGGCAGTTTAAGTAAAACAACAAAATATTGAAAGCGTTCGGGTCGGATGCATTCGTTTATCACTCATTGGCGACTAAATAACGATTGCTCTAACATATCCGTGCACAACTTCTAGCCCCTAAAGATTTCGGGTCGGATGTTCTTTGGTTAACTCAATTGGAATGAAAAGTTCTGGGTTCGAATCCCAGCGGGTCCACTCTTGGGCCTGTAGTTTAACTGGCAAAACTAAAACCCGAGGAACGCTTATATATCCGTGATTATCTTTAGGGGCTAAGCTTTTGTCTAGAAAAGGAGAGACAATGCCTCGCTACGAAAAGAAGCCCAAGATTAATGCCAACCTGGTTAAGCGCTATGACGAGGAGTATTACCGAGTGCTTGACGACAACGAAATGATGCTGCTAAAGTGTAAGGGCAATGTTCGGCCTGAGGGTCGGATGCAGGAAACCAAGACGCATATCATCAGCTATTACATTGAGGTGGATTAAATGTTGAACTGGCTAGGCCAGGATGTTAAGGTTGGCTCTGTAGTTTTTCGCGGGGCTCGACAAGGAAACTCTTCCAGTCACAAGATTGGTGTGGTAGAGTCTATTAACGAGAAGACGCGAAAGGCTCGGGTTGCCTGGAAGTACGAATGTGGTGGTCAGTGGATTCGACCTGATGGGGAAAAGCCCTACTTTGTTGAAGGCCCTTACAAGTTGAGTGACAAGTCAAAGGGGAGTCCTGACGTTGGTCCTCTTGTGGTTGTACCTCATGGCCTGCTAGCATCAGCAGAGAACATGATTCAGGGAGTCGAAATGGCCAAGGCACAGAATGTTCCCGCTTCCGAGTTTGACAACTTTGTTCAAATCTAATTGAATAGCCGGATGGTCTCCGGCAAGCTTCTAACAACAATATGCCCAGTTTGGGCCGAAAGGATATATAAAATGTCTAATGCACTTGGTAAGTACGCCGGTAGCCAGAAGGCTGCAAAGGTTGCGACTCCTCAGACAAAGCGGACTCCGGGCCGTACGGATGAGGTAAAGAACAACGCGGGCGGGTTTGTGTTTAAGGTTGACGACAAGTCTCGACTTGAGCGTTTCCTTATCCTTGGTACTGATAAGGGTACCTACTACGTTGGTGAGCAGAAGTTGACGGCTCAGAACGTTTCTTTCCTGAAGAACCTGGTTCAGAAGGATGAGCGTCTGGTTGTGGACACGCTTGTTGACGTTTCTGTAAATGGTCGTGCGCTTAAGAATTCTCCTGCGCTGTTCGCTCTGGCCACGGTTATGACGGAGGGCAAGGATAAGGCTTACGCTCGTGAGGCCGTTCAGAAGGTTGCTCGTACTTCTACCCACCTTTTCGAGTACGCACAGTACATCGATGACCTGGGTGGTTGGGGTCGTGCAAAGCGTCGTTCTGTCGCTGAGTGGTACGAGAACAAGTCTCTGGATACGCTTGCGTATCAGGCTGTTAAGTACCGTCAGAGGAATGGTTGGACGCACCGTGACCTGTTCCGTCTGTCTCACCCTCAGGGTGTGGACCAGGGTGTTGGTAACTTCATCCTTGGTAAGGACGCAGAGTCTGAGGTGGAAATTCTTAAGGGCTTCGCTGAGATGCAGTCTGCGACTTCGGTCAAGGACGTTATCAAGACGCTGGAGACTTTTAAGAACCTTCCGTGGGAGACCATCCCTACTCAGTTCCTCAAGGACGTGAAGGTGTGGAAGACTCTCTTCTACAATGGTCAGCTTCGTGGCCAGGCTCTCATTCGCAACATCACTCGACTCGCTCGAATTGGTGCGTTTGATGACATGGTTTTCGCAACTGACTACGCGAATGCAATTGCTAACCAGGAAATGATTCAGAAGACTCGTCTTCACCCAATCAACTTCCTGAATGCGGTTGTTGTTCATGAGTACGGTCAGATTGACCGTAACGGCTACAGCATGTGGAGTGCCGGACGTAAGAAGGATTGGAAGTCTAATGGAAAGATTGTGGATGCTCTCAATGAGGGATTCCACATGGCGTTCAAGGCTGTCGAGCCTTCTGGCAAGAGGACTCTTGTTGCGACTGACGTTTCTGGCTCAATGAGTCAGAGCGCTATCGGACTCGACCTTTCTTGTGCTCAGGTTTCTGCGGCTGTTGCTATGACGGTTGCTCGCACCGAGCCTTACAGTGACATTGTTGGCTTCTCTAGCAGCATTGTTGACTTGGGTATTACCGCAAAGAGTTCTTTTGCCGACGCAATGCGTAAGGTGAGTAACAGGAACTTCGGTGGTACGGATGCGGCTGCTGCAATTAAGTACGCTGACCAGAAGGGAATTCAGGTTGACACCTTCGTCGTTATCACTGATAACGAGACGTGGGGCGGAAGCCAGAAGCCTTTCCAGGCACTTAAGCAGTACCGTCAGAAGACCGGAATCGATGCGCGTCTAGCGGTTCTTGGTGTTGCGTCTACGGACTTCAGCATCGCTGACCCAACTGACCGTGGTATGATGGACTTCGTTGGTTTCGATGCCAATGCGCCAAGGGCTCTTGCAGACTTCAGCGCTGGTCGTATCTGAAACACTGCCCCCTCTTCGGAGGGGGCAAGCTTGTTTAAGGAGAAACATTTGAATGTTTATGTACAATGATGTAATGGTAAATTATCAGCAAAGAGTTGAGCATGATTATATGGACTTCTATGGAGATAGCTTTATGTCTCCAATGAAGTTGAATACGATGTCTCGTGTGGTCCACATCCTTGAAGTGAGAAGCTTGGATGTTGAGGTTACAGTCAACTGTGAGACTGGTTACGGCTTTTCTACGGCGGTGGTAATTTCAACGCTACTGGCAGCCCTGAAAAATATTGATGATGGCTTCATTTACAATCTAGCTCGTAAGAAGATGGAATCTCAGATGGGGTTTCAGGTTGACGATTTGATTCCTGGCTATGTTGCTAAGCCAACTGACGTAAGTTACAGTATGGACGGTGGAACGAGTTGGGATTTCACCATTGTTGCTTCTGTATGTCGTGGCCCCATTCAAAAGCCCAATCTGGTTTTGATTAAGCAAGAGGACAAGTTCGGTGGCCTTGTTTTGAGACTCGAATATTATTCCGGGGTTCACAAGGGATACATCGAAATGGATGTAGATGAAGACATTATGATTAATGGAAGTCAAGCCATGCTTCAGCAGGCTCAAGAGCTTCTATGGATTAGGGCATATGAGAAGATGCCTATGCTTGCACCAGACCTTTCCTATATGAGATACACTGAAGGTTTGCTAAATGGAGGAAAGTATCATACTGGAAAGTATCAGGCTCCGAAGGCTGACCCTTATTTCTCAGGTCCACTTGCACAACCGGCCAAAAAGGCGTATGGTGGTAAGGACAAGAGGGTTGATGAATTGCCGGGTGTCAAGGAAATGGTAAAGCATCCTGTAACTGGTAGTCGTGATACCCTGGAGAGAGTCATCATTAGTTTGAATGACTCATATGATTGGTCAAGAGAAGAAATCGCGGATTGGCTTGAGACTCTTGACATTGATATTACCTTTAAGACTAAGGAGATAAATGAACAAGATTGACGAGAAGGCTGAGGAGCTTAAGAAGACCATTGACGAGATTGGTATGTCGGTATACACTGGCTACACTCTTGCTGATGCTATTCGTGAAGGTTCTTCTGTTTCCGAGAAGGAACGTGGTTGGGGAGATGGCGCAACTGCATGTGCTCTGACCGCCGCTGTGATTGGTGCTAAGTCTCGTGGCTATGTCGATTGACATTAGCTGGGTCAGATGATAGTATGTAGTTAGTTGGTCGGGTAGCAGTGGTACTGCTCATAAAGTAGTCCCCTTTGGGACATGCCTGACTTATGGTCCCGTAGCTCAGTGGATAGAGCAACGGCTTGCGGAGCCGTGTGTCGGAGGTTCGAATCCTCTCGGGACTACTTTGCCCCTGTATTGGCCCGGTCTTCTAAACCAGAGGTGCATAACGGATGATGCTGGTTCGAATCCAGTCGGGGGTGCGCTATGAAAATGCTGCGAAAGAACTCTTCTTGGCAAAATTGGTCCAAGACATATGGCAGTCCTAGAAAAAGAAACGATAGGGCTTTTGAAAAGAGGCAGTGGGTGAGAGAATGCCAGAGCGAAAGCTGACGGTATATTATGAACTGAGTGATTCGGTAGATGAAGATGCTTTCTTTGAGCATGTTCATCAATTTTTTTGTAAAAATCCGAATGACCCTGAGGTGGAAGATTGTCCACTTTACGCAATGACAGCGCAGGACGTAGTTGAGGAAGAATAATAGGCGTGCTATCATGAGACTAAGAAAGTTTCATGGAGGTTGGATGCCAAAGAGAAAGTTTTTCTACGATACTGAATTTCATGAAGACGGAAATACCATTGACCTAATTTCAATTGGTATTGTTCGTGGAGATGGAAAAGAATATTATGCAGTATCGTCAGAGGCAAATTATAAGCGGGTTTATGAGAACAGTTGGCTCATGAATCATGTAATGAATACTATCCCATACATCGTGGTAGAAATTCCAAATGATGGTGGATATACAATTATTCCAACTGGTCCTAATGTGAAGACTCGTGCTCAGATTAGGGATGAGATTCTTGACTTCATCGGTGAAAGCCGAGGAGAATTTAATGACCCACATGGAGAACCGAAGGCAGAGCTTTGGGCGTGGTATGCTGATTATGACCACGTTGCTTTGTGTCAGTTGTTTGGTAAGATGATTGACCTTCCCGAAACCTTGCCGATGTTCACCAGAGATTTGCGTCAACATTGGGAGTACAAGGGGTATCCTGAGCTTCCAAGACAGCCTGAAGGAGAGCACAATGCTCTTGACGATGCTAGACACAATCTGGTAATGTGGAAGTATCTGGAAGGGCTTGATTGATGTGGAAGAGTACACGCTGACTTTGCAGTTGACTGTTAAGGTCGAAGCACCTAGTCTAGGAGATGCGCTAGACGCTGTGATGGACACTTTTGGTCCGGGTAGCACATGTGGCGCAGATGTGGTAGAGTATGAGGTACTTAAGCATGTTGAATCTAAGTGACCTTGAGAAGTCTGGACTGACTGTAAAGAAGTTCTGTGGACTAGACATTCAAGAAAATGTGGGTTGCACGGGAGAGGCTGTTGGTGATATGATTATTGAGATGGAAGACGAGAAACAAGTATCCATCCCAGTATGTCAGCAACACCTAGACCTGATTCAATCCGAGTTTGACGTCGAGAACCTAAGTATTTGACAAGACGTACGGACTCTTGCTATGATAGAAGAGTTCCTGGGGGTTTAGCTCATCGTAGGTAGAGCATCTGATTTGCAATCAGAAGGTGGCCGGTTCGAGCCCGGCAATCTCCACTGACCATATTTGGTCTACAAAGGGGGTGTACAGAATGTTGTACACACTACTAGTAATCTTGGTAATCATCGTTATCTTGATGCTTATCTTCTAAGGAGGTAAGATGAGAGGCAGCGATGTAGTATGGACAATTGCAGGTGTGCTGTTCGCAATTGCTTTGATTGTATGGCTTGCGGACAACGTAAGCTTCTGATACAGCGAAGCTTGGCTGGACCGATACGAACCCCATCGTATCCTACGAAAGTAGCCCGAGGGTTAGGGACCAGCATTTTGCTCCGGTAGCTCAGTTGGCAGAGCAGGCGGCTCTTAACCGTCGTGTCGGGAGTTCAAGTCTCCCTCGGAGTACGTATAATATAATATGCCCCCGTTAGAATAATCTGGCGGGGGTTTTCTTTTAACCAAAGGAGAAGTAAACATGTTTGGTCGTCGTAACAAGCCTGCCTTCGTTGCTGATAACACTAAGCGAGTTCTGAAGACTGTCAAGGTTATTAAGCGTGACCCTTCTACGGCTGCTGCGCCTGTTGACATGATTAAGAAGGTTGGCGTTTCCTTCGAGAAGAAGGTTGAGTCTGCTGTCAATCTGAATAAGAATGTCAGTGGTCCTTCTCGCGGTGTTGTTTGGAATGTAATTGGTCTGCTTGATGAGTCTTACTCTATGGACCCGTTTTTCTATGATGGCACTGTTCAGGAAATTGTTGACCGCGTCCTTGCTTGGTCTGCATCCGTTGATGCTGATGGTCTGGTGCCTTTCGGCGGGTTTGCTAACAGTCACGTTTGGCATGGTGACGTTGACCTGACGAACGTTAATAACGTCGTTGCTACAAATGGCTGGTCCCCGTGGGGTGGTACCAACCTTGCTGACTCTCTGAAGGCTATCCTTGACATGGTTAAGGACATGGGAGATGCTTGGCAGGAGAACCCCATCCTTCTGTTCATTGTGACGGATGGTATGCCTCAGAACCAGGCTCTTGTGAAGCAGTACATTCAGGAGCTTTCTCAGTATCCTGTGTTCATCAAGATTCTGCGGGTTGGAAATGACCCTGGCGCTAAGGCTTTTGTTGAGGACCTTGACAACATGAACACTGGTCGTCTGGTTGACAATGTTGAGGCTCCGGATGATGGTCTGCACAAGGGTATGTCTGATGACAAGTTCAATGCTGCTATGATTCACGACATGGACAAGTACGTCAATGAGGCTACTGCGGCGGGGCTGCTTAGCTGATGACAAACGAGCGACTTGATGATATGGTAGAAGCATGGCATACATCAGGTGATGAAGAAACTCGTAGTCTCCAGGAGTATCTTGGGATGAACGACTACGAGTTTCGCATCTGGGTTGTCACTGCAAAGATTCCACAGTCTTACCTTGACAGACATCCTGAGATGATGTAAGATATAAGAACAAGGCGTCGAAAGACGCTATGGCGGCTTAGCTCATCTGGTTAGAGCGTTCCCCTCATAAGGGAAAGGCAACTGGTTCGAATCCAGTAGCCGCTACTGCGCGGTAGTGGAGTTCGGTTCCACGCAGGGCTCATAATCCTGAAACACCGGTTCGAATCCGGTCTGCGCCACGGTCCTTTAGCTTAGTTGGTAAAGCGCGGGTGTGAAGTACCTGAGTCTGCGGTTCGATTCCGTGATGGACCACGTGGTAAATACAAAGAAGAATCCATTGCACAAGGCTCAATCAAGAATTGAAGCCGAAGCATGGATTGACAGCACTGGTAAGAGTAAGTATCCTGGTGAGAAGCTAATTATTCATCGTCAGGGTTCCGAGTGGCACGTATATAAGGGGTAAAGATGGGAATCTTCAGCAAGAGTCCGAAGCCTGTTTCTTCAGGTGATGATTCAACTGAGGAGGAGAAGGCAGACCAGAAGTTGAAGTTTGCTACGGCATCTGTTAGGTTTGGTCCTGTTGGTAAGAGGGAGAAGACATGGAAGACATCAGAACAGTAAGTGATGAGCGTCTTAATCGTCCTGGTCCGGGTTCTCTGACAGACGAGCGAGCGGCTGAAGCCCTTGGTCTTGACATGGATGAACTTATCCGTATCATGGATGTATGGATGGAGTTCGCTGGTGAGAACGCCAAGGAACGAATGAGGCGTCGCAACGAACGACTTGCAAACGCTCAGCGAACTGTGGTAAGGTAATCACATGAGTTGCTTCAAGGTCAGTCAAGAGAAGTTGAAGGAAAAGATTCCGGCCATCAAGGATATCTTTCTATACATGAAGAGTGAAGAGTTTCAGCGAGAGATGGAAGAAACTCTGAAACATCCGTCAACAAGAGTCAATTATCTTGAGTTGATGAAGCGATAAGTAAGACGCCCGAAAGGGCAATGGATGTATAACACGTAATTGGTAGCGTCGCGGCCTGTAAAGCCGTTGTCCGAAAGGGCTCTGGGGGTTCAAGTCCCTCTGCATCCACTGTGACTGTAGCATAACTGGCTAATGCACTACGTTGTGGTCGTAGCAAATGCGGGTTCAAATCCCGTCAGTCACCCCGGTCCTTTGTTGCGAGTGGTTAGCAATCGGTCTGCAAAACCGAATACGTCGGTTCGAATCCGACAAGGGCCTCTATACATTCCCCACCTGAATGTAGAGGGTAACCGAAAGTGTAAAAGTCAGCTAACTGACTGCCTGTGTAAGTGGAACGGGACGCTTCTAGCAGAGCGATTTGTCTAAAGGGATAGCCCGTAAAATCCTTTAGTGCCAGAGACTACAATGTGCTAGCATTGCTGGTAGTTCCGGGGAAGAGCCTAGTCAGCTTCAGCCGGTTTTGTTATAGTAGCAATAAAAGTAATAAGGTGTTTCACCAGTCGTCACCTTGTAAATCTAGGCTGGAGTAGCTAATCAAAGTTAGGGGCGTGGAGCCCAAACCTTTGAGAATGGCCGGGGATGGTTCTCCCTGCTGCGAATGAACCCTAGAGCGTAAGCTAGTTAATCTTACGCACATTCCCTCGTAGCTCAACGGCAGAGCAGAGAGCTGTTAACTCTAAGGTTGTTGGTTCGAGTCCAGCCGGGGGAGCTTGGTGGTATCGGTTGAATACCCACAAAGGATAATCCGTATATCCTGGTAGACGCGCTTTCGCGGCGGGTTATCTGAATGTAAAGGAGTCACGTCCAATCAACCACTTGCCTCTATGGTGTAAAGGATGCACAATAGTCTTCGGAACTATTAGTCCGGGTTCGAATCCTGGTGGGGGTACTTTAATAGAAGGAGATGAGATGCCGACTGTAAGAGTTGGAGAAATCGTCAAGATTACTGGTGGACAGCGTTCAGGCAACAAGGCTAAGGTCTTGGCTAACCTGAACGCTTTTGCAATTAAGGCGCAAGTTATCGGTGGTAAGCATGATGGTCAGATTTTAGAAAACGTCAGATTCAACCATTACGAGAAGGCTTGACACCAATCTTGGGCTGAGTTACACTTGGCTCATGAGCTTCTGAAGTTCAACGGATGAACAACTCCCTCCTAAGGAGTAGGCTGCTGGTTCGAATCCAGTCAGGAGCACTTCAGTTCTGGTAAAAATCCAGTCTGAGTTTATACAGAGTTTGGAAGGTAAGCCGGTTCGATTCCGGCAGACTGATGGGTCAGGGCGCGGTTCGAGTCCGCTATATAAATATGGGTGCAAATAGGGTAGCTCCCGCCGAGTCAGGTTCGAATCCTGGCACTCTGTATAAAGCTTACAAGACACGGGGGCTTGGCCCGTCCTCCAATCATGAGTCTTGGGTCTCAGTCCAATCGAGATTTAGAGTTAACGGGCTTGCCAGGGGTAGCTTGGTTTCGACTTTGCTGGATGACATATGAACGCAACCCTTCTTGGTCAAAGAAGTAAAACGGGCCAAAACAATAAATGCAAACTCTAAGAATGCATCTGCATACGCCCTTGCGGCGTAAGAGCCGGGTTTGTCGTTGACCTAGGAACAGAACAACGACTAGACAAAATGTGTAGATAATGTGTAAGACCCTTCAGTGTGATTGACATGGTTGTGTAACGGTTATATGCTAGATAGTAAAGGACGCGGGTTCGACTCCCGCCTACTCCACACAGAAAGATAAGGTAATGAAAGTAAGCAATCTCTACATCTACGGTTCCAGTGAGTTCCTAAGTAGACTGGAAGAAGAGTACGTATTCATGGGTAGACAAGTGAGGCTTGAGGATGGTAGGCTTATCGTATTCGCTCTTCCAAAGAAGCGAAAGAAGCGTAATGGTCCTCAGAAGGGTCGTCAGCGGAGACGTTGACAGGCAGGGTCGAAACCTGCTAAGGTATAATCAAGAGGTCAGGCAGTCGGACAAGGCTTAGGCGGGTGAGAGTAGTTCAAGCGGTGGTAACTTAAATGCCCACTTAATGATGCTCAACAAACCGGTGGGATGCGAGTGGACTAGTCCTGACCTCTTAAGCTTCAATCTGTGGATAACGAAAGGGGTCCGGCGTTCTGTGAACTGGCAGTCGGGTAGCCTGGCATGATACAATAAGCCTCTAGCGGGGCTAGTCACCCAAGAGTAAAGTTCATTGAGGGTGAGCAGATTGAAACCTCGGTTGCGAGAGGGCCAACGGGTATGCTAAGGTGGTGTACAACACCAAAGCACAAAGGAGATAGGAGCACCAATTAAATGGGTGCTGTGTATCGCAACCAAGCTTCCTTCGTAAGCTGTAATGTAGTAAACAAAAACACGAAGGGTATTAAAATGGGTTACATTGTTTTCGCTAGCATCTTTATCCTTATTGGACTGATTGCTTTTGGAGTCAGCTTCGCTGCACGAAATGAGCCGGGGGTTCGTAAGGGTGCATATGGTGTAGTTGCGGGAATGTTTGTACTGCTTCTGGTTACAACTGCTTTCAATTCTGTTACTAGTGTCGGTGCTCGTAGTGTTGGTATTCAGACCGCTTTTGGTCGATACCAGGGAACGCTTGACAATGGTCTTCAGATTGTTGCTCCGTGGTCCGAGCATGAGGATTTCTCTACTCGAATGCAGTACCTTGACCTTGACGGAGAAAAGTGGAGTGATGGTGCTCCGGTAACTTTTAGCGACGGTGGTTCTGGTGTTGTGTTCGCTACTCCTCGTTGGGAGATTAGCGAGAATGGTGCTGGTGACCTCTGGAAGAAGTACAAGAACTTTGATGCTGTTCGTGACCAGCTCGTTAAGTCTTCCGCTAAGGATTCTTTCCGTGCAGTCATGACTGACTACAGCCCGAATGAGGCTCGTGCGAAGGTGCGTGAGGTTACTGCTAAGGTGAAGGATGACCTTCAGAGTACCCTTGGCAAGTACGGTATCAAGGTTGACTCCATTAGCATTCGTGACATCGGTCTGAACAAGCGTGCTCAGGATTCTCTTGACAAGGTCGTAGAGGCTAAGAACAAGATTGAGCGTGCAAAGGCAGAGCAGGAGCAGGCCAAGATTGAGGCTGAGACTGTGAAGATTCGCGAGAAGAGTGGTCAGCTTACTCCTGAGGCTCTTGCTAACAGGTGTCTTGACATCATGGACAAGTGGAGTAAGAACAACAACGGTACTGCTCCCGCTGCTGGCTTCGGCTGTGGTAGTGTGGGTGTTCCGTTCACTGTCACCAACAAGTGACGGGTGCGGGCTTCGGCCCGCAAGCTTATTACTAACGAGGGAGTTGAAATGGCTACCGGTAAGGAACGCGGCTTTAAGGACTGGCACGGAAGTAAGGGTTTCCGTCGTAGCGCTCGTAATTACACTGAGCCTGACGAAATTACTCGCTCTCCTTCTAAGCCCAAGAACACTAAGAAGTGGTGTAAGGGTGTTGTAGGACGTAAGCACACGCTTGCTCTTTACAACAAGTACACCTTTACTCACAACTACAAGTGCCTGAAGTGCGGAAAGGAATTCTGGGGTAAGCTTAACCTGGACAATTTCGATATGGTTGAAATGACCTGGGAACAGGTCAATGGCTGATTTCCTAGTTGACTAGTTGGACATGGATTTCCTCCCAAGATATAATGGTTATACAATCCATCAAAGTTGGGAGGAAATTATGAGCGATACTTTCCTAGAACAAATGGGATTTAAGTTCATCTCCGACCTTTTGACGGAAATCCGAGATGGCCAAAAGAGATTGGAGGATAAAATGGCAGACCTACAGACTGAAGTTGTAGAACTTCGTGAAGCAGTTTCAGGCGTTTCAGCACGTGTTGACGCTCTCGTTGGTCCACTCACGGACGCCGTTAGAGAGGCACAGGATGCTCTAGCAGCCGAAAGAGAGGCAGCAGCTAATCTTGCAGCAGCGGAGGACCAGGAGGACGTTGAGCAGAACCAGGCTCTTGCAGACGCCAAGGCAGCGACAGACGCAGCCCTAGCAAATGCTCAGCAGGCCGCTGATGAAATCAGTGCCGAGACTGACCGCCTTAATGCAGTTGCTCAGCCAACAACCCCAGAAGAGCCTCAGGCTTGATTCTGATACGATAACTAAATAGCTTGGGAACCCCGCTTCGGCGGGGTTTTCCTGTTCTAAGGAGAATTTATGAAGAGTCGTAAGAAGTTTCTCTGCCTTGATTGTAAGGTGGACACGGGTAAGATTGGTGAGCACTACATGCTTGTTGATGAGACCTGGCACTTGACTGGTCTCCGAAAGTATGGGATGCTCTGTATTGAACACGTTGAGAGCCGGATTGGAAGAGAGCTTGTTCCGTCTGACTTCAACAACAGTTATTTGAACAATGCCCGAACGGGCATCATTAGCCAGAAGCTTGCTAGCAGGATGGGCCTTCTGGTATCATAGATTTATCGTCCCTGTAGCTTAAAAGGAAGAGCGCAGTAAAAACGGAGACTGGTCATGATAGGATGGTTGCAGAAGCACCGAATGGCTTTAGCGGGTCTGTAGGGAAGCGCGTTATCCAAGCCTATCTAACATTGGGTGTGAGTTCGAATCTCACCAGGGACACATGGGTATTTTAAGAGTTGGTGCACAGGTAATTGTATGTGAAAATCATACACACAATGGTAGAAATTGGAAGGACGTAACGGGATACGTTTTGATGATTACCCGCAAGACAGTGACAATTTCAACTTCTCATGGTCAGATTAACCTTCCTAGAAATAAGGTGGTTGCAGTATGAGTTACATTGTTTACCGAGATGTATTTGGAATGGAACAGGAAGATACTCTTCTGGATAAGATTGATAAGCTGGATGACGAAATCATCAAGAGGTATCAGCAAGGATATGTTGATGATGAATTCGGGCCGGGTATGAGTCTTGAAGAGGCTGAGGCTTATGTAAAGGAGAAGGGTTATCATTGCTATCCATTCCCTGAGCCTCGTAGTTTTGATACTCTTCTCATCCTGTATAAGATGATTGAGAATGGAGAGATTAATTTTGAATTTCCGAAGTAAGACAATGATTGGTTTGAGTGCACTGGTTGCTGCTGTTATTCCGGCAACATTTATGGCTACTGCTGAAGGTGCAACTCCCAAGACGTTGAAGGCTTATACGACTGGGTATTCGTGGTATGATAATACTCCTGCGGGTTCTGGTGATATCAGCCACCCTGTTCTGCATAGGAAGGCTGGTGGTAAGGGAACATATACCGACCCTGTAACTATTGCGGTTGGTCATTCCATTATTAATGGAAAGGATATTCTGGATTACCCCAAGGGTACTAAGTTTTATATTCCAAATGTTCGCAAGTATTTCATTGTTGAAGATACTTGCGGGGACGGAAGGACTCCTCAAAATGGGCCATGTCACAGCTTGACCAAGGCTCCAAAGGGTGTTACAGTATGGCTAGACCTTTGGATTGGTGGTGGGTCTTCTACTCGCAAGCAGGCAGATGACTGTATGTCCAAGGTGACAGATGGAAACGGAGCAATCCACACAGCCATCTTGAATCCTCGCAAGGACTATGTTACAGTCAGTGGAGACATTCTTCTCAATGGCAAGTGTCGTGCTAGTTACGGAAACACAGCAAAGGTGAGGTAATGGGACTCTTTAATCGTACTGGTTTTAGCAAGGGTCAGAAGGTTTATGTTGTAAAGAAGGCCGAATACGGCCGGATTACCGAAATCAAGCGTGATGGCATGATTAAGGTAGATGGATACAAGACTGGGGAGATGTGGGTTCGAGCAACCGACATTGAGTCAGGTAATTGATAAAGCCCTTCGGGGCATGGAAGTGTGGCTGAGTCCGGTTTAAGGCGCTTCACTGCTAATGAAGTGGTTTCGTAAAGAGGCCCGCAGGTTCGAATCCTGTCACTTCCGCGTATTGTATAATAGTTCCATGAGTCTATTTCAAGGAACACCTAAGTATCAGCAGAGCGGGTTCATCAAGAAACATTCCTTGAGCCTTGCTCTGCTGACTCTTTTTGTGGTACAGTCAATCATTGTCTGGTGCAGTGGCTACTCCGACTGGAGAGCTGACCAGATTACACACAAGCAGGATGTTGCAATCTGGCCGGGGTTCGTGGTTTACTATCTCTACCAGATGTCAGTCAGCATCGTAGCTGATACATACGGGGCTCTCCTTCTGGTACTATTTGCTAAATGGTTCTATGAAAAGGGAAGCCCAGAGTCAAACGACGAGGAGAAGTAATTGCTAACATGGCTTTTGAGCAGCGCCGTACTCGGTGTTATGCTAGCCATTCTTAGGTTGGGTTGGAAGGTTATTCGCGGATATGATAAGGCTCGAAAAGAGCTTATTCCGGCAGTTTCTTCAAATAGAGCTGGGGTAACCATTCTAAGACGCAAAAAGTTCAGAGCGGTTAAAACAGCTCTAGGCTTCAAAGAGCTTGCTGGGGGTCATATCAACTATAAAGAATATGAACCTCAACGCAATATGAGCATTATGGAATACAACCTTACACTCAAGTGATTTGCATTTTAACTACACGGCATGTATAGTTAAAGTATGACAGAGAAAAGATGTAGCTTTCCAGATTGCGAATACCCCTTCCTAGCGAAGGGGTATTGCAACAATCACTATCAGCAATCAAGGTCTGGTAGAGAGCTTGTTCCAGTAAGGCCAAGGTCAAAAAATGGTTCTGGAACGATTAACACAGATGGCTATAGAATCGTCTATAAGCCTGGCCATCCCAATTGCCAATCAAATGGTAGGATTGCCGAACATCGTTGGGTCATGTCGGAAAGTCTTGGAAGACCTCTTGAGGAGTATGAAGAGGTTCATCACAAGAATGGTGACAGACTTGACAATCGCCTTGAGAATCTGGAACTATGGGTTCGTAGGCAGCCGCCTGGACAACGGGCGGAAGACTTGCTAGAGTGGGCATACGAAATCATTAGACGATATGGAGATGAAAATGACTCACGTTTCAGCAATCTTTTCAGTGGACGACCTGAACAAGGCAATTGAGGACGGTTGGGTCAGGGTCCAGACGAATGAGGATAATACCCTCTCTATTTACAATTATACAGAAGCGAGCCAGTATAAGCGTTACTGGAATGATGTGACGCTGAATTGTCGGGGTTTGATTCTCGACAGCTACAATCACATTGTGGCACGTCCTTGGAAGAAGTTCTTCAATTTCGGTGAGCGTCCGCTTCTGTTTTCTACGGATGACCCAGTTGAGGTAACGGATAAGAAGGATGGCTCATTGGGTATTCTTTACCAGCACCCAATGACTGGTGATTACCGAATTGCAACTCGTGGCTCTTTTCTTTCTGACCAGGCAATTCACGCAACAAACGTCTGGGATAACAAGTACAGCCACATTGCAGACCCGTGGCACGGAGTAACCTTCTTGTTTGAGATTGTGTACCCTGAGAACCGCATTGTTTTGGATTATGGTGAGACTGATGACCTTATCCTTCTTGGTGCAGTTCAGAATCAGTACGGTTGGTACTACGGTCCCAACGAGGCTGCGGGTATGCTCAACTGGACTGGCCCGGTCACAGAGGTCTTTGAGTACCGCACCACGAACGACTGCTTCAAGGTGCATCGCTCAAATGCTGAGGGTCTGGTAATTCGGTGCGGTAGTGAGATGGTCAAGTTGAAGCAGGAGGACTACGTAGCTTTGCACAAGCTAGTTACGGGTCTGAACGAGCGGGCTGTGTGGGAGCGCTTGATGGCAGGTGAGAGTCGTGATACTATCTGTTCATCGCTTCCGGATGAGTTCCACGGATTTGTTGACAAGGTGGCCGATGAGCTGGAGACTCAGTTCAAGGAGATTTACCACTCTTCTCACGTGAGTTACTGCGAGATTCTTAACAAGATGCCTGGAAAGTCGGCACTTCCTAAGAATGAGTGGCGTAAGTTGTTTGCATCATATGCGGTAAAGATGCCCAACTACGACCTTATATTCAATTACTTGGACAACCGTCCGGTTGCTGAGTCAATTTGGAAGATGATTCGTCCGAAGGGTGAGTAATTAAATGTGGTCCCTGATTCCCCCGGCATATCTGTTACTTGGAATTGCCGGGGGTTCTTGGGTTAACTTTTCGTTCTGGTCTGGTCTACTGACACTATGTGTGGTAGGGTGGGTCAAGTTAAGTTAACCGCTGCGGGCTAGTCCCGCAAGCTTGGAGGTATGATGGATTACGAAAAGATTATTGATGGATATAACGACCTTCGTGAAACATGTCTTGTAATTGCTAAGCTTAACGATGAATTGATGGGTCCAGATAGATGGCTGAAGTTTGCCATTCAGGATTCTGACATCACGCTGATGTTTACAGAGCGAGGCATCGTGTGCTATGGTAGTGCTTACACGACACAGACTATGGACAACGAACACTTCAGTTTCATGATTCCGTTTGAATACATAGAGGAGTTTGAGGCAAATGCTAGAGCTGGTGATTAACCGGGGGATTCCGGGAAGCGGTAAGTCAACGTATGCTCGCAAGTGGGTATTCGATGGAACTCCGCTCAATCGTCGTGCTAGAGTTAACCGTGATGACATCCGTAAGCAGCTTTACGGAGTTGACTTCGGGGTTCCAGTTGAGGAGACTGCTGTAACTGCTGTCGAGTACGCTATGATTCGCTCTTTGCTTGAGCGCGGAGTGTCTGTTATTGTTGACGACTGCAACATCAGTCAGCGATACATTACTGCATTTACAAAGATTGCAAAGGAGTTTGATGCTGAGGTGAGGGTAAACCTTATCGATGTTGAGCTTGATGTTGCAATCCAGCGTAATCAGGGCAGGGAGCGTTTCGTTCCTGTCCATGTAATTGAGGACATGTATAGGCGACTTCAGGAGCAACTGTGATGATTCTTGGAATTCTCGGCGGGATTCTGGTAACATGGTTTCTCGCCGGGTTTGTCCTTGCAGGAGTATGGACTATTCTTGCAAGTGAACCTGCTGACAAGTTTATCGGAGTAGTTGTAATCGTAGTTGCTTCTGTGATATGGTGGTTCCTAGTAGGAACACACATTAATTGGGATGGTCTAATTGAATAATATTCCAGAAGCAGATTATTTCGATTCGATTGAGGTCCTTCCACACGAAGAAGATTTCACCATGTGGAAGGTTGTTGGAATCAGAATTGATATGGACAACATCAAGTCCACCATCTTGAAGGATTACATCGCGAACAAGGCCCTTGCGGAAGCGTTCGTAAGATGGTACACTGATAAGTATTGGTTGGACATGTTCGGTGGGGCGCAAGACTGCTGAACGATGCGGCTTCGGCCGCAAGCTTGACAACATCTGATGTTGTCTGTTAAGATAGAATACATAAGCAAGCCCGTGTGGTGGAATTCGGCAGACACGCTAGTCTTAGGAACTAGTCTCTTCGGGGGTGCAGGTTCAAGTCCTGTCACGGGTACGTAAAGATTAACAATCAAGGAGTTAATAATGGGTTACAAGTTTGGTCAGGGCGCTAAGGTTAAGTCTAAGAAGACTGGCAATGAGAGCACTGTCCGGATGCGAGACAATTCGCATCCCAAGGGAAATCGATATATTCTCGCTAATGGTGAGAATCTTTTCGAGAGTGAAGTGACTGTTCCCGACCCGCCTGCGAAGAAGAAGGGTCTTTTCCGCAGGAAGTGATAAATCTGGGGCTTCGGTCCCAAGCTTAGGAGGTCATAATGGCTAGAAAAGTTGCTAACGAAACTCCAGTCAGAGTTCATGACCCAAGACAACTAAATGCAGCTCATAGAAATAAGCTAGGAATCATCAAGGATAGTGAAAAGAAAATCGGTGGTGTCTGGTCATATAAGGTGAAGTTGAACAATGGTCCTGAACTTTGGTTTGATGAGGGAGAGCTAAGAGTTCTCAAGAACACATGAAACTACCACATTATATTAGTAGGAAGTCTTGGTCTCAGGGAGACCGAGTTGTTGTAGCAGTTGGACAACACAAGGGTAAGCATGGTACAGTGAAGCTGTTCGCCACGAAGCACAATTACTTGGTGCTTCTTGATGGTGAAGATAGACCAAGACAATTTCATAAAGGTGCTCTAGACCCAGAATAGGGGGATAAATTAATATGGCTAACGAAAAGAATCCAGTACCCAAGTCAGCTAAGTATTCCGTGAAGTGCGAAAAGTCTAATACGGGCAAGCACAAGCCACAGACATATGAGGGCAAGTACCAGGGTAAGGCTATTAAGTGGAAGGCTTGCACTGAGTGCGGCGGTACGCTAAAGTAACACCAAGCCCTTCGGGGCAATGCCGGTTTAGCTCAGCGGAAGAGCGTCTGCCTTACAAGCAGAGGGCCGGGGGTTCAACTCCCTCAACCGGTACGCTATGAGAAAGTTTAAGATTGAGGAATGGTGTGGCCCATTCCTCATCATCTTTGTAGCTATAATGATTATCTATAGTGAAAACAAATAATGGCGGTGTAGCCCAATGGCAGGAGGCGGCAGATTCAAAACCTGTACAGTGTGGGTTCGAATCCCACCACCGCTACATGTCTCTTGGAAGACCACCGGGCGAAGTCCCGAATCCAAGTGGTGGTACAAAACCACGACAGCCGCGACCTTCTACAGGTCCTAAAAGATAAAAGGAGAATCATGATGAAGTTTGTTAAGGTTGATGAAGACGCTTACGAGGTTACCGTTAATCTCGACACCATTCGTAGGATTGGTGAACTTCAGGGTGATGAGCGAAATGAGGTCATTGGTACCAGTTTCCAAAATGCCCATGAGCGACTTTCGCAGCCTGAGGCAACTGAGGTTGCTGAGGAAGTAACCGCAGCATGATGAACGGCCCCGGAAACGGGGCCAAGCTTTTGAGAGAAGGTGGTTAAATGTCCAAGTGGATTCAGCCGGGTAACCGGATTATGGACAAGGCGTATTTGCGCGATGGCAGCGTGACATATACTGGTGAGCAGCTAGTGCTAGCACTTTTGTTGCACACCAAGGGTCGAACTAAGCGAGGCTCTGGTGAGCTTGAGCAAGTTGCTAAGATGCTTGATGACCCAAACATCAATCGAAAGAGGACACCCCGTAGGAAGCCTAAGAAGGCAGCCTGACGGGGTTTTCCCGTTTTACGATAAAGGAGAATGAAATGGCACAGATAATTATTAACCGTTCTGAATCCCGCTGCGGTAATTGTGGAAGGCAAGCCTTTATGGAAGAGACTGGCCATTATACAGTTGCTGGATATAAGGACAATGGTGAGCCTGGTTGCGGAGAGGTCTGGGATAGTGTAAGCTCTGACTATCTGAACATTCCGGCGATGCTTGTTGCTGGTGAAGATGGATACTGGTTCGCAGAAAATTTGCGAGGGCTTCCTGTTTATGATGCTAGCAGTCCAGAACCGATTGGAGTTTATGGTGGCCCGTCAAGAAAGGATGCGGAAGTGTCAGCGCTGCGGCGTCAAGCGGATATCCCCGTTTCTTCAGACGACGATTTGCGGTGAATGCAAGGCTCTCGATATTATTTTGGAGGTAACTAATGGCAGATTGGTACAGGACACACAATGTGAGTCCGGAAGCAGTGAGTGAAGAAGAGTATCGTGATTGGCTTGCTGTGAATGTGAGTGTTGAAGAGGCAGACCGTTTCTGGTATGGTGTTGAAGACGCAGAGTTTCTAGGGGATGATGACTATGGCCGGACTTCCTAAGAAACTGTACTATGTTCTTATCAAGCCTGGTGGTAAGCCTCTTGGGTATGGTAAGAAGGGTGGCGGTAAGTACACAAGTCGTTCCGCTGCTGAATCTCAGGCAGAAGATTTGAAGAAGCAAGGTGTCAATGTGACTTTGTGGGAATCTTCAGAGATTGATTGGACTGAAGTTCCAATTTCGGTTCCAGAGAACCAGGAACCTCTATGGTAAAGGTACTATTCGTAACTGGTGCCGGGATTTCTGCTAATGCGGGAATCCCAACATACCGTGACGGAGGTTCATCATGGAAGGATGCCGACCTTGAGAAAAAGTCTCACGCGTCCCGTTATGGCAACCACCTAGATGAGCTGTGGGATAAGCATTGGGGGCCTGTAGCAAAGGCTATGGGGCAGGCTGAGCCGACACAGACTCATCGTGCGATTGCTGAGTTTCAGAAGGACAACCCCAGCATCGTAGCAACTCAGAACATCGATGACTTGCACGAACGGGCGGGGTCTGATAACGTAGCTCATGTGCACGGAAGTATGGTCATTAAGTGCATCCGATGTAAGCGAAGCCACCTTGAAACAAAGTGGTTTGGCAAGGGTGCACCTGTATGTCCTCACTGTGGAAAGTCTAAGACTCGTCCAGATGTGGTACTCTTTGGTGAGAAGTTGGACCTGAAGATGTTTGCTGCACTTGAGTCTTTCGCTAAGCATGATGCAGATGTTATTGTTGCTGTTGGAACCTCACTGAATGTGTTTCCTGCGGCGGGTTTGGTAATGGATAATATCGCAAAGTCTGTCATCATCAATAAGGAGAAGACACCTTTCGACAAGTTCGCGTACAAGGTCTACAATGATGATTGTGATTCCGTAATTGATGAAGTCCTAGGAGGACTAAACTAAATGGTAACGTATGTCAAGGGTGATGCGACCAATCCTCAGGGTGATGGTCCAAAGATTATCGCTCACGTCTGCAATGATGAGGGCGGATGGGGAGCAGGATTTGTTCTGGCAGTTGATAAGTTGTCTCCGCGCCCGAAGAATTTTTACAAGAATGAGTACGCGTTCTATATGAACGCTGGTTATGCATTCATGCCTCTTGGCGTGATTGACGTTGTTCCTGTTGGTGGGGATGTTTATGTGTGCAATATGGTTGCCCAACATCGCACAATTCGTTCAGTTGAAAAGCCTATCTGTTACAAGTCTCTTGAGATTTGCCTGACTAAGTTGGCTGAGTATGCTGTTGCTGAAAACGCAACAGTTCATATGCCTCGCATTGGCTGCGGTCTTGCGGGTGGCAACTGGGATGTGGTAGAGTCAATTATCAACCGCACACTGACTCTTCGAGATGTGGATGTCACTGTGTATGACCTTCCGTAAGGAGGGTGCGGGGAAACCCGCAAGCTTCATTGGTTCGAAAACAAAGGAGAATAACCAATGCGACCTAATGCAAATGTTGCTGAACGCCAGGGTGACCTTGGTGGACAGAAGATTGCAATGACGTTCGACCAGAATAGCCTTGCGCATCTTATGAGGGTTATGACTGACCTGTATTCTGACCCTGAGCTTGCAGTTATTCGCGAGTATAGCACAAATGCGTGGGATTCCCACAAGGCCGCTGGTGTTACCCGCCCAATTGAGGTTACGCTTCCTAATGGTCTCTCGCCTTTCTTCAAGGTGAAGGACTTCGGTCTTGGTATGGATATCTCTGATATTGAGAATATCTATTCTCAGTATGGTGCTTCTACTAAGCGTGACACTGATGACCAGGTTGGTATGCTTGGGCTTGGTTGTAAGTCTGCTCTTTCTTACACTCAGCAGTTCAATGTTGTTGCTGTAAAGAATGGCCGGAAGTACAATGTGGCTGTAAGTCGTACCGAAGATGGTTCTGGAATGATGGAAATTGTTCTGGACACTGAAACTGATGAGCCAAATGGTGTTGAAATTATTGTTCCGGTAAAGCGTGGACATAACTTTCAGCGGAAGGCCATTGAGTTCTATCAGTTCTGGGAAAAGGGCAGTGTCCTGGTTGATGGAACTGAGCCGAATTACATTTCTGGCCGGGAGGTCAAGGATGGTATTCTGATGGTTCCTGACCTGTCCAAGGATTATCTTGTTATGGGTAATGTTGGATACCCTCTAGCTGATAATTATCAGCTTGGTAATCGTAACTACTACTCAAAGTATGGTGTTGTGGCTCGTGTGGACATTGGAGATGTGAATTTCACTCCTTCCCGTGAGTCTCTGCACTACACTAAGATGACTGAGGCAACGATTAACCGGATTCGTGAGGAATTCAAGGCTGGTTTGGACGGAATCGTTGAGCGTGATGTTGCTGCATGTAAGTCTCAGGAAGAGGCTCTGAATACTTATCTTGAGTGGTACAATCTTCTTGGTGGTGGCTATAATCGCTATCCATTCCCTGACTGTGAGTACCAGGGTAAGAAGGTTCCTCTGAAGATTAACCATCCGTTCCTGTCTTACAAGGTGAATCACACGCGGTATGCTGTTGATTCTCATGCATGGATTGACATTAAGACTGCCCGCGATACTCCGATTATTTATGGATTCGCTGGAGAAAAGATTAGTGGTCATCAGCGTGAGAAGATGCGTACATGGCGAACGATGAATGGCTTTGAGTCCAACAACATTCTTATTTGCGACGAGCTTCCTGAGATTCTTGAGGAAGACTGGATTCCTGAGTCTAAGATTTATTCTTGGGAGGATGTTAAGAAGGCTAAGGCTCCGGGACAGAAGACTGGTCGTCCGAAGGCTATGTTTGATGTGTGGCTTCCGGGGGCTGTCAGAATCAAGTCGGTAACGGCTGACGATTTTCCTGACGACGCTAGGATTGCTCTGGTGGCTCCGAGGGACGTTCCTAATAACAAGGTGGTTCTAAAGTTTATTGAAGAGCATGACGATGTCATGATTGTTCGCCTTCAGTCTTATCGTTGGGAGAAGTTCAGGAAGTCGTACCCGCAGGCATTGAATCTTGGTGACATGCTTGCTAAGATGTACAACGAGTCGGTAGAAGCACTGACCGATGATGACAAGTTCAACTTGGGCCTTGACTATCGGGTGCGAAGTCTGCTACAGTCACTTAATGAGGCAGAAATCAATGACCCTGAGCTTGTGAAGGCTATCATTGCTGCAAAGGAGGTCACTCCTAGTGCTACGCTCAAGCGATATGAGCAGATGAATGACCTGTTTTCCGGGCATTACTTTGTCCGAAGGTCTAGTCTGAACATCAATAGGATTAACCCGCTTGAGAAGTACACTCTGCTTCAGAATTCGTACTACAATTACGATGTGAAGCACGCTACTGTTTACATTAATGCCGCTTATGAGGCTTTCGTAAAGTGAGTAGTGGCCCCCGAATGGGGGCAAGCTTCTGCAAATAACTAATATTAGGAGAAAATACAGATGAAGTATAATCTCGTTCAGGTTGAGGATGGCGGAGAAGCGAACCTTACCGTCGTTCACGATGGAGAGATGTACGTCGCTACGGACAGTCACCCCAATTTTCAGCGAATTGTTGCTGGTCTGGCTGTAGGAGATGAAAGTGTAGTCGAACTCTTTGATGTTCAGAAGACTGCACAGAGGCGATTCGACCGGCTTTCCGAGCGGGTTACTGTCGCAAATGGCAAGGTGTACCTTGATGGTGAAGAGGCTGACAATGCTCTTACTCAGCAGGTTATTCACTTTGTAAATCAGGGTGTTGAGGATTTCAAGCCTCTTGTTGCCTTCTTTGAGAAGGTTGAGACTAACCCAAACAGTCACAGTCGAGAGCAGCTTTACACTTGGCTTCGTGACCGCAACATTACCCTTACTGAGGATGGTAACTTCATTGCTTACAAGGGTGTTCGTGTTGAGAACGATGAGTATTTCAGCATTTCTACCGGAAAGGCTATTTCGAATGGCGTAGAGTACAATGGCGCAATTCCTAACCCTCTCGGTGCTATCGTTGAGATGCCTCGTTCTGAGGTTCAGCACAATCCTGCGGTTGGCTGTCACACTGGTCTGCACGCTGGTACGTGGGGTTACGCGTCCGGGTTTGCTCGTGGTGCTGTTCTGACCGTTGAGATTAATCCTCGCGACGTGGTTTCTGTTCCTACGGACTGTGATGCTGCTAAGTTGAGGGTCTGTCGATACATTGTCAAGGACGTTACTGAGACTGAGCTTGACGCAGCAGTCTACAGCACGTACCCTGACCTTGATGGTTACGACGACGAAGAGTATGACGACTACGGCTATGAGGACGACGACGAGCCGGATGTTGACACGGAAGAGACTCCTCAGGTACAGTCTGAGGAGAAGGAAGTAACCGAGTCAACTGGTGTCGTGACTGCTGATGTGTCTAGTGCAATTACCTGGCGTCCTGTAGAGTCCAACTGGGCTCCGGAGGACCCTGACGCACCTTGGAACCGAGTCTAATCGGTTCGGCCCTTCGGGGCCAAGCTTTGAAAGGAGAATGTCATGTTTGACCCTGAAGACTGGTTTCCTGAGGATGTTCTAGAGGAGCTTGAGGAAAGCGACACAAGCCTTGTTGACATTCTCCCTGAGGAACTGCTACAGTATCTGCAAGACGAAGATGATGACCGAAATCATTGGGACCGATACGACGAGATGCCTTGGAATGGGTGATATTAATGTCTAAGATTATGATTCTTGGTGACGTTCATGGCGAGACTAAGTGGCTTGTCAACATGATTAACAAGGCAAAGCGGGCGGGTGTCAAGAAGATTGTTCAGGTTGGTGACTTCGGAATGTGGACTCACGAGGCTGAGGGTCACCGGTTCCTTGACCGCTCGAATGAGGAGCTTCGTAAGCATGGAATTAAGCTCTATTTCGTTGGCGGTAACCATGAGAACTGGGACCACCTAAATTGGCATGAGAAGAATGGCGCAAAGGACTGGAATGGACATACGTTCATTCGGTCTCACATCCTTTACACTGGTCGAGTTAATCGCTGGGTTTGGGGTGAGAAGGGTGAGGAGAAGGTTTTCCAGGCCGTTGGTGGCGCATGGTCAATTGACCGTCGTCGGCGGGTTGTGGGAAAGACTCTTTGGCTTGATGAGACTATTCCAGACCAGGTTGTTTATGGACTGGAGAAGGCCAATCGTAAGTGTGACTATCTGTTCACTCATGATGGTCCTACCTGTCTTCCCTATGCCAATCTGAAGCCTGACCCTGACTCTCATATCCATCGTCAGAAGATGGACCGAATTGGACTTGCAACCCGGCCGAATCTGTGGTTTCATGGTCACTATCACAAGTGGATGGAGTACAGCTTTGAGCACACGCAGAGGAGCGATTTCGCCTTTGTGTATGGTCTTGACCGGGATTACCAGTTCTATTCTTATGTGATTCTGGACACAGTTTCCGATGATGTGGAGACTGCAACAGGTAAGGTTATTGAGCACAGTTAAGTCATTTGCCATTTGAAAGTATTTCCAATACAATAAAATGTATGGAGGTCAAAGCCTCCGACAGATTTTTGAGGAGGTGTACAATTCAAATGGCAAATGAAGAGAAGAACGAGCCTCGTATCCTTTCTGATGACGAGCGTGCTGCTTCCCTAAAGGAGGCTGACGCAAAGGCTGCAAAGGCAGATTACAAGCCTGTTACTGCTCAGTCTGCTGTTGCGGTTCACGGACCACACGGTGTTGAGGAGGCTGCTGCTAAGCGTGCGAAGGATGCTGGGGTTACTGACCCTGCCTTCGTTAATTACGCTGAGGCTCTGGAGAATTACCAGGCCCGTCCAGACGTTGAGCCACTAGATGAGCGTCGCGCTCGTGAGGGTGGACGTGATTTCCAGGCTGCTGCATTCCGTCGTGAAATCGGTGGAACTGACAATTCTGGAGTTACCACTTCTGAGGACGTTACTACTGGTGCGGCTGAGGATAACAAGGACAACAACAAGACTGTTGCTGCTCGTAAGCCTGCTTCCAAGTAAGGTTAACGATTTTGCTAAAAACCCGGTGTTGACAAAACACCGGGTTTTTGCTTATACTAGGTAAACAATGATTCGTTAGCTCAGTTGGCAGAGCGGGGAACTTTTAATTCCACGGTCCTCGGTTCGAGTCCGAGACGAATCACTATTGACACAGCAGTGTCAAGAATGTTAAGATGTTTGTATAATGCAACTTAAGCGAAAGGTAAGGACTAATGCCTAATCTCGATTACAAGGCAGCACACCGATTTGTTCGTGAGCAGCGTAGGGCTGGTAATGATGTCAGGTGGGAGCAGTGGGACATGGTTTTCTGGAAGCCCACTCGTCATGGATTTACTAGCACTAATGGTGCTTTTCGGAATGGGCGTTGGGGCGTAGAGTCTCGAATTGCCGTCAATTCTGATGGAGTGTGGATGGTCCCTAAGAAGAATGTCAAGACTACTCGATGAACTAGGTCTGGACCCTGAAGATTTTGAATGGCAAGACTTGGCTCTGTGCTCTAATATGCCGACGAGTTTCTTTTATGACCAGTATGAGTCAGACCAAGAAACGGCAAGAGCTACAGACCAAGTCTGTCTTCATTGTCCAGTTCAGAAGCAGTGCTTTTTCGCAGGAGCCGAAGGAGAGCACGGTGTTTGGGGCGGGGTATACTGGAATGGCGCTGGTAAACCCGACAAGAACAGAAACTCACATAAGACTGAAGAAGTGTGGGAAGATATACGGAATAAGGTAGCATGAGTCTATACACAAACAATGTAAGAAAGATTTTCAAGACCATGCGAGCCCCGTATCCCAACTTTGTGGTTGACATTGTTGAATATCCTGACTACCTCTCTTTGAGAGTGTACAAGGACAATATCGAATCTTTCAGTGAGCCACAGAAGGTGGCACTTGCTGAATATCTCTATCAAGTAAGAGATGCAATTAGGTCCGAATGTAAATGTCACATTGAAGGAGTCGAGAATGCGCCACCGTCTAGAGGAAGACAGGGATAACTATCCTCTGATTTACATCATTCAGGAGGGTGTTTGGGGGTTTCTCGTTCAAGAGAACGCCTTCTACTCTCAGGTGAAGTATAGCGTTGACGGATTTGAATATAATACCAGTTTGGACAATGATGAGTTCATCATTCCAAACCAGATTGGATACGAGAGAGGTTAATGAGCCAAGCGGAATGCAGTTCTTGCGGGAAGCAGCACAATGACCTGAGAGCACATAAGTCGAAATTGCTAGTTGGTACTACGTTTCTTATGTGCCCTACCTGTCGCGCTGGGAAGATGGAGCCTAGATTTGCCATCATCCTTGCTGGCAGGTCTCAGGGAGTGGATGTTGTTTCAGAGTATGTTAGGAATAGGCGATATTGTGGCGCTGATATCCTGGCTAAGGAACTAATGGTCTAACAACTAAAAATGGGCGGGTTTGGAGACAAATCCCGCTGACCCTGGTTAGTTTAATTGGTAAAACGGTCGATTTATAGTCGGCTATATACAGGTTCGAATCCTGTACTGGGGACTTTCAAAAGGCAAATTGGACTTTTAAGTTCTACAGATATATACTTTAAACATGTCCAGACTAGTGAATCTAGCTAAGACTGCGGCTGAAAGACCAACGGAGACAATTGAGGGTATCATTGGTACTGCGGTTCTCTTGGTTGGTCTTTGGTTCGTAAGTCCATTTTACAAGGCATCTACGTCCGTTTCGGCACAGGCTTGGGCAAGTGGAACTATTCCACAGTACATTGGTGCTGCTCAAGCAATTGTAGGTGCTTTGCTTCTTTACGCACTGGTCAGAAAGAATTGGACAAGGAGGCAAGCGGTTCGTCGTCAGACAACGTTTGCCATTTTTGTTCTCTACCTCTTTTATGGATTCTCTTCTACAATCATCCTAGGGATGGGGAGGGTGTCATGGATTGCCACATTCGCGCTTGCGCTAATTTCAGGTGTGGCACATCTGAGGTTGAAGTGGGAGGAGGGTGAAGCTAATGCCCGAAATTAGTCAGGCTTGGCTTGCCCTGCTAGGTGCTGTCATTGGTGGTTCGGGTCTTAAATTCGTTGAACATTGGCTAAGTCGCTCTAAGGTTAGAGAAGATGCCGCTCTACAAATGCGTACTGAACTTAGGGATGAAATTAAGGTCCTTCGTGAAGAATTGCGCACAGTAGAAGATGAGCTTGATAAGTGGCGAGGCAAGTATTACGAATTGATGGATGAGTTCATGAAGGCCAAGGGTGACCTAGCGGAAGCTTTGCGTAAAGCGCAGAGTAAAATCAATAATGAGGATTCCTGACCGGTACTCAATGCGAGCGGGGCGCAATATCCCCGCACCCTAAACGATTGTGTAGTACAATGGTTACGGATTGGAGGTGTCGAATTTGGCATTTTTTGTTGTAAACTCATTTTACTACAATGAGGAAACTGGGAACATGTTTCTCTATCTGACTAAGCCAACAGAGGTTTCATACGAACACTCTGCTGAATATGCTGCTGAGGATATTTACGAAGCTCAGATTTTCCTAGATGGTGGAATTAGTCTTATTGGTAAGAACAGACCACCTTCTGAGGATGGTACGATTCCTGGTGGAATGTACGGTCGTACTGCTAACCCTTCCGGTACAGTCACGGCCCCTCTCGAAGAGGCTCCCGAGTAAGACTTGACAGAGGCTTGACGCTTCTGGTAAGGTATTAAGTACAAGGTAAGGCAACCGCCCAAGAGTTGCCGACTGTGTTGGACTAAGGAACCAACATAGAGGGTGCGGCATCACTACTTTATCTACATGCATGGCACTCATGCTCCGGTGGTCTAGTCTGGTCTAGGATACTTGACTCTCAATCAAGAGGGCACGGGTTCGAATCCCGTTCGGAGTACAAGCATTGACAATCGAGCGTACTAGCGCTAGTATTGAGAGAAACCGCAAGATTGTTAATGACTAGGTTGAGTAGCTACCATTACGAACGCTCAATAACCGACATGCCCCGTTAGTCTAGTGGCCTAGGATTCCGGATTTTCACTCCGCGAGAACATCGGTTCGAATCCGATACGGGGTACATGGGTATTACAGGAAACACACCAAAGTATAAGCGTGGAGACAGAGTTTACTCAAAGACTTATGGCAGCAATGCTACGGTAGTCGCGGTAGACAACGACAACGCTGTACCGATTTACATTATCAGAATTGACGGCTCAAAGAAGGACAGCTACAATATTTACGAGCGTCAACTAGGTAATGCACGATAAAATTATTGGGCTTCGGCCCAAGCTTTGTAAGTGGATGGAATGCGATAGAGATAAAGGCCGTAAGTAACGTACGTATCTTCAGCGGTGGGGACTCTAACGATGCTGTTCTCCCGTCCCCAAGGGTCCAGATTGGCAGCGAAACTTACAAATGTGAGGTTGCATCACGGCTTCGGGCCTCCAAAAATAATCATGAAACCGTGACCCTCCGTAGTAGTGAAATGGTATCACTTCTGCTTGCCAAGCAGACAGCGCGAGTTCGATTCTCGTCTACGGGACCATGAACAGGCACACCGGGTAAAGCCGCACTGCCTGTCTTTTTTATCCATAAACAAAGTTAGGATTAGCAATGATTCAGATTGGTATTCGCGTCCGAGTTCTCGATAACTATTCTGGTGGTCTTGGAAATACGATTGGTCGTACTGGCAAGGTTCTTCGTGCTAGCTCGGAAGGTCTCTACCTCCTTGACATCAAGGGCAGTCGTAAGGCTTCCTGGGGTGACTACACCTACGAGCGAGACGTTATTGTGAAGGCTGACGAAATTGAGCCGGTCTCCTTCGACCTGAAGGATGCTCAGGGACGTAAGATTGAGCTTGGCGACAAGGTTGCTTACGGTCCTCTCGGTGGTGGTGTTACTATCGGTACTGTTGTTGATATCGATGAGCGCGAGGGGCGATACGGTTACAAGACTACGAAGTTCCGTCTTGAGACTAATGGTAAGGATTATTTCAACGATGGTGGTGACCGAACGATTTCGGGCGGTCACCTTAAGACTTATCGTTGGTATGAGCACTCTGGACGATGTGTTATCATCGAAAAGAATCCGATTAATGCGGATGTGTTTGAACTGCGCTCGGTTCCTATGCCATGAAGAAGCCAAAGCCACTAGGAAAGGGAAACTACAGAGTTTGCCCTACTTGCGGAGGCCAAGGCGTTAAGGCTAATATGCGTAAGTATCCAAAGAGTCCAACAAATGATGCTGTCGTTTGGGAAGACTGCAAAACTTGCAAGACTGTTGGTTGGATTGAGGCTTGACAGCCCTGGTCTGACTGTGTTACAGTAGATATATCGGGTCGGACGGATAGGGTTATCTAACAATCAATTGATGATGAGCCTTCGGGCAACCCTGCGGCGGGTATAGCCGCATCTCCCTTCCTCAACATATCCGATGTATTTGCGGGTGTAGTTTAATGGTAGAACAACAGACTTCCACTCTGTTAGCGGGGGTTCGATTCCCCCTACCCGCTCGAAACGAATGTCCCCGCTGGTAAAAACTGGCGGGGCTTCGTTGTTTCTATGGTAAGATGGAGTCATGGAAGAAATCGTATCCTACAGCTTTGCTGTAGACATCTACAAGAATGATTCTGGAACCTTCACCTATGGTGTCTTCCAGGAGATTGAGTCAGATGAGGATGACGAGCTACAGTTGCTTGAGACTGGTGAAGCTGATACACTTGCTGAAGCAGCCGAGATTGCTGGTCGTAGCATCAAGACATTGTTCGTCGTCTGAATTTTATGGCAAATTTTGACGAGGGTTCGTAAAGGGCCTTCTATCCCCCTTAGTGTAATTGGCAGCACGACTGTCTTTGGAACAGTTAGTTCGAGTTCGAGTCTCGCCGGGGGAGCAACCATAACAAAAGGAGAAGTTAATGGTTATCGCAGCAACTATCATTTGGATTATCGGAATGGTAATGGTTCTTGTCTTCGGATTTGCAGTTGCCCTTACTGGGGAACTTCATGAAGAGGAACCTCTTGATGGGCTTTTCAAGAGTTGGGGCGGAACGAGGTTTTACAGTCTGTACTTCCTTATCCTGATTCTTTGTCTGCCCATTTGGCCACTCATCCTGGTTTCTATCTGGATTGTTGCCCTGGTTAGGGGATGGTAAGATGATTTTCCTGTGGATTTATCTGGCCGGGTTGACGTTCTGCTTGCTCGGTGGTACAGTTACTGCATTCATTGAGAAGCGTAGGTTCAAGGAAGACAGGGTTTCTGCTACCGCATGGGCTTCAATTGCTCTTTATTCTATCTGGTGGCCGTTCATTGTCGTTCTTAATATTATCTGTCTTCCATTCGAATTCTTCGACAGAAGGAATGGTCGATAAGATTTCGGGGAGTTTACTCCCCAAGCTTCCATTACAAAAAGGAGAAGATAATGGATATTCTGTTCTGGATTTGGGTAGTACCGGCAGGATTTTTCACCGCTCTGTTCTTGCTGATTGTACTATTCGCATCACTGATTAACATTCAGACAGGAGCGGTGGTTGGTGGACTTGCAATTGGTGTTTTCGGTCCGCCTGTTGCTGTAGTTCTTGGCGCTCTTTGGCCAGTTACTTGGCCTCTCTTCTCTCTGTTTGGTCGTCTCGATGACAAGCGAACTGAGAAGAGGAATGCTGAATATGAGAAGCGTCTTTCTGAAGGGGAGGGTTATGGTAAGCTGATGAAGATTACTGAAGTTTACTCTCACCTTGAGGACAAGGGTTATCTCGGTTCGGTGGTCAAGGTTATTCAGTGGAATGACCCCGCCAAGGAAAAGGCTTACGTCGAGTTTGTTGACCAGAGCATTCGTTCTGGCCGATTCTATTGGTCGCATGACATGATGGAAGAGGTCTGATACAGTTGGGGCGAAAGCCCCAAGCTTTCGTAAAGGAGGACATTGATGAATGTGCTGATTGGTCTTGCGATTCTGGCTGTCATCCTGTACAGTTATGAACGCAACCGAGGAGTCCAGGCGGCTCGAAAGTCTCGCGAGAGGTTGGAAGCTCTGAAGAAGGGTGAGAATTATGGCCGGTGGTTTACCATCGCTAGCTCCCTTGACTCAGACCGAGTGTACTATGGTAAGGTAATCAGGTGGGAAGTTCCTGAAGACCCTAATGATGTTGCCGAACTGTACTGCGTAGAAGGTTCTAACCCTGATGGCTGGACTCCTTCGTTTGTTTGGCCGAAGGATGACCTTATTCTTCAGTAGTATCTCTGCCCGAAAGGGCAAGCTTTCAAAAAGGAGGAAGTATGATTGCGCTTCTCATGACTATTTATCTCATCGGATTCCTTGGCATGGCAGGCTTTATTCTGTTCGCCTTGGGTGTTGGTGCGATGTTCGGTAGTTTTCCCACATCAGATGTTTGGAAGGCTTTCGCTTATGCTTCCGTCTGGCCAGTTCTTATTGTGTGGGGTTTTTGCAATTTCGTTATTTACAAGATTAGGAACTAAATGGATTTCAATCAACTGCGTGAAATGATTCCTCTTGCAACTGGAGAGAAACTTCACGTAATGGAAATGAAGCCATATCCAAACATTACCCTCGCTATGCCGGGTAGGCATCAGAATGATACTACTCCAATTGGCGGGGATTTTGTTGTTATGGTGGACGATGATTCAATGGGTTGGGTCAGGCATCAGTTCACTCACGGTGACCTTTGGGATGACCTTGAAAAGAAGATGCAAACGGACCTTGAAGGTGCTACAGTGCTTATGCGGGACTACGCAAAGGTGGTTCGTGGCTCTGACCCTGTAATGCCTGGTTGGGATTTTCAGCGGGGTGGTTATGATGGAGAGGGCTCAGACCCTTGGGAAACTACCATGCATCCTCAGACTTTTCTCTACGCAGTTCAGTGTCTTGCTGTAGCTGAGCATCGTCGGTACTGGCAGCATGAGTGTCAGGGTGGTGGAAGGTACTTGCCAGCACGGTTCTCTATGGGTATCATAGAACGCAAGTGGACAGCAGCAGACGCTAAGTCTTATCAGTATCGTGGTCGTCAAGGTCTTGAGAATCTGATTAAGGAGAAGGGTCGTCCTACGCCACTTAAGAAGTTTGCTGAGTCGTAAAACCCGGCAAAATTTGGGGGCCTTTCGTAAAGGCTCTCAAGCTTGTATACTAGACCTATGAGAGAAATTTGCGAAGAACTAGCGCACTGGTTTTTGGTGCATGACTATAAATGGAAGTTTGATTATGGCCACGGAAATCCGGATGCGGATGACATTGAGGCTGTAGTTAACCGAGCAATGCAATTGCTGAGTGTTGAAGATACTGATACCAGACTTGAAGTTGGTCGTCTTATCTTCATGAAGAATGCTGAGCTGGGTTTGGTAGACATCTTTGTCCACGCTGGAACAATTGGAGAAAATGATGAAGACAGCAACGTTTGATTACACTGAGATGGCCGTAGTTGACAGCAGCTTTATTGACGCTGTTTACTACAACGACAAGACGAGTGAACTTGCGGTAAGTATGCTTAACGGAGACACGCATTTCTATGGCGCTGTCCCCGCCCGCACCTTCTACAGCCTTGTTGATGGTCCATCCGCTGGTGCTGCTTACAACCGTGAGGTTAAGGACCAGTTCACGAACCTTGGCAACGGGCCAGTTCATGAGGTACAGTTTATTTCATACGAGCCTGGCGTTAACAAGCGCTTCCAGGTTCATGCTACAGTAAAGTATCAGCAGTTCTTTGACGCTGAGACTGCTGCGGACGCTGCCAAGCAGATGGAGAAGTACATGGCTCCAAACTATGGTAACGTATCAATCACGGAGGTAAAGGAAATTGGGTGACGTTCGTAAGGTCCGTACACTAACGGAACTTCACGAAATTATGAACAACCATGATAAGGTTGTTCTTGACTTGGCTGCACCTTCTTGGTGTGTTCCTTGTCAGAGACTTTCCCCGCATTTTAAGAAGGCTGCGGAAAAGTCGGACGCTGCTTTTGTTGAGGTAGATATTGAGGATGCTGAAGAGGATATTCTCAACACCTATCCAACTCAGTCGGTTCCTACGGTTCTCCTCTTGCAGAAGGGTGAACCAACGGTTACACTGAAGGGACGAACTTCGGTCGCACTGCTTAAGGAGATTGCATAATCTCGGCGGGTATCGTAAGGTACCCGCAAGCTTCCAACAAAGGAGAAATGACATGACCGCTCAGGACCTTGGTGCTACTCCTCAGCAGCTCATTAATAAGGCTGAAGGAATGCTCAATCAGATTTCGGAATATCCCACAGAGCGTGATGAGCCTCGAATTATTAAGGCTCGTGCTCTTATCGAACTGGCTCAAGCTAAGATTGCTCTAAAGGAATTCCACAGGGCTCGATAAAGAGCCGGGCCGAAAGGCCCAAGCTTCCTACCAACTAAACAGAAAAGGATTAGGAAAATGGTTGAGATTACCGCTGAGCAGGAGAAGCAGAGCCGGGATTTCGTTAAGGCTGCGACTCTCCTTGCCGTTCATGTTCACGCTGTGAATGAGGCAATTGCTCTTAACGATATGGACCTTCTTAAGGGCAGTGTTGAGTTTGGCACTGAGTTCTCTCAGAAGATTCTTGCTCAGGTTCCTGAGGACATTCAGATGGAAGTTATGCTCGAAGTTCTCGCGGGTGCGATGGGTCTCTGATGTACAATTAGGCTAGGGGAGAAATCCCCTAGCTTTTTTGTATTGGAGGAAGCTTGTATGTCCATTGAATCATGGGAGAATGAAGGAGGTTTTATCCAGATGACTCATTCATACATTGATGGAATGGGTTTTGAAGAGATGCACGAGGGTAGCCAGCAAGATTGTCTAACTAAGCAGTGTCGTAGGGAGCGACGGTATTACCGCAGCATCCCGTCAATCGACCCGTGGCCCGAGGGTTCAGGACCCTACGGAACTGACCCGTGGATGCAGGAAGGTATCTGAGAAAATGCATGTCGTACCTAAATTTGAAGGTGACCATAGATTCCTCAGCAACTTTTACCACGCGCCTACACGTTTTGTTTTGGCCGATGACATCATAGTCATGCCGACTGGCGAACACGCTTTCCAGGCTGCCAAGTGCAACGCGATGCTTGACAAGTCGGAAAAGTTGGAGTACGTTCGTCGTGTTGCAACTGCTGAAACTCCCGGCATCGCCAAGCAGGAAGGGCAGAAGGTCAAGATTGACCTTGACCATTGGGAGTCGGTTCGTGTAGATTGTATGCGTGAAGTTGTCTTCCAAAAGTTCTTGCAGCATCCTGACTTAAGAACACAGCTTCTTAAAACAGGCGATGCTATGCTTGTGGAAGGAAATACCTGGGGTGATAAATTCTGGGGAAGAGTAGATGGCAAGGGTTTTAATAAGCTCGGTGTCATTTTGATGGAAGTGCGTGGATACTGGCTTTGGCAGACACGCAGAAATAGCCCGGAGATGGGGTCATGAGCGACAGACAACCTAATTTTGCTGTGCGAGATGAAGTAGTGTATCTGGGAATGCTTGGTATTGTAAGACGAGTTCTTCTTGGCAAGAATATCAGATACGTTGTGGAATTTGAGCATGGCAGACAGACAATTCCCGAAGGAAAGTTGAAGAGGGCATGAGTCAGAGGTATCGTAAGGCTCAGCGTCTTATTGCATCCCGCCGTTATTTTCGGCGGGTTCGTAATAGATGGCGCAAATATGGATGTTCGTGTGGAAAGCACAACATGAGAGGCAATAAGTAAATATGGAACCGAAATACAAGGTCGGGCAAAGAGTAAAGTATGACAATCGAACAGGCATCATTCGTAAGGTCTGGACTACAGACCCCAATGAGACTAAGTATACTGTTGACTTTTTGCCTGGTAAGCACATTCTGAAGGAAACTCAGATTACAAAGGCTTAAAAATCTTGTTGGGAGGGGTTGACAACTTCTCCCAAGCTCGTTAAACTAGAAAAAGAATAAATAATTAATAGCAAAGAGAAGAATATCTAATAACTAAACAATTAGGATAACTGGGGATAAATAATGAGTCTATCAGTAATCGTGATTCTGGCTATTGCTCTTGTCATCTTCATCACCAAGGACGGAATGAATAAGATTCATGCGTTCATCGCTGTTCTTTTTGGTGTATATCTTGGTGGAACAGAATGGGGTGGCAACCTTAAGGGTTGGACAGACAGTTTTGCGGAAATGATTTCTCAGATTCAATTCTGAGAAAATTATGGCAGATTTTCGGGAGGGTTCGTAAAGGACCCTCCTAAGCTTTTGTACCTAACAAAGGATAATAACATGAATGAAACTGTTACTCTCGACAAGGAATTGGTTGTCGATATGTTTTCCGCTCTCCTTGCAACTAAGTCTTTGCTTGAGTCTATCTTTGCAGGAGAAAGGCCCGGCCCTGAGCTTGGTCAGGCTGTGGTAAACACGATTCAGCAGGCTCTTGACAGCACCCCTGAGGATGTGAGAGGGTTGGTCATCGAAGCAATCGTCAAGAACATCGGTAGTGACAACCTGCTTGAAACTGTTGAGCCTGAGTGATACAGTTGGCCTTCGGGCCAAGCTTCCAATTAGGAAAAGGAGAGATAAGATGCGTGAGTATTCAAAGACCGATAACCTTTACAAGCGCAACCCGAAGAAGAAGTCTGAGCTGCTTGTTGGAGAGTACACCCGTCCTGAGTTCGCTCTTATCAATTCTTGGTGGGTTACTGAGAAGGTTGACGGTACCAACGTACGTCTTTGGTTTGACAAGGACGAGAACACCAATTATGGTGGTCGCACAGACAATGCACAGTTCAGCCCGGTTCAGCAAGAGTTTATGTCTAACCTTGTTGATTCTATCAAGGAGGATGCGGTAAGTCTTATTCATCGTCATGGATTGAATGAGCTGCTTATCTTCGGTGAGCTTTATGGACCGAAGATTCTTTCTGGCGGGAATTATTCTGACAGTCTAGACTTTCGAGCGTTTGACATGATGGTCAATAACCGGGTATGGTTGAATCCTGATTCGGTGAACCAGAATGCGTCAGACCTTGGTCTGAAGATGGTTCCTAATTTTGGAATGATGACCACTGCTCAGATTTTCTTGATGGTTGCGGGTGGCTTTAAGTCCACCTTTGCGAAGAACCCTGAGTTTGATGCTGAGGGTGTAATTGCTCAACCTCCAGTTAATCTTTATGACCAGCGTGGTGAGCGTGTTAAGTTCAAGTTGAAGACAAAGGATTTGAGGCACGTCTAAGGTCTTAATGCCCCGAAAGGGGCAAGCTTCCCAACTGATGGAGAGATAATGAATTACATTCAGGAAATGCTTGATGAGCTTTCCGAAACTTTGCCGGGTCTGCCTGATGAGCTTCTTGACCTCTACGCTTTGCTTGTGGCTGTCAAGGGTGATAAGGTGACTCTGAAGGATGTGCATGAGGCTTGGGCCATCTGGAAGAATCGTATTCGACCCGACCATAAGTCACTCATTCCATTTGATGAGCTGACTTTTGAAGTGCAAGAGCTTGACCGTAAGTATGCTGATGGAATCGCAAAGGTGAGTGAGAATTACAATGGCTGAGATGCCCGAAGAGATGAAGAATCTCGGTGTTCTTATCGCAGTATCCAAGATTATTGAGGTCTTCAGTGACCTTGTTCAGGCTGCTGACAAGGCTAGCCCTGAAATTAAGGCTTTCGTAAAGCCGTTCGAGAATGAAGTTGACAAGACTGCAAAGGCTCTTGAGTCTCTGTTTGGCAAGGATTTTCTCGAAGGTAAGTGAAATTCTGGCGGGTTCGTAAGAGCCTGCCAAGCTTAGGAGGAATCATGGAATCTAACTATAAGTATGAGATTACCGTAATGGAATCTGAAAGGGGTTGGGGTCGGAATTCTTGGACAGAAGAATTCGATACCCCAGAAAAGGCACAGGAACGCATTGATGAAATCAATGGTCGTAATAAGCCTGGTCCTGCCCCTGACTATTACATGCAGGCGTATGCAGAGATTCGTGCCGTCCTGAAGACAGCTTGACACAACCATGGAAGGTTGGTAGTATCTGAATCATGAGATACGAAGTGAAAGAAGAGGTTACAAAGGATGGCCGAAAGGCAATAGTCAATTGGGTCATCTGGGATAACATCGAAGGACGCGTTTTTGCCCGGTTTAAGGACAAGGAGACGCCTGACAGCATCCTTGCAAAGTGGTATGCTGCTCAAGAGGCAGCCGAAGCAAAGGGAGAGTAAAGCATGATTGAGTACAACACTACATGTAATGTAAACGGAACTAACATTCTTTGTGATTTGAAGTATGACAAGGCGAATCCGGCCGAAGTCAGCTTTACATTCCATGTTAACGAGAACTCTCCCGAATGGGTCTTTTCCAGGGACCTTCTTGGTGAGGTAATGTCTAGTCGTGGTAAGGCTGGTCAGGGTGACGTTCTTCTTTATGACCACGGTGACGCAGTTAGCTTGCTTTTGCGTTCACCTGAGGGAAAGGGTCTCGCTATTTTCCAGCGAGAGGTCATTAAGGAATTCGTTGATGAGATGTACAATGAAGTTCCAAAGCATGATGATGTCCTTCCTCTCGATGATGACAGCTTGCAGGAATGGCTAGAGGGTTTGGTTTAATAAGCTCTTGGGGGTACAATGAACTCAGGAGGAAATATGTATCTGGATTTCAGCATGAACCCCGGCCTAGATGTTTGGCTAGGCATTCGTCCACCTGAGTGGGACGAAGATGATTTCGATGATTGGGAGGACGAAGAGTTCAAAGTAAACCAGAAGCGTCGAATCATTCGGATTCGGAAGTCAAATTTCCGGCGAGAATTTTAGAGGGTTCGTAAAGGACTCTTTTGCCCCTTCGGGGGCAAGCTTACTAGGGTTGAGGTGAAGGGTTGACAACAGGTCCCCGCTCCCCTAGAGTATGTGAGGTAGGCGCATGAAGATTGAAGAGGGAGACTACCGTTTCAAGGATGGTGTGGACATGCGCATCGTCGGGTTTGAGCGGCGGGTCTTGACAACCTACGTAAAGTTTGTTCCACTACATAACGGCAAGGTGTGCGGTCCAGTACGGGTCATCACTCTTGAGTACGCGAGAGAGCGACTGGAGAGGTTGACAGGCTAGACAGACTCAGGTAAGGTAGTAACCACAACGACAGCCAAGGAGGCAAAAAATGAAGGTTTCGACTCGCGTTTCTCGCAACGGTGGCATCTCCATTAAGAAGCTTGGCCGTGACAATCAGTCGCACAAGGCTGGTACGGTGGTCATGCGTAACGTGCGCTTCAACGGCTCCATCCTGGGTGACCTGATTGAGGAGTCCAAGAACCGCTACGTGCCTCGCGTCAAGTCCAGCGTTGGTTTCTCTTCTGATGGTGACCTGGTGGTTACTCAGGGTATCTCTGACTGGGGTCAGGCTCGTTACATCAAGTCTCTTGGTGGTTACTACAACATCAAGAACGGTCAGCGTGTCGAGTCTGCTGCTTACGTCTACATCGTTGGCTCCAAGATTTACTACACCAACTGATTGACAGTTCTGGCAAGCATCCTGTAGAGTCTTAACTACCAACCAAGAGGGAGAACAAAATGACTGAGCGTGAGTACCTGATTTCACTCGGACTGGCCAAGGCTGGTCGTGGCCGATACTCCAAGGATGCCCGTGAGGCTCTGGACAAGGCAAAGGCTGATGGTATGCAGTTTGACCTTACCCCGGCCGATGTCGCCAAGCTGGAGCGCAAGAACAAGCCTACCCGTAAGGCGGTAGCTGTTGCTCCGAAGGAGTCTCGTCCGTCTCAGGATTCGTACAACGCTAAGGCGGTTCGGGCATGGGGTGAGCAGACTGGAGCCATCGAAAAGGGCAAGCGTGGTAAGCTGCCTACGGCTCTCATCAACGCTTACCTTGCAGCGAACAAGTCTGAGCCTGCGAAGAAGGTGGTGCGGGTTTCTGGTAGTCGTCAGAAGGTCCGTGACGTGGCTGTGGGCTACACTTACGCTCGTCGTGGCCCGAAGGACCCTGCCTTTGTTTCTGAGCCTCTGGTAGCTGTACAGAGCTGCGGCGGGTGCTCTAAGGGTATCTCGTTCTGTGGCTGCAAGTCTGGCCCGACTGCCCCGAAGTACCTTGGTGGTGAGGTTCTGCTGTTGACTCGACCGTCTGAGTGATGTACAGTAGTGGTCAGTGGGGGAGAGAAAAGCTCTCCCCCCAACCTAAGGAGATTTATGTACGACTCTTCAGCACGTCGTCGCGGTGAGGATACTGGCGTTCGTCTTGCCAATTCAAATCACCGGGCAGACCGACTTTATCGCGCGGTGGCCAATAAGCTGCTTGACGCTATGGAAAACTACACTTTCAATGTCCAGACGTTCGCTAATTTCCTGGTAAAGACTTCTCCTGATGTCATTAAGCACCGACTTATGCAGTTCGCACTCGCTATTGCAGATGCAAATGCTGATGAGTACATGGGCGGTAACATGACTGATGGACCTATCAATGGTATGCGTGTGAAGGAAGCTGTAGAAGTGTACAACCTTCCCAGGGGTTGACAGAAGCTTCTCCAGCCTGCTAGTCTTTAGACATCGAGCAAGACACACCAACTAAGGAGACGTAAGAATGCCCGCTGGTATCGAGACGTACAAGGAAATGGCCGCTTTCGCTTCTCTCCGTCAGCCTGCATGGCATGACCTCGGAACGGTTTTTGACAAGCCTGTTTCGACTGAGGAAATGCTTAAGCTGGCTCACATGCACAACTGGAATCTGCGATTTGAGGATGCATCCGACTGGATGCCTGGCTTCACTTTCGTGGATGAGACGCTTCACGTGGTTCGTGATAATCCGTTCATTCCCGGTCAGAAGGATGTTCTGGGAACTGTCGGTGGTCGGTATAACATCTTCTCGAATGAGCAGATTTTCGACTTCGCTGACACTCTGACGGATGGTCGGCGTCGGTGGGAAACGGCCGGAAGCATTAAGAATGGTCAGAAGGTTTTCGCTACTCTTGTGGCAACTGATGACCTTGTCCTTGACCCGAATGGTTCTGCTGACACCATCAAGCGCTATATCATGCTGGTTTCCAGCCATGACGGTTCTACCACCATGATTATCAAGATGGTGAATACCCGAGTGGTTTGCCAGAATACCCTTAACATTGCTCTTGGTGAGAAGGGTGCTGAGTTCAAGATTCGCCACACTCAGGGAATGGAAACCAAGATTCAGGATGCTAAGAAGGCTCTGAGTCTGGCGACTGTTTACGACGAGGCTTTCGAAAAGGGAATGCAGGCTCTCTTTGAGGCTGAGATGACTCTTACTCAGTTTGAGAAGATTGTTATGGATATCTTCCCGGAGCCGGAAGAGGATGTTCGTGGAAGCCAGAAGAAGTGGGACACCAAGATGGACACCATTCTGAACATCTGGCAGAATTCCACTGGTGAGGTTGAGAATCTGCCGAATTCCGCTTACAAGGGATTCAATGTTCTCACTGGATGGAACCAGTGGCACCGTGGAATCCGAAAGGACAAGAGCGGTAACCCGAACACGGAGAACTTCCTTGCGGCTGGTGCTGGATTCGATGTCAAGACGAACGAATTCCGCACTGAGGTTTTTGAGCGTATGCAGGAATTCGCTCTGACTGTCTGAGGCTTTACGGCGGCCCCTTCGGGGGCCGCAAGCTTTTATCTAAGGAGATAACATGAATGAATTCGGCTGGTCTGTTTTCGGTTCTGCTGCGATTGGCGGGATTTCGACGGCAGTTGCCAATGGAGCTTTTGACCAACACTGGAATTTCTTTGTAGTATGGATTCTGTTGTTCTTGCTGTATTGGGCTATCCGATTCGGTCTTGACTTGGATTGGTAAGGAGGTAGGATATATGGAAATGATTAACCTGTCCAAGGCAATGCGGACAGAGGTGGTTGACGGTAGGATTTATTTCGACCTTGAGCAGTTGCTAGGAATCATGTACGACGTTTGCAATAAGTCGGCTGTCATGGCAACAGACCACCAAGACCCTGTCTTGGGCACGATGACTCTAGGCGTAGCCAACATGTGTAAGGCTCTGGACGACGTTCTGACGCTCCAGAAGGAAGCACATGGGCTGACTCACCCGAAGGCTACTTGAAGCGCTCACAGAGCGATTTTCGGGGGTTGCCCTGACCAAGCAAACATGCTACACTAATTACATGTTCGTTAGGTGATAAGGACACCTTTTCTCTTAAAGGATTCCGGTACCTCTATCAGTCAGGTCAGGCGAGAGGCTAAGTAACAGTCGGCAGTTATGCCGGAATCCCTTCACAATTAGATAGTTGTTTACAAATGTCCAATTAACAGAAGGAGAATTAAGATGCCTGAGGTTTACGATTACGATGACGAGTCGCAGGATGTTTTCGTTGAATCGGATTCTCCTGTTGACAGCGTTTACATTCCGGATGGACTGACCGATTTTTAGGAGTTAACTTATGCGCACCGGACTTGAGAACACTAAGCAAGAGACGCTTGAAATCTTGATTACAAACCTTAAGTCCGGTGTGCTTAAGGTTATTGATATGGGTCCGGCCGCTTTGGTTTCCGACAATCCAAAGGAATGCCCGCCCGCAGCAGCTTTTGAAACCAACATGATGATTCTTCAAGCCTTTGAGGCGGAATGCCTCAGGCGTGGAATCGATTTTGATTCCATTGGTCCAAACATTCGAGAAATTGAGGACCGCTGGCTTGAAGCCCGACAATAAGGAATAGGTAAAGACATTGGCAATTGTTCGTATCAGCACTGTACTTAAGAATGCTCCGTCCGTTGGCATTCAGGCTTGCGTCTATGGCGTTGAGTGTGAAACCATTGAGTCTAAGGACCCGGCTGGAATTGTTTTTGAACTAATGGGAAGCCGTGAGAAGATTGCCAACGTCGTTGGCCGCACTGGTTCCCGCATTCTGAGTATCGCTGAGCCTGTAGGTAAGTAAGAGATGCCCCGTCAGAAATGGCGGGGTTTTCTCGTCCCTGGTAGCTTCTTGACAGGGCTACCAAGCTTGATGTACAGTCTTAGCAGAAGGAAGGGAGAGCCAGAGTGGCTAAGGCAGGGTCTACCATCGAAAAGGTTTTTGTCAAGGACAGGGGAATTTGCTGGCTATGCCGCAAGCTTGTTGACAAGGAAGAGGCTACGCGTGACCATGTCATTCCGTACTCTCTTGGTGGTCCGAACAATGAGCCTAATCTAAGGCTGGCACACAGGAAGTGTAACGAGAAGCGAGCGAATCAAATCAGGATTTCTAAGAAGGAAAGCCTGAAGATTCTTATTGAATGTCAGGATGACAAGTGCTTTCGTTGCACAAAGTCAATTCGTTTTGAGGATGTTATGATTTCGCGTGACCGCGCTCGGGGTTCTGAGCGTTTCATGCAGGTGGCTATTTGTAAGGCTGGTTGCGAGAAGATTGCATACATTCCGCGACAGAGGCGTTACAATGAGGTTAAGATTAATAAGCGACTGGCGTCGAGAAAGAATAGGATTCCAATGGAAATGGTTGTTGCTGATTCCCTTTCGCCTGACCAGGTGGAAGTTCAGGATTACGTCAGGTTCTTTGCTGATGGTGCACTGCGATTCGGCATGGTTCTTGACATCAATGACAATGGTGATGATTTCACTATTACCCTGTCTGATGACGTTGAGGGTGATACAGTAGAGTATGTAGTTGACCCGAACACCGTTGTTTCTCTCCTTGTTCATGAGGCTGTTTCGGTGTAATATAATGGGTGGGTTGACAAAGCCCACCCAAGCTTGTTAGTCTTCTCTTATAGACCCTAAAGAAGGGAGAACTCTAAGGAGAAGACTAATGGAAAAGAAGTGGATTTACACCATCTTTGGTGGTGTTCTGGTAGCTGTTGTACTACTAGTTGTAACGGTCCTAAATGTGGACACGACAAAGACAAAGTTTGAAGCATATCAAAACTATGCAAAGCAAGTAAACATCGTTGATTGGTCAATCAGTGAAGATACTGCTGAGAGTTTTGCTAAGGCCAATTGCGATAAGCTCGCAACAGGAGATATGCCCGCAATTAGATTTCAGAATTCAGACCATGTAAAGTCGAGTGCGGCAGTGCTAGCAGCATATTGCCCTAATTCATTCGACAACTTTCTGGCGGGTGTTATCATGAACAACCCAGAATACAAGAGTACAGCCATGTATGTAAACGAAAGGATTGAAGTTGATTCTCGTTAAGGTTCTTATCCTTAGTATTGTCGGGGGACTGGGAGCCATGCTAGGTTTGTATCTCGGTTTTCTAATGGCAATCAATGGATGGTTGGGATAATGGCTAAGAGATATAAGGACCCGGTTGAGGATACGTTCAATGAAATTTTTGGCGGATGCGCCATTTTCTTTGCACTAATCTTCTTCCTTCCTTTTGTAGGGATTGGAATCGGAATTGGCTACTGGATTTGGGGATAAGATGAGTTCTGATTATAGAATCAATGAGAATAGGCACATCACCATTCGTGTTGTTGTCGGCTCCATCTGTGCTATGCTCGTTCTTGTTGCGCTGATTAGCGGTATCACGTACACTGCTCACCAGAACAATGAGAAGACCACCAAGTATGGTGTAGAGTGTATGAAGAACGGCGGAGAGTGGCGAGAGCGCAATAATGGTGAGGCGTACTGCGATAACTGAGCAGTACGAGAGGGGTTGACAGCCCCTCAAGCTTCCAGTAAGGTTGTACCAACGAAGGGAGATGGACATGGAGTCCACCGAAGGTCTTAGGTTGAAGCTGACTGCTCACGCGAATGAGCAGATGGAGAAGAAGAACGTTGACCTTGAGAGGGTTCAGGCAGCGTTTGTGAGTCCGGAAAAGCTGTACCCCAACAAGAAGTATGCAGGACAGTTCCGAGTCGTAGGAAATGGTCTCTGTCTTGTTGGAAAGCCCCAGGGCAAGGAGTTCGTTGTATTTACAATTTACGAGGATGGTGTTATGACTCCGCCTCGTCCGGACCAGCTTGACACGCCCGAAGGAAGGGCGTACGCTGAGCTGTACAATCGGGCACAGCGCACAGGAAAGGTCAGGCGACAGAACGAATACTGGCCGCGTGCCCATAAGCGAGCCGCTAGTGACATTCGTCACACTCGCATCAAGTAATTGTATCCGTGGTACTCTAGTGAAATCCGCTACCCCAGAATTGGGGTAGCGCGTAATAAACTGAGGAGTTATTTTTATGTATAGCAAGAAGACTGCGGTTATCGGAACGCTTCTTTCAGCAATGGGATTGGTGGTTTCGATTCCTGTAAGTGCTGAAGCTGCTACCATTCAGGAAAAGGCAAACAGTGTAGCTAAGGCTCAAATTGGTGACCCATATGTTTGGGGAGGCAAGGGGCCGAATAAGTTCGACTGTTCCGGTCTTGTTTGGTACTCATTCAAGCAGGCGGGAAAGAACTGGAGCTATCAGCCAACCAATGGAATGCGGAAGAATCAGACAAAGGATATTACAGTCAGTCAGCGTAAGGTTGGTGACTTGATTTTCTTCCGTAGGAAGGGTTCTTCTGACTGGAGTCACGTTGGTATCTACGCTGGTAGTGGATACATGGTTAACGCTGTCAATGGAAACACGTATAAGGGTGTTCGCAAGGGTAAGGTAGTTGATGGGTATTGGAATAAGTATTACAATGCCGACTACCGCCGCGTAAAGTAAGTTAGTACATATGAAATACGCGGGGTGTTGCCCTTGGCACCCCGCAAGCTTGAGGGGTTGACACAGTCCCCCTCACCCTGTAGATTAGTTGTTGTCAGCGAGACACAGACAAAAGGAGAACACAGTGCCCCAGGTTCGTGCGAAGAACGACCGTAGCGGTATCTATGACCTTGGTGACCACCACGACTACAGTGCCCCGAACATTCCCGCCCCGCGTCGCGTTCCTGCCCCTGATTTCTGTCAGATGAATCAGAAGATGGAATTGAGCGTCAAGCACAATTACACCAGCGTTCGAATGGCCGGTAAGGCTGTGGTTCGGAAGCAGACTTCGGACAACATCGAGAAGCTTACCAAGGCTAAGAGCAATCTGGCGGAAGCCAAGGAAATGCTTTTCAATCACATTCTGACCTGTGAGACGTGCAGCAAGGGAGAATGAATTACCGCCCCGGAAACGGGGCAAGCTTCCATCCAATAAAAGGAGATTGTAATGGATGACGCACTGGAAGCGGTTCTTTTCTGCTTTGTTCTTCCTATCCTGCTTGTTCTTCTTGTCTTTGGCCTGATTGGTCTGGCGGAGAATGCGGACAATGCAAAGAAGGGAAAGGAAGATAAGCGTTATGAACTTTGCCTGAAGCGCGATATGCAATGGGTTGATGGCAACTGTCTTACCAAGTAAGATTGGGCGGACTTCGGTCCGCCAAGCTTCCTATCCGAGGAGATAGAATGAGTATTCACGGCGGGGTTAGTCGGCAAATGACTCTTCTTAGCTTTGAATGGAAGAAGAACATTGACGAATACGATGGAACACTTGATGAGACATGGCATTTGACCATTACTCTTGGATGGTGGGATATCACAATCGAGAGAATTCCAAACCGTAAGCACTTCAGCCTTAAGTATGGTGTCTGTGGGTTTGGATACTGGCTCAATGTTAATCGGAACTACGAGACAATTGAAAAGCACACGTTCGGAGACGCTAGCGAAAGGTTGCTTAAGTGAGGTACAAGAGGGTTAACGTTTACTTTACGCATGGTGAGCCTGCTGAGTTCCACTTTGTTATTGAGCAACAGAGTACAGATGGCGAGTACCGATTTGAGAATCAGCAATCGGGTACTCGATACACAGTAACGAAGAGCAATGTCAACTACATTGAACGGATTAAGTAATGGACGACAATGACATGCACCCCGGCTCTTGCCTTCTGTGGTTGATTGCGATAGGGTTGTTTATCTGGTTGATGATTGACTTGGCAGTCAATTGATTTACCGCCCGGCTATGCCGGGCAAGCTTTCCACCTAGACTATAAAGGGTTATAGAAACTAGGAGGATAAAATGAATGTGTGGGTTGTAACAGAAGGAAATTGCACTTGCTGTAACTGGTATGTTGGCGGGGTTTTCTCTACAGAAGAGAAGGCTAATGCTTATATCTCAACGAGTACATATCAGTATTCTGAAGTTGACGAAGCCGTAATTGACGAAGAGGATTAAAAATGACTGTTTTCTTTACGAGTGACACGCACTTTGGTCATCAGCGAATTATCGAGCTGTGCGAGCGGCCCTTCGATTCTGTTGATGAGATGAACGAGGCAATGATTGAGCGCTGGAATGCAGTGGTCAAGCCTACTGATGTTGTTTACCATCTTGGTGACGTGGCTCTCGGAAAGATTGCTGAGTCCCTTCCCCTTGTTGGTAGGCTCAATGGTGACATTGCTCTGGTTCCTGGAAACCATGACCGCATCTTTTCTGGTGAGAAGGAGAAGATGCGCGTTCGGTTCGATGCAGAGTACCGCAAGGTGTTCGCTAGCATCCTTCCTGAGAGCCTTGTAACGTCCGTGGGAGGCTTTGACGTAGTCCTGAGCCACTTCCCCTACGTTGGGGACTCTCACGGGGCAGACAGGCACGCTGACAAGCGTCCGAAGGATGAGGGTCTTCCCATCATCCACGGTCACGTTCACGATGAGTGGAAGCACAATGGTAGGATGTTCAATGTTGGGGTTGATGTCAATGACTTCCGTCCAGTTCATATGGATGAGGTAGTTGACTGGCTGCGAAGCCTGTAGTACAGTGGGTGTTGTTCGAAAGAGCAACACCCAAGCTTCCCGACACTAAGGAGAATGATGGACCTCTTTACTGCTGAGAGAAACGCAAAGCTGCTGATGGCTGCTCATGGTCTTACTGAAAAGGGTTGGCGTTTCGAGTGGGATAATGCCGCCCGTCGATTTGGTCAGTGTCGTTATGGTACTAAGACGATTTCTATGTCTCGTCAGCTTACCATGCAGCGCTCACCTGAGTCCGTTCGAAACACCATGCTGCATGAAATTGCTCATGCTCTTGTGGGCCACGCTGCGGGTCACGGGCGGATTTGGCAGGCTAAGGCAATCTCTATCGGATGTGATGGAAAGCGCTGCTCTGATGACAAGGTTGAGGTAGCCTATAAGTACGTGGCTAAGTGCCCTTCTGGTCATATTTCTAAGAAGTACCTTCGTAAGCCTCGTGCATCTGCCAGGCCGCGTTCCTGCGGAACTTGCAGCCCGGTTTACAACCCCAAGTATGCAATTAGGGTGGTGGCTATTTAATGAAGGAAACTGTTCCTTTCAACATTTACAAGGAACATGCCAAGATGGGTCATCAGTGGAGAGATAAGACTGATGACAATGAGAGACGGAATATCGATACAGTCAACAAAAGACTTTACATTTGTTCTTGTGGTTGGCTAGGATGGTTTGCGACTGTTGACCTGAATACTGTGAATTAATTTGGGCGGGGAGAGAAAATCTCCTCGCCAAGCTTGACAGACAACGTTCTGTCGGATAGGGTAACATCATGAGAAACGTTGAGATGAACGATTTGTTCTCTCCAATCTTCTGGAAGTCTGTTGCAAATCGACAGGCTAACGGAGAAAGGTATGGACAGGCTGTATTTAACTCTGCCTATGGACTTTTTCCTAATGAGGTTGGTGAGATGGTTGCAACAGAGCTTGACCCGTTCTATGATGACAGTAGAGTCAAGCTTTTTCTTGCTGGACTCACTGACAGACTTGACAAGGAGTAGTCATGGATGCTTATATGGTGTATCACCGCGATGCCAATTCATGGAACTCTGGGAACGAACTTCCCGTGGCTGTGTTCCTTGACAAGAGCAAGGCGGAAGAGTATGCTTCTAAGCAACCCGGTTACGGACTGAACACAGATTGGTTCGTGAAGCCGGTTCCCTTTAACTCGGAGGTTGGAATGACTGACTGGACTGAGACCCTTGTAAACGAGCTGAGCAATCAGTACAATGTTCCTGCAAGCGTGAATGGTAACATCGTTAAGTCTGTTGAGGTTGACCTTCCCGGTCGTCACACCCTTGACATTACCAGTCACAGCCTGTATGGTTTCATTCTGACTCTCACCATTGGTGACGAAACCGGCGGGGTTGCGTACGAGCAGACTCTTGCTACTTGTGTCAGTGAGAAGCATCTTGCTGACGATGTTGCAGGGATTTACAATTCCTACGAATGAGGGGTAATGGGAATCAAAAGGTGGACAGACCTTACCGCATCTGAGAAGATGCAATGGTTTGATAATTCAATAAGGATTCATGAAGACCTTCCTATTCAAAAGAAGCGTAAGATTTGGGCGCGGATTGAAAAGGAACGGAAGAAGTCAGAGCAGAGAGCTAAGAGGCGTAAGCCTAAGTGGTGGCAGCGTAAGAAGTGAACGTGTGGGGGGAGGTTGACAGACCTCCCCCAAGCTTGTAAGGTAGTAGTCAACCAAAGGAGAGAGATGAAGAAGTCAACGCTCTTTGAGATTGAAGCTGTACTAGCATTCTTTATGTTCTTCCCCAATGCCATTGTATCTATTCGATACATGGTTGAAAGGGATACGGTTGATGCAGGTAGCACCGCTTTTGCTGGTGCTGGTCTATTTTTCCTTGTTCTGTTCGGTCTTCTGGCGATTGACGCCAAGAACGCCGGTCAGTAACTTGACAGGCAGGCGAGAGTCTGCCAAGCTTGTAACACAACGAAGGGAAACGAGATGGCTAAGCTTGACCATGAGGGTGACAAGTGCTACAGTTACCGTGCGTGTGCTCGATGTAGGCAGATTCAAGACCGGTGGGATATCCTCAAGGTCACCTTTTGTGTCTTGGTGGTATTTACCTTTGTTATTCCAGTTATTCCGGTCATCATTGCAATCATTGCCCAAGTAACCTGAGGGGGATTTATGCTTGACAAGATGATTCTCAAGAACTACCCTGGCATTCAGGTCGGTGGTGCTTTTGAGTGGATTTACAAGTACGTACCCATCGGTGTTCTTAACGAACTGATTCGTGACATCAACAAGGTCTTGACTCCCGATGAGGTTGCTAGTATTATCTTCATCAGGGCTGGTGGTACGAGCCAGTATGGAAACACCACCTGGAGTTTCCGAGTCGAGTACAATGGATTCGCAAGCTACTTCGATTACGACCGAAAGGAAGACTGAACTTGAAGATGCTCGGTAAGCGTGGTCAGCCGTTCTGTGGTAGCAAGTGCTGTGGTGAGAAGCGGGCAAAGAAGGCTCACACCCGCCGTATGAAGCGTCGTGAGCGTGGTTCCCGCGCCTGGCGTAGCTTCTAGAAAATCGGGGGTTGACAGAAAAACCTCCTAGCTGTAAGGTAGTACCAACGCAAGACGGTGAGGGAAGGCGCACTAAGACTCCCGACCCTCACCAAGCTTGAAAGGTCGAATTGCCTCTTGGTAATGAGTCCGTAGGTAAAAGTCCGTTGCGAGCGGAATGAATGGCAACCTACTGCGGCTAACCTTTCTCCTAGACGCCTGATGACCCCCGGATTATGGATTTGATAGTCGCGAATATCAATTACCATAACATCGGTTGCAAACGATAAAGGGGTGAGGGGTGCGCTATAGTGAAAATGGCAAACACACTCGTAAGAGGGGTTCCGGTTCGAATCCGGATAGCGTACTGGTGTGAGGTACCATAAAACCTCAATAACCCATCCGAATCTGAAAGGTCTGACAAACATGATGATTCCCGCGCCCCGACTCCCCGAGGTTGACGCGTACAAGTGCCGTGAGGATGGCTGTGACGGCTTCTACCAGCCTTATCGGGATGGTTCACTGTCCTGCTACTGTGGCAGTGTTTCTAGCCTCTCTGTGGACGACGTAGAGGTTCCCGTGGGTGTTCTTGCGCTCACTCTGGAAGAGTGCTAAGGTTGTTCCAACGGCGGGGAACGAAAGTTCCCCGCAAGCTTCCCTAACCAAGGAGATTAGGATGATATTCACTGTTACTGAATTGCTTCCGAAGAAGTATATGGAAGACTCTCAGGACCTTGAATTTGTTGCTGAGATTAAGGGTTTTGATGCCCCTCGCAAGGATGATAAGCTGGTGATTCGTGGTCAGGCTTTCCGCGCGGCTGAGGTTGAGCGGAATTACGATAATGACACGATGGTTGTTTATGTAACCCGAATCGTTAAGGATGACGATGAGTTTTGATACTAAGTTCATCGCTGGATTGGTCGCTTTTGGAATTTTCGTTGTGGGCATTGTAGTTGCCATCGTAATGCTGATTGTGGACCAAAACGAATTCTATGAGAATGAGCAGCGCAAGCAGGATGAATGCCTTGCTGCTGGTGGTGCTTGGATTGACAATCGTAACACTGAAGGATATTGCTTCTTCAATAAGTGAGGATACAGAATGTTGATTGCGCAGGCACGTGAAATGTCTGAGGGCGATAAGATGCGTGACACCGTTAGGGGAGAGGAAGTCTCTTTCCTTGCCGGTCCTTTTCAAGACCTTAACCGCGCGGTTTATCATGTAGTGGGTCGAGACGAAGATGGGATTGTTAAGCTGTACAATCTCATGGAAGTTGCCAGTATCGTTGTGCCTGAAGTCGGAGAAGTCTGGAAGGACTCTTCCGACTCAATGGCTTACATCGATGTGGTTTCCAATGGATATGTTATCTTCAGGTATTTGAAGAATGACACAAAGGAAAACGCCACTACAATGACACTCCGTCGATTCGTCAAGTATTACTACAAGATTTGATTTTTGGCGGGCTCTTAAATGAGCCCGCAAGCTTCCCAACTATCAAAGGATAAGGTAATGGTTGGATTTGAAGAAGAAGCCAAGGTAATTGCTCTTTGGGAAATGGAGTATGACGAAGAGGATTGTGAATACAATGCTCCCGAAGGCTTTGAGTATCTTGGAGAGGGAGCAAGTAGGGTTGCTTACCGGAGCTTGGCTAGTGGATTCGTCTATAAGAGGCATTACTATCCTGACGATGACACAAATGAATTCGAGTACATGAACATCCTTCGAATCAAGGATATTCCGCTGAAGGGTTGGCGGGTTCCTGATGCTACTCTTTACCACATTGAGGGTGAGCAAATCATCGCAATGGAGTTTATTGAGGGTGGTATGGACATTCACTGTCAGCGTTCCTATAAGTTCTGGAATAAGGATTGTGATTGTGGTAAGCCTTTCGGTGTCTGTACTGCTGAGGCATGGGAGCAGCCGGAAGGTAAGTGGCATGTAGAAGATTTGCACATCGGGAATATCATTCTTCAAGAGGACGGTTGCCGAGTCCTTATCGATTTGGGAGCTTGACTCGATTGTCCAGTCATGGTAGGCTGGACAAGCTTCAGCACAAACAAAGGAGAACAAATTGTCTAAGCGTCAGATGCCTAAGGTTCGGAATCCTCGTATGAATAAGACGATGGAATATCGGCGGGGTTCTGGTGACTTCCCGACAATGAGTAAGCCCAAGTATAGCCGTAAGGTAAAGTACATTCGAAAGGAATCGTAATGGGTCAACCATATCCTACACCAACTAGGTGCCCTAAGTGTGGCGGACCGGTTCCCTGCCTCAAGCACTGAAGGTTGACAGCCTGAAGGCTGGTAGGGTAAGGTAGTACCACAAGGCGGGGACAAGTTCCCCGCAAGCTGCAAGGTCCATCGTAAATGAACCTAAGGAATGAAATGAACAAGCGTGTCAAGCTCACCTTTGCCTCACTTGCTCTCGCTGGGTCTCTTGCTTTGACTGGCTGTACAGGCTATGATGAGGGTCCGGCCGGTAAGGTTGTGGACAACGACCGAACCTATCGGGGCAAGAGCCTCGGATGGAAGTACGAGCTTGTTACCGAGAAGAATGGTAAGCGTAGCAGTGAATTCCGAGTGACTTCAAACGACTACTACGATTGCCCGAAGGGTGCCAAGTACCCGAAGTGCACTAAGAAGAGTTGATAAAACCGGGCGGTAGGAAATGCTCTTACCGCCAAGCTTGGAAGGCCAACGGGTCCTCCGAAACATATTCTAGGGAGAATAAGTAATGCGTAAGCTTCACTTCACTGACCCTGAGCTTAAGAACTTTGCCCTTCGTGGCACCAACGCAATTCGTGGTGGTATGGAGCTGCTTCACGTGCACATTCGTACCGCTCCGCGCACTTTCGGTTCTTTCGCTACTCGAATGGATAGCCTGACTCAGGCTTACGAGCTTCCGGCCCACGTGATTCACAAGATGATTACTGGTGGGGATTCTGAGCGAACTGAAATGCAGTGGGTTTACTTCACCAACAAGCACGGAAGTGTTCGGCCCACGTACCTTACTGACTCTGGTGTGATTCCGTACACTGGTTCGGGTGGGTCTGCTCTCAATGACTCCAATTTCCTGCTTGACCTGGTTGCCCTTCGTAAGTTCGGCATTGAGGTTGACTACTGAGGTAGTCATGGGCTACAGTAGAGACGTAGCCCAAGCTTGCAAGACACCATCGTAAATCAAACAAAGGATGAGGAAATGAACAAGGGTCTTTCTGTCGCTGCGCTTGCTGTCGTTACCACGCTTGCTTTGACTGCCTGTGAGGGTAGCGCTTCTGGCGGGGTCACGCATTACAAGACTGGTAAGTCTGGGATTGTTCAGAAGCGCACTGAGAGCAATGGCACTTACAAGCTGACCACTCGTTGGAACAGCAAGAACACCACTTTCAAGGTCTTCTCTTCGGTTTACTTCGACTGCTTTGAGGGTATGTCTTACCCCGCTTGCGTCAAGTCTCCCAAGCCTAAGGCGACTGCTACGCCTACCAAGAATGGCGGAGTGAACAAGGCTCCGAGTGGCAAGGCAAAGACTTCCGCTCCGAAGAGTGACAGTAACAAGAAGAGTGGTGGATTCTCCAGCGGTGGTGGATTCAGCAAGAAGAAGTAATTTCTGGCAAAATTAAGAACCATCGTAAAAGCAAAAACATTAATAAGAATTAAAATGAATCCCCCGACTTCGGTCGGGGGATTTTTTGTTTTTCAAAAATGAAAAATTTTGTGGCATTTTCTAAATGCATCGTAAAGGCTGAATTTTTGTGGCATTTTTTTCGACCATCGTAAAGGCCCTTCCGGCCCCTGCCGGTTTTTTCGGACATGCCCCGCTTCGCGGGCCTTCGTCCTGGTTTCGGTAGGATTATACCTAAATGTACCTGATTGCCCTGTTCTGTCCTGGTATGTCCTCGATGTCCGAATTGACCGAATCTCCGTGCCGACTGAGATAGTACAGGATTCAACTGTTAGGACCTAAAGACTTTTCGGCCGGGTGACGATAAGGGAGCTGGGAGATTGTACCAACCTATGTAGCAATACAATCACTGCAACTAAAGACTTTAGCTCTGAAGTGTTGAGGCCGAAAGCTACCGGCTGGTAGTTGAAATGTGTACATCCACAGGTTTATCCACAGCCCGTGGATAACTCACGGTGACACAGCGTGTAAGTTACTCGACAGTATGTGAGAAAAGCTCTGTACGCCTTTCTAAGAGCCTCGCAGAGTCTCTAGGGTCCGGGCATACCGGGGCCGTTCTGTTCGGCCGTTAGGCGGCATTCCCGCTGGTCACACGTGCTGTAGTTCGGGCGTGTCGCAGCCTAGGGCCGACTGTGGATAACTTCTTTACCGAGTCTTTACCAAATTACCTGCGGTAAGGGGTTGACAAACAGCGAAAAATTTGCTTTCAGGGGTCGGCCGGCCACTCAGGTAAATTTTTGGTAACAAATCTCGAAAACGCTTGACAGTGCTGCGAGGATGAGCTATTTGCGCGTGCACGCTCGCACTCGCCCCGTGATGGGGAGCGGCTAAGTTACTGGCGAGTCAACTAACTGTGTGACGCACGTCACATGCACTGGAGTTGCGCGCACGGCCGGTTTCCTGGATAGTTCTGTCTGTCAGCAGGAACGGGGCAAGCGGAAACGCCAAACCGAACCGGTTGACACCGAAGCTAGAAACCCTCTAGAGTCGGTAACGACGGAAAGCACGGGAAAGGGGCACCAAATGAAAGTCACAGCGGGTCCGCGATAAGCGCGGGCAACGACAACATTATGCTTCCTAGTGCTACAACTAGGGTCGGATTAGTAGCTAAGCCAGTCGCTACGAATTTCGTTCTGACGCACCTTTTAAGGACGGAATACCCCAATACGATGGGGCGCGATGTACGGTGACCCGCTAAATCCGGCGCGGATGATGAAAGCAACTTCCGCAAAATATACCGACTCGCTAATTCGGAATACTGCTGAAAAGCTAATGTCGAATTGAGGGGGTGATAAATTCGCAGCTCTGCGCTTTTAGAGGGTCGGTTGATGGATATGCGCCTATCTTTGGGCGGTATCCGAATTGGGAAGAAAGCGAGTCATCATGGCTGCTAACACGACTGCCAAGACTGCCACCCCCCGCAAGCGCGCTCCGCGCAAGCCTGCGGCTCCCAAGGGTGTCAGCCTCACCCGGAACACTCCGAAGCTGCGAACGGGCCTGAACACGGACTACACGCCGTTTGTGCGTGCTCTGTGGAACATGGGCGACGCTGCGGACAGTGCGACGGGCGGTAAGGCATGGTATGCCGCGCGACGTGACGCACTGTTGGCCACGCTCGATATCTGAGCACTAAGCACAAACCAACCAACCTGAAATAACTAACCTCCCAATTCGGTTACGGCCCAATGAAAGGAAAAGGAAAAGTGGACGCAAGCGAAAAGCAGGTTGCCTTTATCCGTTCGCTCATCGGACAGAAATACTCTCCGGAGAGTGCGGCGGGGCACATTGCCAAGCTGGACGCGCACGGTATCTCTAAGCGGGATGCGTCCGTGATGATTGAGACTCTGAAGAGTCTTCCGCCTTACATGTCGCCGGAAGAAAAGGCGCGGCGGGAAGCAATCACGGAAGGGTTTTACCGGGTCGGTGACGACTTTATCCGTGTGAAGGTTTCCCGTTCGAGTGGCAATCCTTACGGAATGTTGCTCAACAAGGAAACGCACAAGTTCGAATATGCGCCCGGAATTCTCCGGGGCGTGAATCCGGACAACCGCTTGACCCTGGAAGATGCGGCCGAATACGGAATCAATTCCGGATGGTGCCTCATTTGTTCCAAGGAATTGACAAAGGAGGAAAGCATTAAGCGGGGAATCGGCCCCGTGTGTGCAAAGAAGCTGTAACGTCAGTTAGTTGGATTGGGGCGGGAAGCAATTCCCGCCCCTCTCCCAATCAACTGAAATACAGTTGGTTAGAGAGGCAACGATGATTGTTTTGGTATTTCTCGGAATGCTGGCACTGTCGCTCGTTTTCGGGGCGATTGCGGCCCTTCCTATCGCATGGCTTGTCATGCTGATTATGGGAGCGCTGCACAGTGTTTGGCCGAACGTGGAAAACCTTTCGTTCCTTTCGGCATGGGTGGCAACGTGGCTTGTTGCCATTCTCGCGGGTTTGTTTGTTCAAAACAACCGCTAGCCGGTTGGGGGTCTGCCTTTACCGAAAGGGAAAGGCATTCCACCCCAATCCGCTAGATGGTAAAGCGGTATCCTGAAAGGGAAAAACGGAAATGCTCGGTTCTCAGCGTGAGGCAAACGAGATTTTCGAATACGTCCAGCGGTTTTCCGCGTGGCGTGAATTCAATAACGGAATGGAGTACAACCGGCAGACGGCCGAACGTTGGGCCTATCAGCGGGAAATGGGCTACATTCCGGAAGATTCCCCGTTGGAGTTTTACTACCCCTACGGGCCGGAACTGCCCGAACCGGAAATGCCGGAAGGGTGGAAGTACCTTGCGGCGGGTGTTTCGCGCCGTGCCTACCTTTCCCCTACGGGAGTCGTTTACAAGGTACAGAAGACTCCCGGTAGCGACTATCAGGGAAACCGGGGTGAACACCAAACGGCGGAATACGTCCGGTCACTCGGTAACGTGGTCGGTGCGGTAATCCCCCGAACGGAACTGTATGAGGTTCCGGGGTGTTACGTGATTGCCCTGGAATTCATGGACGGTATCCGGGGCCACGACAAGTGGGACCGGAATTGCTACGGCACGAATTGCCGTTGCGGTTTCATGGCCGGTCGGTGCGCCCGAACCATTCGGCGTGAGCTGGAAAACAAGTTCGGACTTTCCGACTTGCACTCGGAAAACGTTCTGTGGATTCCGTCTCAGCGAAAGTGGGCGGTTGTCGATTTGGGTCTGTCCAATCGGCGTAGCGAGAATGAGAGTGCCGAATCCCGCTGCAATTGCGGATGGTGCTAGCCATTCTGCGGTTTTGGGGGTGCTCATTCCGAAAGGGGTGAGCGCTCCCCATGCCTCGCAGAAAGGAGAAACACAATGCGGGCAATTTCCAGTCTGGAAGTCATTACGGAATTCAATCCGAATGACGAAAGCGTTCCGGGTGAGGTTTTGACGGTTGAAGAATTCAACCGGCTTTTCCTCATGTATTACCGGGACGCCGGATATACGGCTAAGCGGTGGGAGGTTCCGGGGGGACACGTTTACGCGTTCTTTTCCCCGAACAACGAACTTTCTACAAACGTTTGGCACGTGCCGGACGCTGCGGATTACATCATCGTTTGAGCCTTTCAGTCCCGATAGGGAAAGGAGGTGGTTACCTTGCGACGTAGGCGCAAGCGCAAATTAGCCACCGACTGAAAGGAAAAGGAATGCGCGAGTATTGGGTGAACAACGAACAAGGGAACCTTTCCGGCCCTCACAGAAAGAGGGAAGTTGCGGAAAGGATGCAAGCTAAGTTCATGGCGGAATGTGCGGCGGAATGCGGCACTGACGGAATGGACGAAAACAACAACGGTAATTTTGCGTGTGGCGTGCTTTCCCCGCACGGTATCCACATTCAAGTAACCGAAGATGGTTACGACATTACCGGGCACGATTACTGACGTTAGGGCGTCCGGGCATTCGCAAGCTAATTCAGTTGTGAGTGTCCGAATGTCCTAAGGGTTAGGGCATTAGAGAGGCAATACAATGCGCACTGTCACGGTTAACGGTAAGTCGGGCATCATCGCTGCGCGCGGCATGGGACCGAATGAGGGTTCCGTGTTCGTTCTGTTCGATGGTGACGACTCCGCCGAGAGTGGCGCGGGTTGGGTGTCTGTGGAGTCGGTCACCGTTACGGGTGTCGTTGCCGGTACGTTCTAGGCCCGTGGGGGCCGTTCTAAGCGACTCGGAACGGTCCCCCGGTCCATCGGTCCAACTAGGTCACGAACGGCCGTCAGAACGGCACACAGGAGGTTCTAGGGTGTCCAGCACTCCGAACGGTCACGTCATCCGGTTTGAGATTCCCGGATTTGGCGTGACGCAATTCCGGCCGGAAGTTTTCGCGGGTGTTCTTTCGGCAACACACGGAATGTCCATTACGGGAATCGTTCTGGACTTGCGCGATATGGGTTGGGACTTTGGGGTAATGGAGAATCCCCAAAAGCTCACCTTGATTGAGTGGATTGCCATTTATGGTGAATCCACGGGTCACGGAATGGACTAGTTAACTGGTCTGGTCATTCGCAAGCTGTCATTAGTTGTGAGTGGCCAAATCGGTTGAATGTCTAACCGAGAATCCGAGAAAAGGAATCGGTAATGATTGGCAACGCTTCTGACGCGCGGCTCATTCGGGATTACGTCGCTACTCGCGCAATTGTCCAGGATGAATACGAGCGTTACGGATACGGCGCTTTCATCGGTCCCGTTCGGCCCCGGATGACCACTCCGGAAGGGTGGCGCAAGATTGGCGGCGGTTCTTTCCGTTCCGCGTGGCTTTCGCCGGAAGGGGTCGTTTACAAGGTTCAGCACCACTACAACGGTTGGGGACAGAGCAACGGAGAGGAATACGCGAATATCGTTGTGATTCTCCAGCGGCACAAGTCGCACCCGTTGGCATTCATGCCCCGTAGCACGTATTACACCCTTGACGACAATCGGGGGGTTATGGCTATGGAGTTCATTAAGGGTGAACACCCCGGATGGTGCAACGGTTGTTCCGGGGGATACGGTCACTGCACTGTGAATTACGAGGGAAAGTGCATTAACCGCATTCTCCGCGAGATTGGAGAGGCTTACGGCCTTTTCGACTTGCACGATGAAAACGTGATTTGGCTTCCGGAGCAAAGGAAGTTTGCGGTAATCGACATTGGCGCTTAGTCGTCTGGGGATGCGCATTCCAGCCGGAATGTGCTTTCCCCAAATGCCTAAGGGTTAGGCAGGAAAAGGGGAATACAGAATGAAGCCTGTAAAGCTCGGAATGTACGGCAAGGGTCGGACTTCCTGGATTGACTTCCGGGATGTCATTACGGCTTTTGAGCCTTTCGAGACTTCCGGCGCATTTCACGGTACGCCCGTTCCCAAGGGTGACGGTGTCTATATCCACATGGGGCAAATGCCGACGGATGAGCGGGACAATTTCCGCGCGGTCGGCCCGGATATCACGTACGTCGTTTACAGCTACGTGACGCCGATTGCGTGGCATGTGGACGGTGCCGGATGGTTCCGCACGAATGCGGGACACAGCAACACGACAAAGAAGCACATGGGCAAGCTGTGCGGTATCGACTTTCAGGGGTGACGTTCATGTCTCATGAATGGGTAATTTTCTGGTCTGCTTTTATCGGGGCGGCGGTCGGTACGGGTATTGTGTGCACGCTTATGCACTTTCTGATTAAGCGTGCATTCCGCAACGGCTAAACGGTTCGGGTGATTGGGAATGGAGAGTTTCCCAATTGCTCAATCCGCTTAGACGAAAGTGGATTAGATAGGGGAAAGCTAATGTCCGGGATGGTTTACGCGTTCATGACTGCCACGTCCGTTGACCTTGACGGTACGGAGGATGAGCGCGAGGAATTGAACGGATGGATTGACCAGGATTGGAGCATGACGGTATTGCACGATTCCCGCAATGACGTTATGCCGCTTGTCAAGGAATGGGAATCGGACACCGAAGAACTTGCCGATTCCGTCCGGGATGTTTTGGGGGATGGTTCCCTTTGGGAAGACAACGGGGACGGAACCTTTTACGGAAAGGATGAAAGGCAGGAAGACGGAAAGTCGTTTACCTACGCCGTTCACTTCTTTGTGAAGGATTGCATTAACGGCAAGTGGTGCGAGACTCCGTGGCACCCGGAAACGGACGGCGGTATTTCCCTTTCCGAGTAGGGCAGTAGAGGGGTACACAGACCTTGGTACAAAAAGGCGCTGTGTGCCTCTCTAGCATCCTAGGAATACGTCCTAGGGTGATTGCCCATAGGAGGGTCTGAGAGTGGCACTGACAGGCGTACACGCGTGTTCCAACGGCTACCCGCACCGAAACGGGGAGTGCGGTTTCACTCCGCTGTCTGTACGGGGTGCGACTATGTGTCAGTGTGGCGGATATCCAGCCACCACTACACAAGGGGTATGCACTGTGTGTGGTGCTGGATATTACGAATCCATTGACGATTTCCGGGCCGATATCCCGAATGAGGATTCCGGCCGGGTGCAGGAAGAATCCCCTATCAAGGTATACGCATACAGGGGAGATATCCCTACGGTAATCAAGGGGGTAAGGGAAGACAGCATTACGGTAGAAGACAGAAAGGGTGTGCTTACCCTTGTCTTTGAGTTCATGGATGGGGACCGAATCGGGTACTTTCCTCACATCGATTGGTATTCGACCGAATGTGAGTAGGCAAAAGCACTACACACCGAATAGAAAGGATTACCTATCGATATTCGATAGAGTGAGAGTGTAATAGTGCGCAATTCAAAAGGCGCAAATTCAATTCAATTCGGCATAAAAAGCCTGCAAATGCAAGGGAAAAGGCATGAAACGGCCTGCATTTACGCAATATCGGGCTATTCAATATAGGAGGGTGTATATATGGGGTGTGCTATCCAGTATATGGAGCGCAAGGGTGCTAATGGGGGTATGAATTACGGGGGCTATATGGTCAATGATGGGGTGAATAACCTTGTCTTTGTATCATGTGGCACTAAGGGGAATACCCGCCCTCTATTCACCTACCTAGGTAATGGGGACTACCTAAAGGGTAAGGCTGTATATGAGGGAATGGCATTCATCATGCCGGATATCCTCTTGAGTGCAGCTCAGTACAATACTCTCTATGCCTCTATGGATGATAGTAAGACTAGGTCATTCAAAGGGGAATGAGTGTGAAGAAAACCCGCGCGATATTCGGCGTGAAAAGGTAGACCATTATAGAGAGGTTGCCTCATTCACTGCCCGAACAGTCTCTATTGCGGGAATTGTAGGAACGGCAACGATTGGAGCCCTTATCGCAATTGGGCTATTCATTTTCGTTGTCGGTGGAATTGTTTTCCATCTGCTTTCCAGCGTGTAAAAAAAGAATTCTTTTCGGGTGGGCCTATTCAATTTGAATGGGTCCCCCGGAATTCTTTTTCAGGAATTCGCTTTGCAGTTTATGGGCGCACTAATTGCAAATGCAAATTCTAATTGCCGGCCTATAT